GTATATGTCACAGTGATGACTGGAAATTATCTTGAGTCTCCAGCCTTTCAATGGAGTGCACATTCATATCTTAGCTGGTCTGTCTAAATGACGAGCTTCTCTCCTCCTACGGGCCGATTTATTCATAACGAATCATTTAGACTGTTGCCTAATCACGGCTCTGCCCAGTCTCCAGTTAGCGGAGATTTATACGTTACAGATACAAAGAACACTTACTTTGGCGGAACATATCCAGCATTAAGTTTCGATAATACATTAGAGTTATCTGTTGATTTAATTTGGACTTCTCCATGTGGCTCTGCTTTAGATTGCGCCGAGCCTGCGGCACTATGAGCGCTCTCAAACTAAAAGGACAGTTTACAATTCAAACTTATGGACCAGATGGGTTTGAAAAGTCGAAGAAGGTTATCCCGAACTTTATAACCTCGACAGGCCTTTCGTTTCCATACTCCATTCCTCTCGGAGAGTGTTTTAAGCAACTTACTATTGGTTCTGGTATCGGCATTAACACGGTTTTGACTACAGGAATGGAGTCTGGCAATATAGACTATGCGAATCTTGTTAATTACGTCTCTGATGCGTGCGGAACTATTAACACTAACTCTGGAGTAAGCCTATTTAGGGCGTGGAGGATACCTTTCGGAGAGAGCGTCGTTAATGACTATCCATTATCCATTGCTGAACTGGGTGTCCACCCAACTGATTTGGGAGTAAGTTCTAGTGGGTATCTGTTTTCAAGAGTCCTTCCTAATGTAGTTATCGACACGGGTGATTATTCAGTAATAACATACAGTCTTAACATCGGCCTTCCTACAGGGATAAAGTCTTTTTATGGGATTATTAACTCATCTCTGGTTAATACCTCCGATAGTCCAGTGTGCAGATATTGGAATAGAATTTCTGGTCGATACTCTGTTATACATCATGGGCTTAATACTATTGGCGTGGACGGACTGATACGAGAAGAATCTTTCAAATCACCGCTAGAGCCTTCTAATAGGTCAACTTCCGCATTAAAGGCGTATCTATCGACAGATAATAAACAATTTATTGTAAATAGTTATTCGGGCGGCGCTATAGATACTGCGTCTTTCCAGCCTTATACCGCAGAGGGACTTCCGTTTGGGACTGGATTATGTTCATATCATAGGGAGATTGCTGGGGGACTAGAGACACGATTAGTGGATATCAGGAAAGGAACATTTAAAATTCCATTAAACACTGATTTCCGCCTAGAAGGAGATTCGAGTTCCGAAGTGAAAGTCAACAGTTTAACGACTATCACACAGGATTCTTATATCGCGACCGGAAGAACTCGTTCTTTAGTAAGGCTATTTAGTTGGCCTAATGCGCAAAATCTCTTTGAAGACGTGAGCGGAAATCCGAATAAGATAAAGTCTTTAGTCTTGTCTCAGTCTGTTTACGGAAGTCATTATCCATATTGCGACGTAATCTTTTCTACCTCTGGAGCTTCTGAGCTAAATTATAGTGTTGATACAGATAATCATACGTATGACCCCAATAGTTTAACTGGTAATTACGCTTTTATCGACCCATTTGATAATCTAAGTTTATCTTTTAGACTCTCTTGGGGTTCTGATTGCCCAGATTCGGTTTCTGGATGCCCCGGATATACCCCATAGTGAATAATATTCACGGATTGCTACTTTAGATGTAAACACTTCTATGGACCTAGAGAAATTGCTAAGAATGTCATTTAGTTCGATTGTTAAACCACTCGTCTCAGCAGAGAAAGACAAGTATCTGGCGGTGGCCTCCAGCGCGACATTAGCTAAGTTTCTCCCAAAGGTTAATTCCATTGACCTTCTTCCTATTGCGTTTGACGCCTGTGTCGTAAATAGAGGAAATAAAAATGGAGACGTTCTCGGTTCCGAACAGGCTGTAGCGTCTTACAAGGGATTTCTTAATAAACCTATCAATTTCGAGCATGATAGGGAAAAAATCGTTGGCGTCATACTGACTTCTGGCTTTACCAAGTTTGGCACGGATGAGCCTATGGATGAGGCTGCGGCAGCTATCGCCAAAGAGCCATATAATATCGTATTAGGCGGCGTTTTCTGGAAGATAGCGGACCCCAAACTCGCTGGAGTTATTGAAGATTCTAGCGACCCGACATCTCTTAATTTCAATTCCGTCTCTGCTAGTTGGGAACTTGGCTTCACTAATTATAAGATTGCTAAAATATCGACAGGCGACAAAAATCTTGAAGATGCCGAAATCATTGACGATATAAATATGATTGCGTCGCTTGCGAGTACTCTAAAAGGCCTTGGCGGAACAGGTTCGGATGGGAAATTTGATTATTATCGTATGCCCATCGGCGCGGTAGTCCCATTAGGAATCGGACTCACAGCTTCTCCCGCAGCAGAAGTTCGTGGCATAACCACGCCGAAGACGAATCAAAATAAAGAAATTGCTGCTGGATTTATTCCTTTCACGAAAAAAGACGTAACTCCTAGTGATGAAAAGGATAAGGCGGGTAAATCAGAGCCAGATGAACCGAAGAAAGACACTGAGGATACTGCGGACAAAAACAGTGAAGACGAAACGTGCTCTGATTGTAAAGATGGTAAAATGAAAATGATGAGTGGCAAGCGTATGTGCGCTAAATGCGGGAAAGAAGGTAAAGCTAAAAATTTTATTTCCCAAACGTCCAAATCTCATGTAATAAAAACTGAAGTACCTAACACCATGAAAATCTCGAAGATTTCCGATATCACCGACGAAAGTTTGAAGCAGCTTACCGCTTCCGCCATTACCGATTTTATGACCGATGCCGACAAGGCATGGCAGGAATCAAAGACGAAAGACGAAGCCACTGTTAAGGCTTTGCAGGATGAGATTAATGCGTTGAAAGCTTCGGCAGAGACGATTAAAGCGGATTTGGCCGTGGCAGTTAATACTATCAAAATTGCCGATAAGGAAAAAGCTGACGCTGTTGCCTTGGCCTCGTTCAATAAGCACATGGCTGCACTAGACGAGAAGTTCAGTCTCACTGATGGCGCTCGCAAAGTTTTTGTCGAAGACATTAAAGCCGCGAATACCGATGAACTTTTTGCGGCATGGATGACTAAGATGCACGACGTTTTAGTTCCATTCGCAATCGTCGCTAATACCCCTGCCGCTGGAAAACAAGGCGTCGTGGACAATGCTCTCGATAATGCTACCAAGATTACAGCAGGCATCCCTAACGCAGCCGATTCAGGCAAAAAAAATAAATGGGCAGAAGTTCTCAAAGCAGGTACTTTCAGTGTAAAATAAATAAACCGATAACAATTTAAAAAAAATAAATTATGCCTACCCTTAACCCATATCGTAACTACAACGAAAAAGATGTCATTAATCTTTACGCGTTTTCTGGAGCGCTCCCTGTCAACAAGGGTACGCTGGTCCAAATTCAAGGCTCGGGTTTCGTGCCATCGCAAGACCCCGTGGAAATGCTCGGCTCGCCGGGTGCGTCTTACGCGAACACGGTTTCGCAGCGTTACGGCGTGACTCCTAAAGTCTCGATTTGCGGCACTGGATGTGCAACCCCGCTCGGCATTACCCTACTCGATATCAAGGAGACAGACGAGAATGGCGAACTGCTTAAGTTCAATCCCCGTAAAGCTGCCGAACTCGAAGCGGTTGTCTCTGGACAGGCCGTTCCGATTGTCCGCAGAGGGACTTTCCACTACAGCGGTATTACCGGGACTCCCGTCGCTGGAGGTAAATTGTATGTCGGAGTTAACGGAACCATTGACTGTCTCGCGCAGATTGCGTCGGCTCAGGTCGGTATCGCACTCGGAGCGAAGGACGCTTCTGGATTTACGGTTGTCCTGCTTGACATCGCCTAAACCATTAACAACACTTTAAATAAAACTTTAAAATAATAACTAAATGAAAACACGTTTCACACTTGACGGGACCGCAGAACAAAACGAACTCGTTCGCGCAATTGGCTCGAAGAATGTTCAGGTTTCAATCGAAGCACAGCAAGCGTTGGCTGCTGCCGCAGGTCCGGTAATCCAGAAACTCCTTTTGACGAAGGGAACTGTTTCGGCGATTTACACTGACATGCCATATAATGAAGACGATGCGCCTTCATTCCCGCTTGATTTGTACTACGGCACTGCCGATGGACTCATCACGGTTTACTCGCAAAGCAGCAACGGAGGTCTGGCATCTAGTCAGGTTACTGGTAACAGTGAGATGAAGTTTATGACCTATACGCTTGACAGCGCAGTGTCTTTCAATAAGCGTTACGCTCGTAAGTCTCGTCTCGACGTTGTCGGTGGAGCGATTGAGCATATTATTAACGAAGTTCTCATCCGTCAGGAGAAAATGGGATGGAGCGTTATCCTTAAGGCTGGAGCGGAAGCTTCTACGACCCCGAAGGGTGGCTCGGCGCTTAAGCACGTTATTCGCTCTGCGACTGCTGGTGTTTTCGGAGTGGACGACTTGAGCAGTTTGATTACTCGCCATGTGCGCTTAAATGAGTCTTATTCAGGTAACACCCCAGAGGGCGTTTACTCGAACGGACCTACTGACCTCTACGTTTCTCCTGAAATTAAAGCTCAGATTCGCGCATTCGCTTACAATCCGATGAATACCCGTGCGGGCGTTCTTAGCGGAACGAGCGGCGCTGGTTATACGTCGTCGGTAGTCGCCCTTCCAGAAGCGATGCGCGAAGAAATTTATCGCAACGCAGGTATGCAGAATATCTTCGGTGTGAATATCGTTCAGTTGGTTGAGTTCGGCCTCGGTAAGAAGTACAACACCCTGTTCGATTACTACGCTAACCTTGGTTCTTATACCTATACGACGGGTGCTGGCACCGGCAGTGCGGCATTCGCTGGTGCGACGACTGAGATTGCCTTGGCGATTGATAATAGTCGCGGCGCGTATCTCCGACCTATCGCTCGCGGAACAGAGAATGGTGGCTCGACCTTCACTCTCCTTCCTGACGACCAATGGAACTTGGCTCGCTTGGACAAGGCTGGGTTCTTCGGTAGTCTCGAAGAAGGCCGCGTCTGTCTTGACTCTCGTTCTACAAGCGGTCTTATCGTATAAGACTTTCGCTCTTTCCGGTTTCAATAGCCCGCATTATGCGGGCTTTTTTGTGCCCAAATATAATAAGTATAACATCTACTACTGAATCTCGTATTATAGATAATATGGCTAAAAAACTTAAACCAGCATTAATTGAAATTAATGGGCGTGAGGATACGAAAACGGTTTTCACGACGCTCGACCAAGTTTGGGGAAAAGATATCTCTGAAAGGTATGGAACCCTAGATGAATCTGTATATCGGGACAGGCTAAATGAGATGGGTCGGACAGAGTTATGGCAGCATTGTACCAAAATCGGCCTTCCTCCTCACGATAACATCGGCGGACTAAAACAAAAACTACTTGCAACTTTTAGGCAATATCTCTCTGAGCATTCCGCTGGTCAGGTTAAGCAACAGGTTCCCGACTCAGATATCCCTGACCATATAAGAAAGATTTTGCAGAACTAGTGTAATAAGAGTTACCTTTTTCGGGTAACTTATGTTGAGCCAAAGTTTAATACAGCTTCCACAAGTACGTAAAGCTGATTTTTCCGGCTACGTTATAGAGATTGTCGCGCCCTTACTGTCTCTTGCCACAGGCAGCGGTCTGGCTGTAAACGGACTAAATGGGCAGTTCCAATTTAAATCTGGACTATTTCTTTACGGTTCCAGTTTCGGAGAATATGGTGGAAAAATAGGGTATGGGACCACTAATCCAATTTATGATTTTCATATATCTGGAAAGAATCTGAGGGTGGACGGGACTGGTTTTTTCGATTCGTTGTTTTTAGCCGACTCTCATGTAGCCACAGAATACGTATTGGGAGTCACAGGGATTTATCTTAATAATTTAATCTCTAACCAAAGCTCGTATAATCTTACAACATTTTATCTTAAATCTAATCCATCTGGATATATCTCCTCATCGCAGACTGGCGATTTAATTGGGTCTGGATTCGCTGAATCAAGATACTATTTGCGGTCAAATCCTAGTGGATATATAACAGGACTAGATTCTTCGACTTATATTACGACAGGTCAAACTGGAGTTTTCGCTTCTACAGCATGGACTGACTCGCATTACTATCCAAGAACCAATCCTAGCGGATACGTAAAATCTTCCGAGACGGGAATTCTTTTGAATCGCGGAGAGACTGGCAATTTCGCATCAACAGGATGGAGTTATCAGGCGTTTTATCCGCTCTCAAATCCAAGTGGATATGGTTCTGCGACGAATCATACATTAAGAACTATAACTGGTAACTATACAGCAGTTTTGGGAGACGAGATAATTATTTTTAATAGAACCAACTCTATCACTGGAATTTTGCCGATAGCGTCAGGAGCAGGTAAAGGATATATTTTTAAAAATATAAACTCAGGGATAGCAACAATCACTGGAAATGGTTCTGACACAATCGACGGCGAATTTTCACAGAGCCTTAATCAATGGGATGCTTTTTTTATTATTGATTATGCGGCTAACAAATGGATAATAGTGTAAGAACTGTAAATATAGGATACTATGTCGTATTTTTCAACAAATAGATTTTCAGTAAAAGCACTTATCGTCAGTGGGCAAGAGGTTACTACTACTGGCGACAATCTTTATGTAAATCAGGCTCCTCTATATCCAGCAACGAATCCTAGTGGATACGTGCGGACTTCAGAAACGGGAGTTCTTCTAAACCGCAGTGAAACGGGAGTTTTCTATCCGCTCACGAATCCTAGTGGATACGTGCGGACTTCAGAAACGGGAGTTCTTCTAAACCGCAGTGAAACGGGAGTTTTCTATCCGCTCACGAATCCTAGTGGATACGTGCGGACTTCAGAAACGGGAGTTCTTCTAAACCGCAGTGAAACGGGAGTTTTCTATCCGCTCACGAATCCTAGTGGATACGTCTCTGGAGAGTTCTATACGAAGAACGAAATTAACCAGTTAATTGTCTATCAGAACCCATACTTCTTCAAGACCGGAACGTCTAACGTCTCAGGCTTCGGGATAATGTCCATAGACTATAACCCGGTGTCTCAGTCAAGAACGGGGACGTTCACCAACGTAACTAACAATCAATTTCTAACCGGTTTCATAACGAATAGCGGATTTCCAGGATTTAGCGGCTTCATTAAAGGACAAAACGTCGCCTCTATTCACGCCTATAAAGGAAATGCGAACCAGAAAGTATGTTCCCTCTATTATAAACTTTATACTTACTCTTCGGGCGGACAGGCCACGCTAGTAGATGCTAATACCCTATCTGACGACTTATCTATAATAGAAAAACACATTTACGCATATAGTTTCATCTCTGGATTTACTCTTTTACCGTCTGATAGACTAATTACGACTTGGCACGCGACAGTCGTTGCTGGAGGAGGCCAACCTCCAGATATTAGTTTAGTCGTGAACGGAAATACGGCTGCGGCAGAAATTCTACCAAGCAATTCAGATGTGGTATTGAGTAACTACTATCTCAATTCAAATCCATCTGGATTCGCAAGTCAGTCGTGGATTGACCAGTATTATTATCCAAGGACCAACCCAAGTGGATATGGCGCAGGAGGCGGTGGTGGAGCGACTGGAGCGACTGGAGCGACGGGAGCAACTGGAGCAACGGGAGCAACGGGAGAGATGGGGCCGAGTGGGATTTGCGAGCAAGTGTTTTCTAAACCAGCCGGGGTAAGTTCTTGGGCATATCAGTATCAGATTTCGACTGGAGATATGGGAACGACAGTCCTTACTGATATAGGAGAATCTGATTTGGTCGTATTGAAATTACCTTTGCTATCTGAAGCTTCTGGCAATGGGGGAATAATTAGGGTTAGAGCGTCGCGTTCTCCATCGTCAACGTCAGATTACGCAAATATGATAGCTATTTATTCTAACGACAGTGATGGATGGCCGCTTATGGATATTGGCGCGACACAGAAATACTCACTTTACTCTAGTTCAAAGGGGGATTATTTGGAAATAATTCCTATTTATGAGAGTGGAGTAAATCGCTGGGCTGTATTAAATTATATGGGATATTGGGAGGATAGAGACTAATGAATCAACTAGACTTACTTAATGGATGGATGGCGACGACTTTCGGCCCTTTAAGCACCGCTTTTAGCGGAAAAAAAATGGCCAAACTTATCGGTCTGAATTGTAGAGAGTCGCACGACGCTGGAACTGCCTATAACCTTAAAGATATAGTATTTTATGGTTCTTCTTGGTGGGTGTGGATTAGTACAGAACCCGGAAATGACTCTCCGCCGTCAGAAGGAGGAAATTGGACTAATCTGAATAACTACGCCGTTCCTTCCGGTCCGACTGGAGATACTGGGGCTGTTGGAGCAACCGGAGTCACTGGCGCGACCGGAGTTACCGGGGCCACCGGAGCAACCGGCCCGACTGGAACTACCGGAGCAACTGGGGCGACTGGAGCAACCGGAGTCACGGGCGCGACCGGAGTTACTGGGGCCACCGGGGCCACCGGAGCAACCGGCCCGACTGGAACTACCGGAGCAACTGGCGCGACCGGAGTTACTGGCGCGACTGGAGCTACCGGCGCGACTGGAACTGCCCACACTGCGCCTAATACCGTAACTATCTCTGGCGACCAATCGGTCATTAACGAAAGTAATATCGTCTTGGTCTGTACAGCCATTGGGGAAGGCACTTTTGCTTATCAGTGGAAGTTCGAGGGTTCAGATATCGGTACTGATACTGATACCTTGACGTTTGCTGCTGGGATTATTGATTCTGGAAATTATACTTGCGTCGTTTCTAGCGAATATGGTAGCGCAACTAGTAGCAACTACGCTGTCGTCGTTCAGGACGCGCCAACTATTTCTACGGAGACACCGCCAAGCACGACTCCTACCCTAAATGCCTCAATTCAATTCGCCATCACCGCTGCTGGAACGTCGCTTACATATCAATGGCAAAAATACGTATCCGGTAGTTGGACTGACATTTCTAATGGCGGCACGACCTCTGGAGTTACAACTAACACGCTAACAATTCAAGCCACAACAGCTTCTGACGGAGTATATCGCTGTGTCGTTTCTAACTTAGTCGGGACAGTCTATTCGTCAGATATGAATATCTACCTGTCTCCTCCGACCATAAGTGTCCAGCCCGTCTCGGCAGACGAGTCTGGAATTACCACTTTGACCGCTACCGGACATGGGACTATTACTTACCAGTGGTATTATGGAGCAATAAATCTCTCTACTACCGGCGGTGCTCAAACTGATACGCTTGATATCGGGGCCAGCTTATCAGTGATTGAACTCTGGCGCGGCCATAAATTCAGATGCAAAGTCTCAAATGCCTATGGGTCAGTCTATTCTAATTTAGTAGGATGTTCTCCATTTCAATATGGGTCATGCACTCTTGGAAATAATGGAGGCGCAGTTGCCGCTGTGGATTCTTGGATACTCACGGCGAATCTCGTAGGCCCACCAGACACTATTTATACGTGGACTCACGACGGAAATCCTATAGGTGCAGGAATGGTAGATGTTTTTGGGATGTCGCTTCCTAAATTAGACATAAGGAATAGGCAGTTATCTGACGCTGGAATTTATGTATGTATCGCGACAAATCCTTTTGGAGAGGTCGTCTCTTCCGAGATGGATACCTCTGTCGCTAGCTCATCTAATAGACGCAGTTCTCCTAACTCGCCAATTAATATCTTCAATAATGAGTCATTCTCGGTATCTATGGAGATGCTTCGTGTAGGGACTTACAACTCTAATATTTGGTGGAGAGCGGATGACGCACTGGTCCCTTATGTTGATGCCACTCCCGTATGGAGCGATGTCCAAAGTCCATCCACCTACATAACGCAACATTATGGAGCTTCAGAAGGTTATACTGGGATACCTGAGTCTTGGAAGCAAATGACTCTAAATCTAAGCGGACAAATTCTAGCGCCTTTAACTACTTGGAAGTTCGAGACGCGTATTCAGACGCATTATACCCCAGATGAACAGACTGACCCTTGGACAGCGACGGGAGATGGCACTTCAGCGACGCTAAATACGATAAATGTGGCGGTTATTGCTCCAGCAGGAATTACGAGTTCTCCCCCAACCGGAGTTATCGTGGCGCTTGGGCAGGAAATTGACATATCCGTTACCGCCTCGGGTGATAATATCTCTTACGCATGGTACCAAGGGGGGACTAGGATGATGAGTTGCGACTCAGAGACGTTCCATAGGAACAATGCTTCCCCAATTGATTCTGGTATTTATGTCGCGAAAGTAGGCAATAGAAGTTACGAAACCGACATCGTAGATACATCTACTGACTGTTTGATTAACGTCGTGGGTATTATTAGTTTAGATGTGCCGTCTGAAATATGCGCGGTGGATGTCTTATCCCCGACTTATTGCGGCACAAATGTAGAGTTCGCCCTCGTCGTTAATGATTCGGTAGGCTCTTATCAGAATTCAGAGAATTTTACTTTTGGAGAGCATTTCGGAGATACCCTTAAAATCCGTATTCGCAGCAAAGCTGACAATGCTGTCTATTATGACTATGGGCCTTTTTCTGTCAGTACCCAAATATTTAAATGGAAGGTGACTTATTGCGGAGGGACCGAAGATGACGGATTTGTTACTCTTAACCAGTTATTTGCCAATGGTGCTAACGTCAGTTATAGTCAAACCTATAATAGCATTGTTAATGTGAGAACTCTACCCACCGCCACGTCTGTCGGAGAGACGGTCACTCATACTCCAATCGCCAACTTCGGAGCGCCGGGTTCTCATGGAGTTAGCTTCGTTTCAGTGTAATATTACGTATGACAACTTCAGGATTAGCCCTAGAGATATACACAAATATCGGTTCGCCTACGGACTTGTCTGAGGCGGCGGTGCAGTACTGGGTGCGGACCAACATAGTCGGCCTGAATGCCAAGACTTTTTCTAATTTTTCATTAGTGAGCGGCGCTTCTAATGGGGAGCAGATTGTAAATATAGATGACGTTCCTATTGAAAGTGGCTGCCAATGGGCGGTATATAAAAAAATGTATGAGGTATATCGTTGGGATACTGTAATTAGACAGAAGCTCACGTCATTAGACTCGGACTCGCTGCTCGAAGTAACCGATAACGGAAGCACAATCGTCCGCGTTAATAAAAATGAGGTCATCAAAGTTCTCAAGGATATGAAGAATCAAGACGTAGCTGAATTGAACTTCCTAATTGAAGACTGCAATAGCGGGCGCGGAGGGCCGGGGGCTGTACATGGAGACGATACTGTTCCTGCTTACTATACCAATAATAATTAATGAGCCTACTCCTTTCAGATACAGAGATGGCGCTATGTACTGGCATAATGAGAAGTATGTTCGATACTTTTTGCTTGCCTATCACAGTGCATAAAACGCCGCTTAAATTGGCCTGTTCTATCGGTTCTGGAGATGTAACTTTTGGATACTCTAACAGTCATCCGATAGATGATTTTACTTATGTCCCAGTGAATACCGTATTTTCGGGTACGTTCTCTACGCCAAAATTAGCAGATGGACCAATAGAACGAAATTTGAATGTCCATTACGCTAGCGCGAGTACTCAAATAAAAGTGCGTTCTGACTGTTACCAATACATCACAGAGGGAACTACAGAAAAAATATCAGTGGCAGATTCGGATTGGAAGATAAAAGGGCAAGGAGTGAAAAACTACTTTCTGACGGATGAATACTACGTCTTTGACTTAGAACAGGTGCAATAATGAGTGCTGTTATAGATTTTGGCTCAATCACTGAGACTATATTTGCGAGTAGAGACTATAAGCTGAAAAGCCTTGAGCTAGCCGAAAGATACGTAAAAAGGACTTTATCTTCTCAAAAAAGAGACTTGTTGGAGGCTTTCGATAATCACTTAATAACTCAGGAAATAGAAAATCCGGGTTCTGGCAATATCTCTGGGACATTAGGAGGGTATGGTAATCTATTTTCATTCATTGGTTTTAATGAGGGGGATAAACCGACTGAAAGACTAAGAGAACTTCTTGAGTCTATATCATATATTGAACCGAAATATGTCGATAATAAATGGGTCTTCGTTATACCGCTTCCAGATAGAAAGTCTATTATATCAGCGACTCCTTTCGAGTGGCAACAGGGCGCGGGTTGGGCGATAGAAGTGGAGAAGGGGATATCTGGTTTAGGACACTTTTTAGCTATTAAAAGACTCGGTCGTTCTGGAGGCGGTATTGAGGTAGAGGCTGTGCTCAGAAAAACCTCTGAATCCACAAGAATGCAATATATAACCCCGATGCTGGAGCGTTTCCGTGTAAACTTTGAGAGAATACGCTTATAATGAAACGTCAACATGACCATCAAGTTTTGTCGAGTTTGGCATTATTCCTAGACAATAGGATATTGACCAGCGGAGAGGCGTTTTTTAATTATCAGTCTCGATTTTATCCGGCGACCAGTCAATATGTAGGGCGGCGCACATACTCTCTGCCATTTAAGCAATTAGTTAATGATGCGTCTGTATCTGGCGCTACGGTAATGACTTCGGTCCAAATATCGGGTATTCCCGTTACTGTAGGGACGAGCGGCCTACTTTCCATAAATCATTATCAGGGGACAGTCGATTTCGACGCATCATATCCGAATTATCCAGCTTCGTCAATGAGCGGCACATTTTCCGTAAAAGAAATTAATATTTATACAACCTCTGATAACGACGAAAAACTGCTTTTCTATACTAAATTTCAGAAGAATCCGCAGACCCCTCAGACGGTAACTGGTTTGGCGACGAACTCATATACATTACCTGCGATTTTTCTCAAAAAACGTGGAGGAGAGAATAAGCCGTTCTCTTTGGGTGCGGTTGACGAAGCAGTAGTGGATATTAGAGCTTTCGTTATAACAGATAACGACTACCTGAGAGACGGGGTGGTTTCCATATTAAAAGACACCCATTTTAGGAGATTCTCGTTTATTTCTCCACCATTTGACGCCGAGCAGGCGTATATAGGCACGTCGTATAATTACTCTGGATTAGCGACAGCCGCCTCTGGCACGTACTTAGGTCCATTAATTCAGGGAGTCCAAGAATCGCGCTTATCTAGGAATTTTAGCGAGAGTTCCTTGGACGATTTAAAGATAACAGTCGTAGATTTCGAGATTTCTCAAGTTAGAGCGCACTAAATAGTTCCCATTGTCTGTCTTTGTCTGTATATATTTTTAGATAAAATAACCCTTTAAACCTATGCCAGCACGAACACTATACGCATCGCAACTTTGCACGATTAAGAATAACGCCGGAACAACAAAGAGTTTTCCGGTTCAAAGCGCTAACTGCGAGACTTCTATCCCTATTGAAGACATCTCGATTCTCGGAAAGCTCGGTTCAGCCGGACGATTTCAGAAAGAGGTAGCTACTTGCAAGTCTGACGTTAAGATTTATCTAGGAAATGATAGTGGAGACGCTAATTCTGTATTAGGAAGTTTTCTAAGCCTTTTGACAGGAGAAGCTCTCGCCGGTGGAGTCAGCACGGTCAAAGTCACTCCAAACGGCTATACAATGAGCGGAATTGTGTCTAAGATTGGTATTGATATGTCCAAAGGCAACTTCGCGATGCTCGACCTGAGTTTCGCTGGTGTCGGTGAGCCTGATTATGATGCCCAGTTGTCTAGTATCGGTGGTGCTGGAACGCAGCCGGGTGCCGCAGTCGCCGTGTCACCTATTACGACGGGTGTGCGTCTTTACGCTCAGACCTCAGATTCTAACTATAATAATAGCTGCCCGAACTCGGTAAAGTTCAATATGGACATACCGAACGAAGTCGTTAGTTGCTTGGGCGGTGTTCTTAGCGGTTCGCAAGTAGCTGTAGCTAGCGCCCATGTTCAAGTAGGTAAACCTCCGTTCAAGGGTACGATTGTCGTTGAGGGAACCTCTGCCGAAAGCGTAAGGAAGGTCGTATTCGGAGAAGTAAACGACGTTATTACAGTAGTATTCAACGACGGCATTGTCACTTCCAAATCTTTCAATCAGGCCGCTGGAAATGTCGGCGCGACCTACAACTTCACCGTCGAAGGCACGGATATCGTTATCAGCTAGTCTGCTCTCTAACATAGGAGCCAACCCGCGATTCCCTTCGCGGGTTTTTTCGTGTAAACCCATGTAGGAATATGGAACACGTTTCTTTAGAGGCTCAGGGTATCAATAATCGTGACTTAGTTAATCAACTAATTCAATCAAATATCACTCGGCTTTTCAAAGCCGAACTCGCCATCTTCGAGTCCTACCAAGGTAAGGTCATCACGCCGCATGACTTAGAACTAATCCGCAAGCAGACTTTAGACGCAGGTAACGACACGATTAGAGAAATTCATGCCCTAATTGACGTGTTCGATTTCTATCTAAACTCATCCCGACTTGCCGCCGTCAAACAGACAAGAAAAACAGTAAAAAAGATTGTTGTTGGCAGCATAGCTTCGGTAGGATAACATATCTATGGATACTTTATTTGACATTTCTGTTCTAAAAGAGGTCGAGGAAAATGTTTCTTCTCAAAAAGAAATTGAAGGAAAGAGCGTAACGGTTATTGAGAAGGTAAAAAAGCTCAAGCCGATTAAATTAAGTCTTTTGAAGCCCGGTCGTCGCGTGGCAGAGGGCGCGGAAATCTTCTATGCGAAGACTATCGCGGAATACATGAAGAACGGCCTTCTTAGCCTGCACATGCTCGCAAAACGATACGATAACGACGGCGGGCCATTCAATGAAGCCGAATCGAAAGTCATCACGAGTCTTAACGAACAAAAGACCGCCGCTATTAGAAGATACTGGGAGACTTCGAGTAAAACTGTCAAGACCGACGATGACACCGCTTCTGAAAACGAAGCCCTCCGTGTCATCACTCGCGTTCAAAGAGATATCGACGCGATACAAAATCCGTATATAAATATTTACAATCAAACCGCTGAATTTAAAGCGCGAAATAAGGCCGTGAATTGGTGGCTTATTCATCTTTCTCTCATTGAGGACTCGACCGGCAAAATGGTTAGGCTGTTCCCCGGAAAAGATATCTTCAAAGACGAAGAACTTGAAGTTCAACTTGATAAGTCTGCTGAAATTAGCGAGGGCAAGGACTTGGCTATGCGTGAGGCCATTCGCAAGTTGACATACTTCGTAAGCTGTTGGGCTGGCGGAGCCGTCTTCAAGGCTGTTGACGATAAACCTGAGTCTGTGGCTGCGGCAGAAAAGGTTATGAAGTCTGCGCTAGAGAACTACGACCTCGAATTTCCAGATTATCCATTCAGGGACTCTTTGACGAATAATGAAAGTCCTACAGCAGTATGAGTTTCTAAAGACTATATACGCTGACGTAATTACTGGGCGTTCTCGGTGCGAAAAGTATTCGTGTTTCGTTAAGCATCTAACCGAGCTAGACTATGCAGAGCTAATCCGCTCTAAACGTCAGTATATTCAAGAATTAAAAAGACAGGGCGTCCCATCTGAGGCAGAAAGGCTCTCATCTTTAAAAGAACAGGGTCTATGGACGGATAAAGACGAAGACGACCTACGCACTCTTCGCCTCGTTATTAGCGACAATACTAAATTAGTTGAGCGCATAATGGTTCCAAGTCAACGCGCTCCTATAGAATCCATCATCTCTCAAAAACGCTTAGAGCTATCCTCCATGAGCGAAAAGAGAGCGGAACTTATCCAATCTACAGTAGAGCAGCATGGCACAAGGCATTACGCGGCGCTTTTCCCAAAGATGTCGATGTTCAAGGATGCGGCACTCTCTATACCAAGATTTAGCGCAGAAGAGTATGACGAAATGGACGATTCGGACCTCGTGGAGATACATTCTGAATACTCTTTAGCAGTGCAAGACTATAGCGAATACAATTTTCGCGCCTTAGCTTGTATGCCTTTTGTTTTAAATCAGATATCCTCCTGTAAAAAGAATTTATATAATTACTTGGGTAAACCCATAGTGAACTTCACGATTTATCAACAAGATATACTTAATAGAACCCTTCGTAATTTAAGCGTTATAGAGAACTCTGAATCGGAACCTATTGAGATAGAGGAAGAGACAGTTTTACAAGACGTTATAGATTGGTATGATTTGAATTTCTCAATTCTCCTTTCTAAGAGGCAATCCTCATCCCAAGATACAGGGGTAAAAACTAGTAAAAACTACGTAAATAATAAAAAATAAGTGTAAATACTCGATAGGAACTGGTTGTTTATGTCTCAAATCGTATTAACAGTTGGCGGAAATACGGCGTCGTTATCACAGTCTATTAACTCGGCTGTTAATCGACCGTGGAATATTGGGCAGCTTAACACTCGCGGCTTCTCTCAGCCTCTAGGTAAAATTACTGGACAGGCGTCCGAGTTCTCCAAATCTCTCGAAGCCGCTAACGCCCGTGTTATCGCGTTCGGAGCGTCCGCCTTGGCGATTGCTCTCGTAAAGACTGCTCTTGACGGAGTTATCGGCTCGACCGTCCAAGTAGAAGCTAGCATGGCTGGCATTAATAGCGTACTCGGACTAACAACCAGTCAATTAGGCAAATTCTCTAGCGACCTTTTTCTTGCCGCCTCACAAGCAGGCGTCTCTTTCAAGGATGCCGCCGCCGCTGCGATGGAGTTTTCTCGTCAGGGCTTATCTGCCGAAGAGACTATTAAGAGAACCTCATCGGCCTTAATCCTTGCCCGCTTATCTGGAATGAACTTCACCGTAGCAGTGACGGATATTACCGCCGCACTCAACTCATTCAATAAGGAAGCTTTAACGTCGGAGGAGATTGTCAACAGAATGGCTGCTGTCGATGCTCGCTTTGCCGTTTCCGCAGCAGATTTGGCAGAGGGTATTAAGCGTGTCGGCGCTAGCGCTTCCGACGCAAATGTCACCTTTAATCAGATGTTGGCGCTTATTACGAGTGTTCAGCAGAGCACGGCGCGAGGTGGTGCTGTTATCGGTAACGCGTTCAAGACAATTTTCACGAGAATGGGTCGTCCAGAAGTCCTTCAGCAATTGGAGAGTCTTGGGGTCCAGACGAGAACTGCTGCTGGGGAAATACGCCCGCTAGTTGACATTTTAAAGAATCTCGCTCAAAGATATGACTTGCTAGGCCCATCTCAAAGGTCAATGACGGCTGAGTTACTGGGCGGCGTTTATCAGATTAACATTTTAAAAGCAGCAATGCGCGATTTGGGACAGGGAACCTCCGTTTTTGACGGAGCTTTGAAAGCTGCTGGTCAAAGTTCTGGAGAAGCAAACCGCCGTATCGAAGAACTCAACAATACAGTTTCTGGTAAATTAACCCAAACGATGAACTCCTTTATGGAGATGTCGTCTAAATTTGGTAGTTTAACAATTGCTCCAGTGATGAAATCGGGTCTGGATTTCGGAAAATGGGCGGCAGAGAATCTCTCGGGACAAATCGACGGAGATGGAATCGGAGAAAAAATTGGAGAGGGTTTACTAAAAGGAATCGGAAATATCCTTAGCGGACCCGGCGTACAAATCGCGACGTTTGCTATTCTGAAATTGTTTGGAAGATTGGTCCAGTTCGGAACGGTAGCTACTAGAGAGTTCTTCCAAATAACTACTGAAGCTAGCAGGCTACAAGCTATTGAGCAGTCCACCTCCGCCTTCTTGTCTAAACAGCCGGACTTACTAGAAGAAATTAGGGCGGGACGATTAACCATTGTGGACGCGGCTCGTAGATACACTCACGAGCTAGCAAGCCAAAACGAGGCTACATTAGTTCTGAAGAGGAACTCACTAGATTTAGCGAAAATACTCCAGACTCCGCCAAGAGGCATTGGTGGTCAGCCGATATTCCCACAAGTTAGGGCGACAATGGCAACTGTCGCTCATGGATGGGTTCCTAATTTTAACATAATGCAACGTGAAGAGGCCGAGGCCCGCTCCTTGGGCGCTTCTAGCGGGGTCCGCGCACATACTTCTCGTGGTACTATCGGCGGCAAGCGTTTCGTGATGAATAATCAGGAGACAGAGATTCCTAATTTTGGTCGAAATGGAGACTCGGCAGTCATACCGCATTACGCTGGAGGCAATCTGCCAGATAAGAAATATCGCTACCACGTTTTAGATAGGGACTTCTTAACACAGCAAGGACATCGTAAAGATTTCAATGCAATCATAGACTATGTCACGAACAAAGACCTAATCGGAGAACTCGTAACTGGCGCTGCTGGTGTAGGAAAAACGACATATATCAAAGGCAAATATCCTAATGCTTCATTCATTGGGAGCACGTCGGAAGCGCTGAGGCTCACTAAAGACGACGATAGAGTCATCGTTACTCGTGCCTTGGCGAATCCATTCGAGCAGCATAACGAAAAAGAATTTGACAAGGCTCGCTCAATTACTCATCTCGTCGCCTCCTCGGACATAATCAAACAGTTCCGCACAAAAAGAGCGGAAGACGAAAACTCTCCTACCGCTTTTGGTCGCAAGGGCTATACCCACGGGCCTACTAGTGGCGCTTTCCTTGAAGCGGCCCTGCATAAGTATTGGAATGACAAGAACCAGACAACCGTAAAAGTAATAGAGCGGTCTGGTAATAGTTTCTCCATGAGAGACAAAACGGACGAAGAGAAGATTCACTTTCAGGAGTTACAAGGAGTTCTTGCGATGAACGGTGCTTTTACCCCGTATCATATCGGACACGACGAACTATATCAGACCATTTTAGAGCATCAAGCGCAAGATGCTGCGGAGAATCCTAATGCGATGCTCCGTAAAGCGGTTATCTCTGTAGCTCGCGGCGAAAAAAGAGGAAGCGATGTCGGCCTATCCGTATCAGAAAAAATTGATTTAATTTCCAGACTCCACCCAGAGGCATTGGTCACAAGCGAAATCCGCGATACAAAGCCCGGATTTAAGGCCTTTGAGGCTGGAGGAAAAGCTTACGAGTTCGGTATCAGAAAAGAAGGTCTGGCGAGAAGCACGGCTATCTTCGGGCCAGATAGACTCTCTGAGAAGGGCGAAAATGAGTCTGAGGCAGCTTACCAAGAAAGAACATCATTCGCTAGACAGAGGCTCATTGAAGGGTGGGACGTACAGCCTGCTCGCAGAGGTAACTCTCGTATCGCTCAAGCTACCGATATTCGGGCGGCGCTATCACGTCAGGACAGCGAAGGACTTGGCCTCGAAGAAGCTAAAAAGTCGCTACCTCCGTCGATATGGCACGATTTAACTTATGGTAGTAACCTAGCGTCGCTAAGGAATCGTTCTGAGTATTTAAGGAAGGCTCGTGCTAAAGATAAAGAATTCAAAACCCCAAGCTCTACCGAATGGGAAAAAATCGGTCAGAGCGAAGGAATCGACTTCTCACTCGAATTCCCGAAGCAGACCTACAACGAAGCAGCAAAGCACTCTCTAGTACCTAAAACGGCAGAGGGGGCTGGACAAAAATTGGCAGAGTCCATGAGTCAAGAAGAAGCGTACGCTCATGTAAGAAGTGCATACGGCTCAAGTGGACTTTTCAGTAAAAACAGGGAGACGATGCTCAACCCGATGCACGTTGACAACAAAGCCCTGAGAGGAATAGAAAATAAAATGAGCGACAAGGGCGGTATTGATTTTGCTCTTTTGGGAAAAGCTGGGTTCACCTTTGACGAAGACAAGAGGACGACTGCCGAAAAGAAGTCGGCGCTTGGTAAGTTGACTTATCCGCCTAAAATTAGTCATGCTCTTTTAGCATATCATAGCGATAGAGTCGGGCAAGATTTCTATGATTTTAATGATGCCGGGATGCGCGTGCAATACGCCGTCGGTCGATACAACAAAGAAAAGGGAATCGCCGCTGGTCATCCAGACCTGATGAAACTTGTGGAGGCTAACCTCGGAATAGCGACAGAGGGTTTCGCGAAGCAACTCAACCCGAACGTCTCTCAAGAAGCCGTTCTCGGAGCGAAAGAGAATACAAAGGGCTTCAAATCGCAAATTCATAGCGGCGCTGGAGCTATTTTTGATGCCGCCTTCGTTGCGGCATTCGGCATTAAAGCCAAAAAGAATAGGGAGGGCGCAGACTTCGACGTGCCTGCAATAAATAAGAAATTGCTTCCTAAGATTCTTAGCTTTTTCGATTTGGGTGGCGTAAGTCCTAATGATATAACGACTGGAGATTTCAAGTCTGAGGTCCATGTTGACGGAGATGCTCGTAGAAGCATGGCTCATAAGGTGCTGGCCGACTCTACAGGAATGCCTGCTTCTAAAGCGTTGTCTCAAAGACAGAAAGAATGGGCGGAAATGCAGGCCGAGGCGCGAAAGACGGGGCAAAATCGCGCAGCGGGTTATATCCCTAATTTTGCAAGAGAAGACTCTGTTCAGATGTTTGACCCAATCTACAAAGATTCAAAAGGCAAAATCTCTGTTGCAGACTCTGCTGGCTACTTCAATCCAAGAAACGGAAGAGTCGCGGTATCCGATAGCCGTAAGTCATTCGGAAATTCGTTTGCCCACGAAGAATTCGGACACGGGATGTTCAGTAAGCTATCAAAGACAAAAGGCTTCTCTAGCCGGCTCGGCCCTCTCTTAGAGCAGGCGAAGAGCGACCCGTCGATACTTGCAGCGCTAAATAAAATCAGCCCAAGTTACTCATCACAAGTGCGTTCTCCAATGGACTTAGTTGACGAAGCCTTCGCTCAGAGCATTGGGTCTAAATTCGGGCAGGCTCATTCTAACGACTCTTCAGCAGGAGTCTTAAATAAATTTACCGCGCCGCTTATCACCCCTAGAATGATGGAGCATATATCTGGATATATGGGCAGCAATTCCGCCGCGCTATACAAAAGATTGGCGGCGAACAAACTTCCCGCCGACAAGGCGATTGCTGGACTTTACAGCGGTGGGCACGTACCGAACTTCTCAACTACTAAACTATATAGAGGCGTTGGAGGCTCAAGAATCGAGAGACTACGGCAGAAACTCGCTCTAAAGAGAGAGGTGACGCCAGAAGAGACACGTCGCATCATATTTGATAAAAGAAAAAATGACGACGGCTCTACGCTCATGGACGATAGTCATCAAGCCTTAAAAGACCAAGCCTTCGGCGAATATCTTTCTCCATCTGGTCTGGGGCGTTATCTAGCTCGGCATCAGGAAGACGCATACGGAAGCGGCCTATTATCCGCGAGTTATAGTGAGGAAGTCGCTAGTGATTTCGTCGGTAGGGGGGGTCAGGTTGGGGAGTATTCTATCCCTACTAGCCGTATTCTAAATGCCGCCAAAATACAAAAGCTCACTAATAGGTTCGGCCAAGAACGTATTGGGAAAGCTATTTTAAATAGCACTTCTGAAGCAAACGCTGCCAGAGGAAGAGAGCATAAATTCGTTGGGTTTGACGTAAATGATATAGTGAACAGATATTTCAAAGGGAGCCTGTCTCACAATGGAAGTCTTATACAAAACCAAAACGAAAAAGAAGTAGCCTTAATGTCTGGTGGACACGTACCAAATTTCGCAGAAATACGTCTGGAAAAGGGATTCAGAGATTCTCAGAGCAGGGATAGAAAACTCGTAACTGACGCAGGAAGTTCTTTAGAGTATTCGTTATATCATGGGGCTTTGGATATAGGGTACTTGGAATCTAAGAAAAAAGGGGAGGCTTTTGCTCTGTTTAATCGCCTTGGTAAACTTAGTAAGAGGGCTGGTGTGCCAATATATTCTGGCTCTTTAACGTCGCAGCAGTCACTGAACTCTTCTAAGAAAGAGTTGGGCGCTGAAGCATCGAATTTTGAAATTTTTAAAAAATCATATCCTCAACTAAGATATCGTGACCAGCCTGATAAATTCAATACGACCGGCGTCTTGAAGTATTCTACATTTAGCGAAGGTAAGGAGGGAGATTCCGTCCATAAGTTCAAAAATCTTGCCCATCTTAGCCAGATAGTGAATGGCGTTCCATTAGAAGACATGAGCGACATCTCTATCGAGCGTCTTAATACTCGCGCTCTAGCCCGTGGCCATGTCCCTAACTTCGCTGGAGTATCAATCTCTGAAGAGCCAGAGTTTAATGAAACTATTTTCAAAAGCGAACACGGAACGGCCACTCTCTCCAAACTGAGAAAAAGCATAGAAATCTCTGATGTTCTAGTCAAGAAAAAATCTCAAGGTCAGGGCCATAGCAGAGAACTTTATGCGGCGATGTTCGCGAACGCCAAAGAAAAAGGATATTCGGCCATCTCAGGTGTGGCTCTTGCGCAGAAGGGCAAATTTCCATTTCCTCAAATGATGGAAAGAATTCGGCATGGGAAAGAGACGGTCGTTTCTACAATGGCTGGCGAAGAGATTTCCTTGAGGACTAAGGAAGATGTATTGGCTTATGCGAAACGGGCGAGTCAGAGAGACGTGCATTCTGGACTGATAGTTAATACGAAGTTCGCGGCGGGTCATGTGCCGAACTTTAATGCCATCCAAGACGCGGTTCGTAGAGAGCACGCGGCTGGACTGCCTATGAGTTCTATTCGTGTTGACAGACATCCGTCTTTGGTTAGCTCTCATAATCCTTCTGGACTTGGAGTTTGGAACACTGTTCAGGAAACTGGTCTTTCGGACGGTATGAGCAAGGCACGAAGCGCGGGAATTAATCCGATGACTAAGGGTATGTCGAGGATGGCGAAGGGTCATGTGCCGAATTTTGCTGATGATTCTTCTGGAACAATCGGCGGCTTTGGTATGTCAGCGTTTTTGGGAACGTTGGCATTTATGATTCCTGAATTGAGTAAATTTGGAAGTACTTTAAAAGCGACTACTGAAACAGTAGAAGCCGCAAGAAGGGCGCAGAAACCATTTAGTAGCCGAGTAGAAGCTGCTGAACGTCATATAAGCGAATCTAAAATAGCCGACAGGTATAGTGAGAGGTCTATCATTGAAAGAGCTGGCCTATCTGCTCTCAATACTGGACCAGCAGTCCAGAGAGATTTAGCTAAGAGGGCGCATGTAGTGCTTACGCAACAGAATCAGAGACTTCAAGCACAAATTAATGCCTCTGGCGCACCGGGATGGAATACGTCCAGACGAGCTACACAGATGTCAAATTCAGCAGTAATGCAGACGTACCGGACAGGGTTTGCCAGCAGAGCCGCTGACGAGCAAGCTTTAACGACAGCTAAGTTGGCAGAGACTCCTCACTCAATGAGGATACAACAGGCTCAACTGGCGGTGGATAAAGCGCAAAAGAAAGACGACTTCAATAGAAAGTCAATGTCTTACTCACTTGCCACATCTGCTGGTATTAGTACTATCGCCGGATTTATACCCCAAGAAACGGCTGCTGGAAAGTCGATGTCAATGGTGGCAGAAACATTTGGGACTGCCGCACAGGTGATGTCTGTCATTCCGGGTCCGTTAGGCATAGCTACGGCTGCTATCATAAGTATCCCAGGTTTTATAAAGGCTTGGGAGTCTTGGTCTAATAAATCACCAGAGATGGCGGCGGCGCTAGACGTTATGAAGAGCGAGTTCAATATATCAGGAACAGCTCTTTCTGAGTATAGCCAAGCTATCGGAAATCTTAGTCAGATGTATAGTGACGCCTCAGTCTCTACTAAAACAATAATAGACACTCAAAATAAAGTATCCAAGAGTTTATTAAGTTTGACCGCAATGGAAAGAGGAAGGATTAACGCCCAGTCAACTACAGAAGGAAGACAGCGCGTTGCTGGAGCCATCCAAGAAGAGCACAAAAAAGAAACAGGTACTTCCGAACGCGCCCTTGAGTTTGAAAAGATGGACGAATTGAAAAGAACCAGATGGTTCCGTCCGGGAGAGCAGGAGCAAAAATCCATATCTCAAAAGGAAAAAGAACTATATGGTGGAGAATATGCTAACTTGGGTAAAAAAGAGACAGACGCCGTCGCGACAGTGCGCAAAAAAATGCCTTTGCTGGAAGATGTCACCGAGCAGCGGCAGCGTGTCATTGTCGGCGGTCAGGGCGGATTTGGCGCGTCTGACACGGGAGCCGTAACTCGTCAAGCGATAAGAGGTAACGCCTTAGAAGTAATGGCAGCTCTTCTCGCTCAAAAAGCCATCACCCAAGATGTATATGAGCAGCATACAAAAAATCTAGCAGTCGCTGAAAAATATACAAAAGAACTATTCACTCGCAACAAACTAGAAGAGAGAAGTCTCAAAAATGAAAAGGAAATCACAGCGGCTCGAACGGGAGACATTAAGGTTATCCGCAATGCGAAAAACGCCGAGCAAATTGCAGAGGGAAAGAGAGACACGGCTATATATAAGGTAGATAGCTCTGTTAAGGCCTATGTCGGTAATCTCCTACAGGCGGCGACTCTTGCCGACAAGCTTCAGTCAACCAAAAACTCGGTCAATCTACAAATGGGGACAGATGCAGTCTCGTTGGCGGGAATGAGATATGGGGCAGGGACACAATTAAGACTAGGCAATGAACAAAAAAGCCAAGAAGTCTATACCAAATTAGGAGAAGAGAAAGCTACTATTTCCACAGAGGCTGCGAATAAATCTATATCGTCAATCACAGACAATATTTTATCTAAATCAGATAGCAAGTATAAAACAGCAGGAGGAGATGTTAGGATAAATGAAGACGTATTGAAGGCCAAGGGGGAAGTCTCCCGAATTATGGGGGTTGTTTCTCAGGGTGTTAATACCAGAAAAAGTCAGGGGGCACCGATGACTCCTCAAGAGATACTGGGATATTTCAAAACTGTTACTGGAGCGATTACCCCAGAGGGTTCTCTTAAGAACGAGATTTTAAAGGGGGCAGAGGACACTAAACTATATCAACTTATTGACGAACTAAACACCACTATGACTCGCGGCATAGAAAACGCTGGGGCCGCTGCCGTGTCTCAACTCGCGATTCAAAATCAGGCATATAAAGGACAAATCGCTATACTAGACGAACAGAGAAAGGGTAAGATGTTCGGTGCCGCTCCTGACAGTCGCAAAGAAGAACGCGACGCGGAAAGGCAACTACGTAAGGACAAGCGCGGATATGAGCGCGGCGATAGATTTGCTACCAAGAGGTACGGACAGGCCTTAACTAATATGTTCGGGGACTCTCTCCCTGACGAAGTTGTGGCTCCTATTCAGGCTCAGTTAGCAAAGGGAAATGCCATAAATAGGTCGCGTCAATTCGGAATCGTGTCTGCTGGGAACAACGCGACAGCAGTCGGCCTTCGTAAAACGCTAGGGGCTTTTGGGGCGAGTAACGTGCAAGAATTGGACTTAGCTAGAGCTAGGACTGTTTTAAAGGGAGAAGACAAAAACGTCACAGCGCAGGGCATTGCCAAGGGCGCGGGCTTGGGGGATATGAGTCCTCTCATTAACTCGAATGCCGCGCTAGCAAAATCTACCGAATCGTTAGAAGCCGCTATAACGAGACTCTCTACTACGCCGTTTGTGTTTGACACTCGCGAGGTAACTGCGGCGAATAACGTCTTGACAGCGGCTATAAAGGAGTCTAACGATACGCTAAACAAGATAGGTGAGGAGATTAAGAAAGCTCTTGAAGATAAGAACAAAAAAGACGAGATAGCTGATGAAAAAGAAAAAAATAAAGAAGAGAACCGTAAGAAAGGTCTTGATGAAAAGGGCCAGCCGATAGCCCCAGCTAACCCAGCTACTCCAGCAATTCCAGTGGCCTCTAAGAGCGCGGAGGCCGACTCGTCTAATCTCGCATCAATAGCGATATCTGTAAATAAGCTTGTAGAAATAACCAGTTCTCAGAGAGGACTTCCTCCTCCAGTCAAAGAAAAGGTAAGCTAATTATATGCCAATCGCTCATCCTTCAGGAAACTATACGGGCCTAATGGGATACTCTCGCCGATTTGAAAATTTTGGCTTGGGACTGCCTTTCCGCATCGTTGAGAAGTATGACTACGAGATATACGACATAGAACTCACTGGCAGAAGAGATTTACGGCAGTATTTTAAATCTCAATTCTCGCAGTATTTGGGGATTTTCACCGGAGATGTAAATATAACGTCATTCTCTGTTCCTAACGGAAATAGTCTCGGTGAGGATACTATCCGCTCCCAAAAGCATACGGTGTCTATCGAGACTTATAAATCAGACCAATATCAAAACGGATACGACAATACAAAATTAACCGGCATATCCGGCGTAATTGCGAGCTACTGCCACTTACTAAAAGACCTAAATGAAAATTTTAGTTTCGATAGCTCAGAGGCGGCAGACAAAAGCTACAAACACGACTTGTCATTCTCTCTTAAAACAGGAGACGGATACCTAGACTTTTCTAGTTTAAAAAGCGCCGCCGAGGATATCGCGACAGATATTTATGACTCTGACGGGGCCGCTGGGCTGTCTAAAATAGGCTTTCAAGACTACGCGCAATATGCCACTGGAAACGCCACTCAAATTTACTACACGGAGACGTTCGACGCATTAAGAAACTCGTTCTCTTTTAGCAAAACGCGGGGTATCTTAAGCTCCTCCTCTTCTGGTTATACATATAACCTGTCTCATTCTGTAGCTTACGACCAAGATGGATTCTTTAAAATTGACGAGCGAATCAAAGTCGCCGGAAATAAAACTTACAACCAAGCAGTGAGCGGATTTAATTCTGTGTTGGCTGGTTCTGAAAGCCGTTGCGAAAGCATAGTGACTGGATACTTCCCGCTAACGAATTTGCAAACAAATACCAGTAACTCTAACGTCTCTAATCTTGTAAGGCTCTCTTCCAACAAAACTTGCGTTGTACCGACTTTATCTATAGAGGGTTCGGTCAGCTACACGAATAATCCTAACTTCCAGACCGGACTTTCCAGAAACTCCAACATCTCTGTTCATAAGCTCTCTAACGGGGCGGTAGAGATGGAGCATTCAATAGATTACACTTTGAACGCCCATATTGTCGGTAGGACAGACAACATACCTGTTAGCGGGTCAAGCACGATTATGGGAGTCCTAGCTACCGACGCCGCAAATTCGGCCCAGTACTGTATGGCTATTTACTCTGGACTAGCAAATATAACAGGGCTTTCTCCCGCTGGACTTAATAGGGTAAAATCTTCATATTCTGCGCCGCAAAGAGGCAAGGCCTGTCACGCGTCCTTCTCATATACCGATAGTCCAATTTACAATATTAACTATGTGAATCCCTTTAATTCCGCAGCGATAACTGGACTTACTCAGTTGGAGATTTCTGTGGACCAGTCCCGACCAAAGGACATCATTCACGAGTACAAGGTTATAAATCGGCCAAGTAAACAAACTATCTTGAGCTATGGCTATCAGCAGGAGCTAAGTACTGCGTCCGTGTCCTATAAAGGAATCCTGACTAGGCGTAACAATAATTTTGACGCGCTTTATCTTCCGACGGGAGAGGTCGCTGCCCTAGTAGCTCATAGCAAGCCCGTATTTCTTAACAAAGTTCTACTCGGCGCTGATATGTTTAATTTCTTCTTATCCAGTGCAAAATATGACTTTAATTCCGAGGGCGACCTAGGAGTGACAGTAGAATACTCATATACTCTTAAAAAATAATGTCAACAGTAGTTAAATATGATGGCCGAGAGATTTCTCCCCCTCCTTATGTCAGTAGGTCTTTAGAGCCTATTGATATGGGTAGGAGATGGGGAGCCGTGCATAATATCGAACTGCATGGATTCTTAACTGGAATATCTGGACAGGCCTTAATAAGCGGTATATGCGCTATTTTTGCGACAGGGTTTAGGACTTTAAATATAGAGAGTGACGGTGATGCCAGTTTCTATGTCGCAAATAACTGTATTTTAGAGACTATTTCAATTAGTTCTAATCCGTTTTATACGGGGACTAATCAAGGGATTCCCTATACCGTAACGCTTAAGTCTTACGACGTACCCAGCGGCGTGATTGACATATCTAACGAATACTCTTACTCTGATAATAAAGATGGAACGGTAGGGATAAATAGAAAAATTAGTGCTAAGGGACTAAAAACGACAAGCGCAGACGCTATAGACAATGCCATAAACTTCGTCTCTCATTTAACCGGCTCTAATCCGGTTCAGGCCGTTTCGCCTATTTTTATTAGTCAGGGTGTTCCAGTATTAGTATCGGTTTCTGAATCGGTTAACCGATTGGACGCGAGCTATAGCGTAAACGAAACATGGAAATACGAAACCGGCTCCTCTGTGCCGTACGTTACGGTATCGAATCTCGGAATCACCGACGATATATCTGCTGAGTATATCACGCTCGAATTGGGCGTTGACTTCTTATCACACAAGCAAAGTGGTATCGAGCATGTCCGATTTCATGCCAGAGACTATGATTACTATGACAAGCTCTCAAAATATGGCATAAATACTGGAAATTGTATTTTAACGAACTTCAGTAGCGAAGAAAATCCATCCGCGTCAACGATTTCCGCTAAAATGTCCTTTATCTCTGGAGAATCCTCCATGATATCTGGACTATTTTATCATCGAGTTTCTATGGACTGGGATGAAATTAGAGACATCCGCACTTACTCATTGGAGTCGGAGTTTAAAATAGTCGGACCAGAGTCACACCGTCTTTCTCGAATGAATAGCGTAAAACAGCAAATAATAACCGACTACGGGCATTTCGTGGCGTTTGCTTATAATTCTCTTTTAGGGACGGACCTGTATAGGACATTTAAATCTACATATCCTCTAAATCCGTTACCTTTAGATTTCGGTATAGAAAACAACGGTCGGCCACTTGTTTTGAAGCTCTCTTCTAAGTTTGACGATTCTCACTGGAAGTCTCTAGGAGCGCGTTTATTGCCTAATGGGTCTGGATATGCCAGTTCGATAGGTAAAGCGTCGTGGAAGGCTGCTGTGACGCCTGAGATATGGCTTTTTGAAGCAGTTCCAGCCGTCAATATAGAAGGGCATTTTATTGTACAAGATTTGCAATGTAGGACTAGAGAGAGGCTCCAGCTTGAGTCTTCCGTAGAGCATGTAGGCAATTCTTATGACCAAGGTATATATATCAGCCAGTTTAAAAGTTATACTGGAATTAAGTCGGTGGAAGACTGGGTTCTCTCAGAATTATCTGGGACCAATGCAAACAATTCTTTCTATTTGACGGACTCATCCGAAGGGTCTGGTGTATTTAATTTTAACGTAAACCGTTCTTATTACGTAAAGTCTAGCCTCTGTAGTGGAATTACATTGAGCAAAACAGCATTATTTGTGGATAATGGATACGTACGGCGTGCGGCAGGATATCAATTCGGATTTTAGTCGTGAACATCGGAAATTATATAGGATGTCTATCTGGAAATGGGCTAGTTACTGGAAATTTAAGGGTATTTTATGATTTCTTGGCTAGTTCCGGGAATTGCCTGTTCAATTCTGTTTATAGTAGCGGCGAACAAGTTCTTGGTGGATTCCCTTTAGTCAGTAAATATCCCGGAATCATAGTCAAGACAGGAAGCTCTTCTCTAGCACAAGTCTCAACCGGGAAATTTCTTGGAAACGACTTAGTCAGAATATCTAACGGCGTCCCTTTCTCTTCTTTTACTGCAATTGTTGACTTTGAAAATAATTTTTGCGATAGTTCTCTATCTGCCCTCTCTCGGACGCTGCTATCTACAAATACGACAGGAGTGAGCGGATTTGACCTTTCTATTAATCAGGGGAATCGCTTATCTCTACAGTATCCCGCTCAGGATGGCTCGTATCGCAGACATACCTCAAGTTATGAACTGTCAGAAAGAAACACAATATTTCTATCCCATAGCGACAAGCGAATGCTGGTTGGATTTTACGACTATGAGCTTGAATCTTATAAATACGACGTGTTTCAAACTCAAGAGCATATAGAATCGGATATCTGGCATATCGGCGGGTCATTTTCTGCGCTCTCCCTGACTACTGGTTTTAAGGGTTCTATTCATAATTTCGCGCTATTTTCTCAAGACTTACTGGATAATAAATCTCCTACGGAATGTCTTTCCTGCTCTGGCCTGAACTGGCTAGAAACTACTGGCTCATATCCTATTTACGGAGTTAGCTCGTTTGTCTTTTCTACCGCTAACGTCTCGGGAATTACGGGATATCAGGCGCAATTGACGACTGTTCAACATCCTACTGGCGGCGTAACGACGCTCGCTTATGAAAGTGGAATCAGCGGTATAGTATTTAGCCAAGATAAAATCTCAGCGGCGTCTGCGGTCGTGTCCACTGGATATTCTTCCTCGTCTATCTCTCAGGTCTTATACAATTATCCAGCCAGACTAGACTTTGCCGAAAGAACTATCCTGTTCCCAGAACCTATACCATCTGGATATTTGATTGAAATTTACTCCTATACTCGTCCCCAAAGCCAGTTAAATATTCCAGTATATAATTTTAATCTTGATAAGTCCTCTTATCCAGAAGTGCTGTTATGGCAAAATGGCATACTTAATATAGAGAACATAGACTACTCTATTGACGGAGTCCGTATCGTAGGTGATGCTATTCAGGGATATGACCAGACTGATGTATTTGCCTATAATCTAACTACTGGCAGGGTTATATCGACGGAATATAGCGGAGTATGGGAGCGGAGCAGGATAATTTTAAATAGCGGTACATGGGATACGGAGGAAAGCGGCGTGATAAGTTATTGGCCACCAGAACCTCAGTACATGTCTTCTGGAGAAGCAGTACTAATAACAGGAGTCTCGGGATTTATTCCGTCTGGATACGACCTATATTTAAATGGAAAAAAGCTAGCAGAGGGCTATGATTATTCCATAGTGATATCTGGACTTTCTTCGGTAGTCGCACTATCTGGCTATATTCTTCCAGATTTTACCGCGTCCTTATCTCTATCTGGTAATTTAAATGTTATGGGATGGCCGAATGGCTCTCCTCCTACTGGTGTATTTGACAGTATAGTCCCGCTTCTAGTATTTTCAGAGAGAGATTCATCTGCCGAGTTCCACCGTCATATATTTTTAAATGATGCTCCGTTATCGTCATATTTAATTACAGGGTTTTCTGAAGAGGTCTGGATTAACGGCGTAAAACAGGCAAAAAACTATAGTTATCAGAATACTTATCCATGTAGTCCGTCCAGCGGCCTAAATAGTTATCCCGTTAATGGGCTGATTGTCTATAATAACCAGACGACTTACTACAATATAATCTAGCATGGCCATACATATACTTAATGGGATAAAGATAACGCCTCATGGCAACCGATTTGCTGCTGGAACACCGTGGCCTACTGGATATGCCTTTGGTGGTTGGATTTATTCTATAGACTGCTCTATAGGATTTAGTAATGAGCCTACGACCTTGACGATAAAAGTTTCGCTGGCTAATCTCGGAGATGGAGGAACAGATTATTCTCCAACTCCGGGTACGTTTGATATTAATAAAAATGACATCTATCTGACTTCTCGGGCGGGCGTTGAGAGCCTATTCGATATCGAGATTGACGGTAAAAAATTTGAAAGTTTTGTCCTATTCTCCTATGATAAAACTCTTCCGGCTAGAGATAAGGTACTGTCTGTCGTTTTCAAAGATTATTCAATCATTTTGGACAAAATCTATGTCGGTCTGACTAATAGACAAGGAAATAAAAAAATCTATTCTGCTAGTGCTACGGGAGTTCTTCCAATAAAATGTGGAGATTGTCAATTTACGGGTTCTTCCTTTATCCATTCTGGAGAATTATCTAGGTTTATCGACACGGCGTCTTATATTGGGGCGAATGGCAGAGTTATGGATAACTTTACTCCAGTCGTCGCGACAATGCCTTACGGCGGAATGGGCGCTAACATATTTGATTTATGGCATGGGCTGTCGGGCAAAGCGTTTTCCACGCCATCTACATTTTCTGCTCCAGCGGATAATTTCAATTTGAACGGTGGATATCTAATTCTTGGGACAGAGGACATTAGTCAAGAGAACTGCGGAGCACTGCCGGAAGTGAAGTACTCATTTCCAGAGCTGATTTGGTCAACTAAAATAAGAGGAATTGACTACAAAGGCGATTTTCCTTCTGGATACTCTAACCGCTCGCTATATTACAAACAAAATTACATAGGCACTCTTAGAGAAGTTCTTCAGAACTGGTGCGCCGACTATGCTTTGAGTTTTTATACCTCTGGGAAGAGTTTTATTGGTATGGATATTAGTAATCCAGTGGATATTTTGAAGATTACTGGAATTCTCGACCCGAATACTACGACTGGAGGATACCTAGATTTCTCAGAAAACTCAGCAGTGAGTGACTACAAGGAAGAGTTCTCCTTAAATAATAGCTATAAGCAGTCTGTAATTACGTACAACGTCCGTCCAGCCACGACGAAATCAGAGTCTAAGACTATACAAAGACACGTCGGATATAGGCCGCTGCATCCAATTGAATTTAATTTAGACAATAGGCAAGTCACGCTTCGGACGAATGCGTATGGAGTAGATTTCTTTGGGCCGTCTCATGTCTATAACTGGGAGGTTTGCTCGCCAGCTACAATTACGACGACCACTATAAACTGTCCTACTGGACCTCCGCTCTCTTATGCAGACGCAGTATCAGATAGGTTAGATTTCAGATTTGTAAACTGGACGGCTAGAAATTTCGATGATATAGATGTATCAATAGCCCTATCTAAATACAGCCAGACTCTAAGAGAGATTTTTATTGGAAGAAGAATTATTCAATCTTTAGCAGCAATAGACGCTAATAGAGACGCTCTTTACTCTAACCTGACGCCTTCATTTCAGATATATAAAGATAATCTTGATGCTCACTTTAAAACGCTCGGGTTCCATCCTCTTACCAGAATCATAGATAGCGAGCTGAAATCATTAGTAATTGAAAAAAGCAAAAATGCTGTTCAAGGCAATACCCTAGACCAGTCTCACTTTGAGGTTTTTATCGGCTACTATTATCCAGAGGAAAGACAGGCGATTTCCGATTGGGAAAAGGGCTGTTCTGAGTCGATGTATAAGTATGCTCTTCTAACTCAGGGGACGACTATCGAAACTCCTTACACAGTTGATGACCTGTTTTATAACCTAAGTCCGAGCGCTGGGCTATCTTATGGAGAAAAGGGAATTAAAAGGACGACCTATTCGCACGAATATGAGCCATCTGCCAAACAATATCCGCTGATACAAGATGCGCCATTCAAAAACCTCTTGGTTTTCGAGAACAGATATACAGGCGTTAGATATACCGGTTCATATTTTACTGAAGTTGACAATCTTTGGGGGACGACTCAAGAGGTATTCGACTCTCAAATTGAATTCGATGATACGCGTTGCCAGCAATATAATAATATTCCGAACGTAAATGAAAGCCTAACGAATCTATATGCCACCGTAAAGCAAACGTGGGATATGTCATTTTTTGCGCCAAGTATCAGCGACACAGTAAATGAACTTTTTGATGATTTTCGCCCAATACTAGAATCGCTGTCTATCAATAACCAACTTGGGGCAGACCAGATATCTACAAGTTATTTTGATTTCCAAGGACAAAAGCACCAAATGTGTAAGAAGATGCAGTTTCTTATCGTTCCTATCACATGCTATCCTACTACGCATACGTATGCAGGACACCCAAATGGGTTCTTCGGCTTTTCCGATGCGTGTCATTTGACGAATAACCCTCAAATGTTAAGAAAATACAATCTGGACGTTATTGAAGAACAAAAAAGAATACGTAAGGAAAAAATTCCGAGTGTTTGTGATGTTAGTATCGGTGACGAACTGTGCAGAAAGGGATTAGCTTCTAGCGGAATTGCTGCCCGCGCATTGTTCGACCCCAAAAATCTTTGCGATGTTCAGCAAGGTAGCGGAATATTGGCCAAATACTATTGCGACGTAAATCCTACTGGTCATTATCGTGTTGGGTTCCACCCATCCTATATCAGCGGAAATAACTCAAGAAGGCTTGACATAACAATCAGCAGAAATCCATTTATAAACTCCGCTGGATTGGTGCCAACAGATACAAATGGTGATTATTATATAGAAGACTTGACAGACATCGAAGCTTTGTCTATCTATCCGATGGCGACAAGGGCTACTAGTATCATCTATCCAATAAACACTCAGTATGGAATCGGTGGGCGAGGAACTTATGACGAAAGCGGCCAGCTCTACTACGGATTAATGAAAACTACCGTCTCTACTGAGACTAGACACCCAAAAACTGTAGAGATTCATGGCGAGCCTACCCTAGACTGGAATCCTACGGCTGGAGTCAAAGTCATAAATAACGAAATAAATCCAGACATTGACCCATTCCTTAACGGTCTGGATAATCAATTTTTGGTTTATACTTCTTTGATTACTGGAGCGAATATGAACTCTGTTATCACTGTCAAGGCTTATCACGATGTAATCTCTGGGCTTAACAACTATCAGAGCACGGGCGCATCTCAGTCTATAAATATGACGATAACTGGCCCTACGGCTAGAATTTCTCCTATCATAGACCCAAAAATGGGACTAACGAGCTTCTCTATGGCGATGGGCGAGGCCGGAATGTCAACTCAATTAGAGTTCAGAAGCAAGCCGAAAACCCTAGCAAAGCAGGAGACAATCCTCAATAAAATAACATCTCGCCTCAAGAAATGAAATATTCTGGTACAAATTTTAGACAGATGCCGCTGGTTTCGGGTTGGTCATTCCTATTAGACGAATTGTCTCTTTCTAATACTACTGGCGTGGCTACTGTTGGATTTTCTGGAGTAGATGGAAATTTCGCCTTTACTTTTCGGTCTGGAGAAATATATGACCCTAATGGGAAACTAGTATATGGATACAACCCCAACGAAGGATTTTCCATTTCTGGGGACATAGATAATTTTAAATATAGATATTTTATCAATAATGAACTGATTAGACAGTCAAATAAAATTCCATCCCAAATTAGCCAATTTAATATATCGACTACCGGAGTTGAACTATCTTCAAAATTAAGCATCGGCATAACAGGAGAGTCTATAGAAGTCCTTTTGGCTAGTTCTTATCCGGCGAATCTACCTATAACTGGACAGATAGTGAACAACTCAGACGCTGGTCTTCGAGTGTTTTCTACAGACTACTCTTTTTTAAATAATAGCCCTATCGCTTTTGATAAGAGCATAACCGGAAAGACGCTGGCATCTACGCCAATGAATTTTTCGCTACCAAAGATAGATGGGAGTTCCAGAGGAGGAGTTCTCGACGTGAAGTTTAGGCTAGATACGTCGTTTGGATTAATTGAGAGGACTGTCCAAATCAATCGTCAGGAATCGTTGACTGGAAAACATTACGACATGATATTTAACGGAGACTCTCAGGGGATATCTCATCCATTCGTAGGCTCGGGTCTTCCTAATCAGTTTATTTATAATCCGGGGGCATCAGGTTTGTCTATACAAGTGTTGCAATATTCAGCAATTGATAGCAAGGCCGAATCTCAGTCAAAAACCTTTTCTCTACAGGTGGCTCCCAATGGGGCATCTGACAATGTTATTTATACCGGTAAATTCTTGACGGGTTTTTCTATGCAGAATTCGGGGTTTTACTCTCGTCCTGCCACCGCAGAGTTCCTAGATTATGGTCATGTGACAGGAACGGCTTTTGCTGCTGGAAATTTATTTTCGGTGCAATGCGGCAATACGATTCCAGCTAATTTCTTAGCCTTGGATGGACTTGGAGTTAGCGGCTCTGGCTCTGCCCTACTGAAGCCTGTCAGAATCTCCCTTTATGGTTCAAGAAATTTCTATACCATTACGGGATTTTCGGTTGCCACTCCGGGGACTGGATATAACTACAATCCAAGCATAAGTCTTCTTAAGCCAGCGGGTTGTATTGACGTTCCGCTGGAGAGCGGAAGCCAGTACATATATAACCCTTTCTCTGGCGCTGGGCTTAGGAAGCTAGACGCTGGTTATTTTCATGGAGAACTTATGGCTAGTAGTTCCGTGAAGCATATTAGTGGGGCAAACGCTACTGGAATATCTTATACAGGATTATGGATTGGAAATGCTGGTTCTGGATACGATAGTGGCAATATCGGTTACATACCTTCTCTAAAAATTGTGAGAAATCCATCTGATATATATGCTGGAATATCGTTGGACTCTGGATTTAATGCCTCCGGTACTACGTCCTTTAATAAGCAAGCAAATACATATTCTTTTACTGGAAATTGGGCTATTCAGACTGGTCATTTGGGAGCCAATTTGACTCCGATAAGTCTTCCGTATTATGGCGGAACAACTGGCTATTATGGGACGGTATCTCTTCCAGCGAGCGCTGGGGGAATTGTAATAGCAGCGCATCTGTCTCCTTCTTCTTTTAGTATTAGTCCGTCTATTGCTATTACTGCGGTGGGTACGTTTGGGGGTTCTGGAGGGTCATTCATCTCGGGATTAACGACTTACTCCACAGGAACAGGATACCATAGGATATTTATTAGCTCAGGTGTAATATCATTAAATATAACCGGCGTAAGCGGCTATCATTTCCAATATTAATATGGCTAATACAATTAAAGCAATATCGCAGCGACTTAAGAAGCCGCAAGATTTGTCCAAGGAAGGAGAAACTTGGTCCGCAAGGGTCGTAGCCAATTATGGGGACGTAGGCATTACCAACTCATTCTATTTCGACATATTAAGTCGATTTTTAATAGTAATGATTGAGCCTTCCAGCAGAATGCCTACGGTAAGCCATTGGTCGCAAATGTTCTATTTGGTACAAAGGCCTACTCATTTGTGGATTAGCGTCGATTCTGGGCCTCAGATTAATATCGCTGACCAGCGCCGCGTCGATACTTTAGGCAATGTGAATCAGGGAATTCCCGGAGCATATTCTTGGGATAATATACCGCAGATTAATAGGCCATATACTATTGGAGAGAGGATTAAAGTAAAAAAGCTAAGTTCTCCTCATTTTTTTTATGATTCCTTTTTTAGCTCTGAATTCGACTCGTCGCAAATGTCTTCGACAGCGGTGCCAGCTACTAACACCTACAACACTTCCTTTTTAAGTTCTGACCCAGCCGGGGCTGCCTCAATATCTGCATCTCCGTCCAAATATGCTAACGTCGCGATACTTCCTCTCTATCCGCATGACGCCTCTAGGACGTTCAAAATAAATGGGAATTTAGTATCGTCCTCTTCTGCGCTTCAATGGGCACCTACCTACGCAATTAAAAATAACGCAGGCAATCCAACCGTCGCCCCGGTCCCCGCTTTCGTCTCAAATAAGCAGTTCGCTGTTGGACTCAATAAAGAAACTTTTGAGGTATTTTGGAGGCAGTCTGACCCGGCTTTACTAGCAAAAATAGACTCGATACTTCTCGACTCCTATACAAATCGAGCGAATGTCTTAAGAGACTACTTCTGGAAAGGATATCCAGACTCATCAGCGATGTTTAACTGCTGCTTTCTTGAAGACATGAATTTCGACAACAAGAACAGGGAGCCAGTAAACGACTGTATGCCGCTGATTGTGACAAACCCAGCGACATATCCTACCCCTAAAGTCAGACAAGCAGGTTCTATCCTTTACAATCCGACGTATAGCCACATAACTACGACTTAACAGGTATCTTTTTGATACGACCGATTAGTTCGAGGACTTTAATTCCGGGTAAGTCGGAAAGGTCTTTAATGGCGTCGGTAGCGGGGTAATTTTCGTCACGGAGTCTTGCTATAATATGAGATAACTTAAGTCCGCGCTTCTCCATCTCGGCAGATAGAAGGCTTACTGGAGAGCCATCAGCAGCAGATTTTTCTATAGTCTGCTCCGACGGTGCAGCATTTCCTTCAGAATTCAGTTCGTCGCTACCGACAATGTTAATTCTTAAAAAGTTTCTGACACAGCGCACGAATGCGCGGTTTTCCGCTATTGCGGCGAGAAAGTTTCTTCCAAAGCCGCTGGTGTTTGACGCTGTAGCGTCTCCGATGGCAGAAAAGACGACTTCGCGCATCTCTGTCTCATAATTAGGAATGAATCCGATAGAACAGACAGCAGTGACAGAATCAGTTGAGAATGTCGTAACCGTATAGTTGACAAAAGTGATTCCTCGAATTTGAGCAAGCTCTTTCACTCCGCCTAAAAGGATGAGAATGTCTTTATCTTCTAGTTTTGAGATGTCTGTTTCTTTTGTTTTTTGCTTATTGGGAACAAGAAATTTCTGGTTAATCATCCTACGCCAATCGACAAGACCTACATCCGTATAGGAGTAGGAGATAGATGGTACATTAGCAATGAGTCCAAATGAATTTCTGGTGAGAACAATTGGAGGCGTCGCTGTTGCGTTTAAGATAGGAGTGTCGTTCATAACTAGACTATAGCCTTATTTGTCGGATAGGTCAAGCTGTCTTTTCGACAATCTTAAAAAATTCTAAGTCACGATAATCCACAAGTCCCTTGGGCATAGGCAAAAACTTATTTGGGCTATCGGTACTCCGTCCACGGATTTTTTTATCCGAATCATCTCTGACTAGACTGAAGAATCTCTTGTTAGCGCATGTATAAATCTTGTTACTTTTAAAAAATAGATTGTCTCTGCGCCCTAGCTCCTCTACCCTTTTAGAGTCTGGCTCTGTAAGAACTCCTAGTCTCTTATATTCGTAAAATGAGAGTCGCAATTTAGATAATTCGGCCTCTCTACTCTCATAGGTCACGACCTCTGTGTTAATTCCTATCGAGATTAGTTGCTTGACAAAAGGAAGGCAGGTATCGTCTTTAACGAAGACGAACATTACAGAGATTCTAGGTTTATAGTCTCTTATGATATTGATATTAATTGGCCTATCTGTAATTACGGCACAGACTCTTTGAGCCAACTGCCTAACCAAGAATTCTTCATTAAATCCTAAATCCATTCTTATTTCTACGCCATCTTGCTCGATAGCCGCAGCCCCATCAGTAGGAACGATATTGTGAAAATAAATCCCATTTGTATATTTTGAGCCTACATATACGGTACGATAGGGGACTACTTCTTTAATAGATAAAAGGTCTAGGACTGACTGAGAGACTCTTTCGGAAGGTATTGTATTGATAGTTTTGGGACTTTCTTCATTGGCGAACGATGGTTTTTTACCGTCCACAAAAGCAGGACTTAGAAAAATCTGCTTAGACCTCTCTCCCCAATATCCACAACAGTTACTCACATAGCTAGAAGAGAAGAGAGTAACCATCGGTATATTCTTGCTGCTAGCGATATGCGCAGAAAAGGTATCCGCGCTGAGATGCAGCATGGAGTAATTTAATAAAAACGCTACCTGAGAGACACTAGTTGTTCCCTGCAAGTGTACGCATCCAATGAGTTTAGGCTCGTTCTTTGCCCCGATTTGTACAATTCTGATACCTTCTTTCTCTAAGAACGGCAGCAGTTCATCTACCACGTCCTGCCAATAGTCATAAGTCTTAGCGGGCTTAGTAAATGGGTGTATCGTTATATATTTCTCGATTGGAAGTGGGAAGAACTTCTCGTAAATATACGGCTGTCCAATAGGGACTCCGCAAGAAAGCGAATAGCGTTCAATCAAATTCATAATGTTTAAGAAGTCAGGTTGAGAGTAATTTTATCTTTTCCGTTGTGAACATAATCCAGCATTCTTTGCGTTCCCACATAAGGTAAAAATGCGATATCAAAATATCCCGGATTTGACCCTTGACCCTCTAAAACGAGCAGGTTATCCATAATCGGCAGATAAGGAATCACCTTATGGACATGAGGATTGCCCTCAAGAATAGAAAAATATTCAGGCTTGGTGGCGACATATAGCAAGCGATTATCGTTAGCCTTGCGAAGATTCTCGAATAGAGACGTGCATATAAACACATCGCCGATAGACTCGGGTATTACGAACAGCATTCTTTCGCTAGCAGGCTCTTCACCGAGAAGCTCTTTCAAGTCAAGAGGTTTAGTCTTAGCGTTCTCTTGGCTAGCCACTTGTCTAAAATAGGCCTCTACAGAAGCTCGCGGCGTCCCTTTCTCTAATTCCTTAGCCCAATACTGGTGCCCAGCATCGGTCCTATCGGTAGTAGGCCGCTTAAGAATATTGTGGTATAAGAATGTAATCCATTCGCAGTTATCAGCGATATCTGGAACGACACAATTTGGGTCACGACGCTCCTCATCAAAGGATACTCCTGAGTAGTCCACAAATGGGAGTTCGTCAAAAACTTTCTCTATAGACTTGCCGACTACGTCAACCGAAAAGTTTTCCAGTGCCCACTTGCGGGCGCGCTTACCCATATCCCTTCGTCCATCATCGCTCATCTTATAGACCTTTAGCAGTTGCTTCGCTATGGAGGCTGGGGAGGTCGAGGCCTTAATAAACTCTGTCTGAGGCTCTCTATATTCAGCGAAGTCTAGCGGAAAAGATGCCGCAGCCTCTTGGCACATTTCGGAACCGCAAGAGTAATTAGTGACAAGCGTGATAAGTTCCGCCAGTTTCGCCTCTTGAATAGGAATCTCCTGACCGCCAGAGGTAAAGGGATGGCAATAGACATCCATTAGATTATAAACCTCATTCAGAGCCTCTTCTGAGACTCCCAGCCCCGGCTGGGTAGTGGTACAGGATTTATCATTTTTGCAGTGCGGACAAGCTACATCCATACCCGAAAAGCTAGAGACATGATATTGAGAACAAGCGCGGCAAATATAAGTCGTTAGGATATCAGCGATATCTATCTCATATTCAGCAGCGAGCTTTGGAATCTTCCACCCTTCTCCAAAATGCGTATGTAGGAGCAGTTTTGATGGGATTACGTCAGATTTCCTTTGCTTGAACAGTTTGAACCCCTCTAGCAGATTGGGTACAGACTTTCTTAGCTGGTTGCGGAAGACGAATCCGACGACAAAGGTGTTGGGCGAAATTCCTGCGGAGACTCTGAGAGCGGCCTTCTTCGCAGAATCTAGCCTATAGAAATCTTTTGCGTCAATTGGGCCATGAACGGTTTTGGCATGATTTTGCCCCAATTTATGCAGAGCCTCGGTAGCGAAACTGCTCCATATCCAGTAGTTCTTCGTCTTTTTAGCCGCTTCTATTGCGGCGTCAAGGATGGGAAGTGAGTCTAGCGTAGTCCAGATGAAAGAATTAGTCTTATTAAACCACGGCCTATTGATTGCGAAATCAACTCCCCAAATATCCTGCGCAGCAAGATAGATATCTGGCTGAATTTCTTCAACGACCTTGTTGAGAAGGACTGACCCATAACTTGCGTCTCTAGCAAGCATCGGGTCACGATTTAATGCCTCAATCTCCCTTGGGTCATCAGGAAGACAGCCGATGGACCGCCACGGCGTTCTGGATAAGTCGGGATGACTATACTGCATTCCACAGCAGTAGTGCGTTATATCGTATTTACCAGTTTTATAAAGATACTCTAAGAGAGTTTTAGATACGCGCCCAAATCCTGTTTTGGCGCAGGAGTAGTCGCTCTGGAATAAAATCTTTTTTTTTCTCATTAGAGATTCTTTAATATAACTGATTAAAAGACAGCGGATTCATTTGTGACGCCAGCCTCGTCTTGAGGGCTAGCTTCTCCAGAAGGCTCGGAAGCGCCTGCCTCGGCGGCAGCTTCAGCTTTAGTATCCGCCACCTTGGCTTCGTCGGGTCGATAGAGGAGAATCTCTCTCAGACCAATAGACAAATATTCTCTCAATAGACGCGCTTCTTGAAAATATAGACCGATACGGAACGAGGCGGACGGTGCGGCGGTGTCCTGCTTGTCTTTCTTAGAAACAGAAAGAGAATATCCAATAGCGGTACCTGCCGCATCAGAATACGGCGCAAGATTTATAGCAGTGGCATATCTGGCACCGGGGAATTGGTGGTAGGCCTTAAAAGGCATATCCTTCTCCAAGCAAAGAAGGATTCCTGCCGCTTCAATCGTTGAGAGCTTAGTGAGCACCGACTTGGTAACGTCCTCTCGGCTCTTACCGAAGGTTCCGTTTTTGCCATTCCAGCCATCCTGTTTCAAAAGCTGCAAGAAGAAGCAGCCCTTGCTGACAGAATAATAAATAGAACAGGCTGAACCGGTAATTTTGGGGTTGGGCTTATAGAATTGTAACATAGTGTGTATATACTAGTGGGATTTTAGGAAACAGTCAAGAAGATATGAGACTTTTAGCATCAGGACAATCAGTAAGGTTTGACCCAGTTTTTGCTGGAAGTTCTTCATTTATATTCACTGGCGCTATTCCTACTGGCATATCTTCGACTTGGACTCGCGGATATAATATTTATTCGGCAAATCAGTCTGCAAATTTGAATAAAGACCCACAGGCCGTCATTCCGGGCGCATTTCTAGGACAAAATAGTTCATACTCCTATTCAAACGCACCTATGTTGGCGTTGGGGCTAGCCGTTTATCCAGCACATGCGACCGCATTTCTTACGGCTAACACGACTGGGAGCCTAAGACAGTCTCAGGATGTCAAGCTTTTTGACACTTGCCGGGGACAGGCGAAGCCATTTCAAGTCGGCATATATAATTACTATCAGGGTTTTCATCCGATGGGCTATTATTCGCCGCCTTATGGAGAAGTCACCACCTTGTCCGAAGCCATCTCCGATTCGATTGATAAATCTGACGCTCTATCAAATGGAGGTTGCGCTAACCTGACTCCAAAGGAGTATAACGAACTCCGGGGCATTGTAAGTGTAAATATCTTCGGCAGCGAGAGTCTTGAGCCATTTAATGTGGGAGTTTCCCCAATTGCGACTAAAATAGGCTCAATTCATGCCCCGTATGAAGAATGCCCGCCATCACTGACAAAAAATTTCTATTTTTCAGAATTGTTGTTTTCTTATGGCGCTGGTTCTTTCGCCGGTGGTGTGGCTGGAAATGTCTATAACCACAACCCAATTCCGACTTCTTTAGACTATCTCGATTTACAGCTTACCTCTAGGTATAATATTGCCAGAAACTCAGATGGAATAGCGGTTATAACTGGCATGGGCGAGACTTCAGACTTTCTGAATGTGGCCAACTACGGAACGGGATACGTAATCGGAAAAGAAGGGCTAAATAACGACTTACTACTCAATAATAAACTAACCTATAATGCCCTATGTGATGCTCCAGCTATGGAGGGAGCGATGACGGCGGGAATAAACATAGGAGGGACTCTCGACTCGCTAGCGTATGACCCGGCCAGCCCAATGAATGCTGGTAGTCTTGAGCCTACTTTCTCGCATAATCCTTGGCATTACTGGCATTTTACATACAAAGAAAATCACGACTATCTTCCATTTTTTAATAGCCAAACCTCGTCTGTAGTTCCGGGAATTAATCCTAGGCCGACGAGCAAAGGGACTGAGTTATTCGACCCTTCTTATGCCGACTCGGATTACTGGTGGGAAAATCGCCAGTGCCCAGAGACGGTAGATTTTCTCCCTTGGACGTTCGGCGCTACGGTTTACGACTGTCCGAGAGACTATTTTGAAGTTCCTTACTATAGTGCAATTCGGAAATTCGGATATTTTGGGACTAGATTTTTAGTGACTTGTAACAAATTAATTCGGGATATATCACATGATGTAGATAATGAAGTTATCCCCATTCCTGTCTATGAAATAGATACGCCGCTCGCTGCTCCTTTGGTTTACGAGCGCGGTTCGATGGACGCAGGAGGGTCAAATACCAATTTTTATTTTGATAATCTGCTAGCTATTGCGCAACGAGAGCAGAAATATACAGAATGGGCAGTATCTAATAGGGGATATTATCTATGGGCAAATTGGGAGTTGGTCGAAAATAGTCCAGCCTATTCGGCACTTCTTTTGGAGTGCCCTAGATTTAGTAGTATCTTCTATTCGCTTAAGCGGTCCTATAGCGGAATTCTTAAATCTTTATCTCATCATATCTCGGGTAGCGATATTGACGTGAAAGTTGACCCGATAAGCTTTAGAGAAGACTATAATGAATATAACTCTTCGCTTTCTAATATAACTAGCTTTTCGCATCTTGATAGAATATCTCTGGACTTTTCAGCGACTTGCAGAAGAGAAATAACTGGGTCGCTAGGCCTTGTGAATTATAACAGCCTGCTCTCTGACTTCGGATTTCTTATAAAATCAAGCGCTACTGCGATTAATTATGGCGCATATACCAGCGGCGTATCGGGCCAAGAAGAGCGTATCCGAACAAGATATTTGAATAATATCTCATTGGGCCAGCCTATTGACTTGTTTCCTACAAATCACATCGTTTATTCATTTGATAGTCGATTGAGCTATGAGGCGTCGCCCCTATGGGGAAGAAAGGCAGAAGGCTCTATTAGCGCATCTACATTTGGCCCGAATAGCCTACAGTTACCAGAGGTGCCAAGAAGATATTTCGAGGGGACATTCGGGAAACGAGCCGGACTTACTGGTCTTATGGAGCTATACGCGAATTATAAAATCGCGCATCCTAACTCTCTTGACGATAATCCTACGGCGGGTAGTAATTTCACGCTAGGTTCGATGTTCTGTAATGAGAGCTGTGGAAAAATGGGTCCAAAAGGCCTTATGATTTCTGTGCTGGACGGAATGATGGTTGACAGGACGACATTGGCGGCGTCTCCAATCGTTAATACTTGGAGAGCGTTGGGTTATAACGAAATTGGAAAACTAGATGGAAACTTCTCCTGCTTCACTCCGATACTTCTACAGCAGCCTAAAAATACATTTTGCAAGATAGGACAGTCTCCGACTTTCCGAGCGCACGCCGTTGATTATCATACAATTCCAGAAGATAAAATAGGCGTTCGTCATCCAGAAATATACTATTGGGCGCATAAGCTCAAGCTACTTTCTAAAACGAACCGATATCTCTATCCAATGAAATATACTTGGGGAAGAGTTCATGTCTCATACACTGGAGAATATCTGAAAGGGGACTACTCCCATAGCCAAATAAGTTATGCGGGAGTCGGCGCTAGTTCGGCATGGGGATGTTTAGAAAACAATAGCGGACCGAATTGTACATTTATTCATCCAGCGGAATGCGTCGCTGAAAATGGAACAACTGTCGGCTACAATGGTCCGAATAGAGACAACTATTCCTATATCCAAGGGATTAAGTCGGCGGATGCTAGTTCGTATTTTTATTTTTGTATCGCTTCTGGCAGATATGGGATACGAGGAAGTGACTTGCTCGCTGTAGAGGCTGATAAATTCATACTTACAGACATTGCGTTCATTAATGGAGGAGGAACGGTTCTTAATCCGACTCTTTCAATGAAAATCGACAGCACTGTATCAAATGGATTTTTGCAGGATGGGACGGCTATCTCGCAGTCATTTTCTATTCAGGGTTCTCCAATACTCGCCGCGTATCATGGATTAGCTCAGGACGCCTATACAATTCCAGAAGAGGTGATGGTTAGAAAAAAATATATCAGAAATGGGGGAGGGCAAAATATAGGATTCGGATTTGACGGTTCTGATGGATTTCGTGGGGTTTTGCGCTCATACGAGCCGGAAACTATAGAAGACACTCGCGGGCTAAAGGCGATGAACCACAGACCTGTTGACTATGGAGAATTGCTGCAATATAAGCTAGACCTTTCTGATAAAATTGGTGGAGCTGTATATGGTCATTCTCATTTACCAGTGTGCTCAAATTATCAAATGCCCATTGGAAGAAAAGGAGTTAGGATAGAAGCCCAAATTAATGGAATAGCGGTAAAGCATAAGAGCATAACTAATCCGGCAGAAATAGGTCTTACCAATCCCCCTTCTCCGATGAAGCAGCCGCCGGGGTATACCTATCCCGTACCGAATATTGACCATGTGGGTCAACTATACAATATCAATCACGAAATAAAGATGGGTGTTTCTACCTCTTGGCAGTTTCATCAAAACCTAGGTCCGGTTAGAAGATTTGGGGCTTATACAAGATATGAGGCTATGAACTCTTCCGTATGGGGAAGTGATTTCGTATTTGTCAACGACATAAGCGCGGCAAATCAGGCGATGGCACGCTACGCATTTGATTATGTACAAAATACTGTAGTCCGCCCAGACACTCTAGCTGGCCCTAACTGTGGCTATGTAGAGCCTAGTCTTGGAAGAAAAATGCTGTACTTCGTGGAAGCATTCGATAGATTCTATATTCTATGCGATGCAAAGGCTAAATATAACGTCCCGAATAAGGGATTTATTGCGCCCGGACTCCGCCAAGGAGACGCTCCATTTCAGTACGCATGGATTGGTCAGCCGAGCGATACTTACTTGACAAGGAAATCAATGTATGGGCCATACGCATACCAATGGAAAGTTATGCGCCATAATAGAGATAGGCTAGGTAACGGAATCTCACAGGGATTCTATTCAATGGGATGGGGTCAAAAATATTCACTAATGTATGACGCTGCTGCTATTTACGGTTTGTATTTCAAGAACGACTCGAATGCAACTCGCATGGCCACTATTGATAATATAAAAATAATCAGGGGCTTGGCTTTTCCTCATCGCTCTGTTAGAAGAATGTATTTGGGCCGCTCAGAGGGTCCGGGGGAAGCTTATGGATATGGAGACGTAAGAGCTAATTGTGAATTCGTGTCCAATCAAGTCGGGGCTATATTTAACGGTGGAGTAGTTAATACTGCTGGAATTGACCCTAATGGATACATAGCTAGATGCGCTTATTACGATATCAGCTCTACTAATTTATTTGATGGGGGAGAATATTACTGCACCAAACAGGGCGTTCGTGGTGGCAAGTGCTTTGACCCCTGCCTAAGTATGAGATATAGTCATGGATTTTTACCGGGAGGAAAAAAGCTGACTAATATGTCTAATATGTCATCTATGTCTTCGGCTGGAGGCTTATCTAAGTACAAAGTCATTCTTACTCAGGACGGAAAGCATGATGATTTTGTAGCGTCAACGGCTGCTGGGGGGCTGGTTACAATTCTGCGTGGCCCAGCAAATACGCCTTATGCGACTGCCCTTAAGAATACAACATTTGCCGCGAATAACCTTGCCACTCCTTTTAATTCACTAGCCACTCTGAGAAGAACCTCTAGGATTGATTTTTCTATAAGTCCATGCGAACAGGGAGGAGCTGACCATTGTAATTATAATACACCGACGCTCCATGTCGGGGGGAATACTACCCCAGCGGTATTGATAAATGGGCTAACCGCAGCTAACTACAATGTCTTTGCGTCTCTTTAGCCAAACACTATAATAGATAATGTCAGTACTTGACCCACAATTAAAAATCGCAGCATCATTTGCTATTAATATAGCGATAGCTAGATTTCGCAAAAAGAGTTTGTCGCTAGATGGCTTAGACCTCTCTGTTTGTAGGGCGTGTCTTAACGGATTAGGGAAAATCGGCTCGGCAGACGAAATATACTCTCTACACCTTGCGGGAAATACTGGATTGAACAGCATAGTCGGCCTTGAAAATGGTTCAGATTTTCACGCAATTGAAGAGCAGATAACTACTGACTATTTATATTCATATTCATCTACTACCAAGAGCGTCTATTCCACCATGACGGCGGCGATGGCTCTCGGCTCTCTATCCGCTGGCCTAAGCTACCAGTCTTTTACTGGATTTTTATACAAAGGATACGACCATCTGAACTATTTTCTTGGCAGTGGGCCGAATGGAGAACCTTTTTCCCGCGCAGCCGTGGAGGCTATCACTGGACTCAACTATCAGTCCGTCCTTGACACTATATACGAGCAGTCTGAAAAAATAATAGAATCTCCCGCTATATACTTTAGATATTATGACTTGTCAGACAGCTTTAGTTCAAAGACGAATCTAGTAAAAGCAAAGGATTCGGCATCGCAGGAATATTCAGTTAGCGGAGAACTCGTCTATTCGGCCAAACCTTGGGACGGAGTCCCATTTTGTGAGTATATTGATGTTCCTATCTATCCCACGAATCATATAGCCGTGGTTGGTAGATATTTTCACACAATTCCCCGCGTTTTACCTTGTATTGAGAAAGAGAGGGCGATTAACCCAATTACAGGAACGCAATTTTTCAGGAGATTCAACGATGGCCCATACTCTAGTGGAGAGTGGTCTGAGACTACTATCGGTGATGTATTTCATAACAGGGATAAGCAGCATTTATCAGGAAGCTCCTACTCTGGTAATACTAATGTCCTCTCTAGTTTTGATGGAATTGAAATGAACGGAATAGAAGGGGCTGGTGTTACCGTAGATTCTGCGTTGGGAGAGTTCGTCGCCCCATTTCAGCGGGAGATTCTTCAACAACCTATCGGGGGAAATATTGTCGAGCAGCATGTAGGAAATTACAATAGCGGAAGAGTAGGTTATTCCCTAAGCGGATACGGAAGATATCCATTTACTAATGTAGCACACGAGATATACAATGTAGTTACCGGCCATACAGGATTTAAAATAGTCCCAATCCAGCTAAATATAAATAACTGGTCTGGACGGCTATCATCAATAATCTCTAATCCGGTAGTCCCTTCTGAGAGAATGTGCCAGACGGCCATGAACTTTTCCAAATTGTCCATGATTGATTTGGACAATAGCAATAGCGGAATTGCTGGTCCGCCGCAGCGTAGTACAAAATGTGATTATCCATATATAGTCGTGGAGGAGGACTTCCAGAGCGAAACTGCTAGCCGGTATGCTGGATTAAGATTACGCTTTGGAATTTCCGCAACAGAATTCGGATACTTAGGGAATAGAACGACCTTCATGGGAATTTCCAGCGGCGCTTCAGAATCTTTTGAAAATCAAAATTTCTATCAACCAGACGAACCTATACAACCAGAGGTAGTGTTCGGATATAATATCCCATCAACCGGGATTATCCGCTCAGAAGATTATTCTGGGATTATAGAGAGCCTTTGTCTGGGCATGGGGAATGGAATGGAAAAGGCTTCTCTATCGGAATACGGGATATCAAATAATGGGTATATCCACTCTGGATTTTTATTTTCGGGTGGAGCTATTCCGTTCGCTACCGTAAATTCTTCGCAGTTAGGAAACTATCTAATAGCAAAAGGCTACTCCGAAATACCGGATTATGTTTGGGGTAATGCTGCTCTGGACGGGTATGGAAGTCTATCGTCTTCTGGAGCTATAATCGGGTCGCCACAAATAGAAGATAGAATGCTTGTGGGATGGGCGCATGAGCTATATGGCGAGATTCCGATAAGCCTGCTGTATGCCTATGACGGCACTGGAGAATACCTATATAGCGGATTTGACAGTGGGCTGTCTTCATCAATAGCTGGCAATACAGTATTTCCGTTTATCGGACCGGAAGACGGATTTGCCAAAACTCCGCACTCCATTGGTCTTCTGTCCTCCGGTTGGTATCCCGTGATAAAGACACAAAAGAGAGAAAACTCATTTCCGCGCTACTTTAGAGGACCATTTGCCACTGCTAAGAAGAGGTTCTTGTATCCAGCAGCAGAACAGATGTTTGGAGGGGAGATTTATAAATCAGACACGGAGGGTCTTGATTCTTTCGAGAATAAGGGTAATAATGTATTCCTGACAAAATTTGGAAAGGCAGACCTTATCGAAGAATATAGCGGAAAGGGATTCCCTAAAGAAATAGGATTTCCTCATAAGGTTACATATAATCTGACGATAAGACAATATGCCAAAAGAGAATTCTATAAACGTCAGGCTTATGATGCTGGTGGAGGATTAAATACTTATAACTATCCAGTCAATCCTAATTCGATATTGTTCGATACAGCTAATTCTTCTACGCCGAGTCATGCCGTAGATGAAAACTTCTCGCAGCCCATTAATCAGATATACTCTAATGTCTTTGTCATGGCCGACTCGGGTTCTAATCCTTTTATATATGATAGTCCTCCTAACTACATACAGGGATTTCTGTCTGACGAAATAGGAAAATATTCGGGCACGAACGCGGTTGTCGCTTCTGACTTCGGACTAAGAGATACCGGCGCTTTCATAGTCGGCCATACTCATATAGTTGGATATGGGTGGTATGGTCCAGATTATGCAGCGACATCTACTAAGAATCCAGTAGGCTTGTTTTCTCGATATACCGGATATACAATTCCTATTACGGGTTCTTACGTGATGCCGGGATACAGATTGGAGACTTCTTCGTTTGACGCAGAGAGCGTGTATTCTGCATTTTCAATCTCTCGTAATCTATACGAAGAAAACCAGTCTAATCCAGAACGCGGATATGGATATGCTGGCTCTGACCCATTGTACTTAAAGAGAGTCGGAAATTTTAGCGGAATAACCGATAACTACTCTGCCGATGAGCAGCTAAATGGTTCTCGGCATCCTACGGGACCGAGTGGCCTAGTAGGGGACAGTTGGATGGGGTTCTACAGTGGGGACAAGACTGTTGACTCTATCCGATATGGATATGGGCATTACCATTGGGACAGCATGTTCAGTGCTGGCCATAAAAGAGAACCAGCCAAAGACAACCGGATAATTATAGCGGACATGAAGCCTACTGGATTCGGATTCCACTTTGCCGCCTTGGAATATTTTCCCGGAGGATACTCTGGAAAGAAAACGGCTTCTTCATTTTTGGATGAAACTGGATATTTTCGTTCTGGATTTGCCCGAGAGACTTCGGGACCGTTCAACTATGAAAACCAGATATTCTCATATACAGGGACAATGGAGACTGGAATTTTATACAAAATTCCGTCCGGTTCGGATTGGGGAACGGGAGTTTCTGTAACAGGCTGGCAAGCGACTCATACCGGAGAGATATACTACTGGAGACAGCAGTGTAAAATAGAAGTTATCGTGTCGAACATAAATTGGTCAGGATACGGCAATCCTCCATACGATGTTGAAGATTTGGTGATGCCGACAGGAAACTGCTTAATAACTGGAGTTCTAAAATATGAGAATATCAAGGAACGCCCAGTACTCTCCGAGGGGCTGTTCCTGAAAGATATCTCGGTAGGGGATGTCGTCAAGGAGAACTCTCTATATCCTCAATTCCTGTCCAATACTATGATTGAGCACGGATATCAGGTATCCATTCCTGCGAATTGCGAGTTACAATACGCCCCTTCTAGGCAGCTAGAAGTAACTGGAGAAAACGTAAAATATTTGACAGACGAGTCTTTCGCAGAGGTAAACACTAACGAAAAGAACTATAATAAATACATTGTCGGCGCGATTAGCGATTACGCATATCTTAACGCAAAAGTGATGCCATCGTATGACGGAGTGACGCTTCCAGACGGCAAAATGCTGCCAGAGACGACCATGCTTTATAGCGCATGTCAAGGGCAGTCTCTAGCAGATAACACAGTTAATCCGATTATCAGCAAATTATATGAAGTTAGCGCCCAAAAACAATATTATGACGCCGAGTTCACAGCCGCTTCTGGAGACTCACGGTTTTCAGAGTCAGTTATTCCTGTCTGGAGATACCCGCAACCGAACGTGGGAACGCTTATACCCAAAGGTATAACCTGGACAGAGTATAACAAAGGCCTATATTAGCCTTTTAGCTGACAGAGTTTTGTGTATATCTTAGCTGACTGAGGAGCGACGATGTCGGCGAAAACTACCCCTCCATCCTGTATTGTTCCTTTTATCAGTACTAAATCGTCAATAGCAGGAACAGAGACGAGAGCTTCTGCTCTCTCATTGAATACCATTACTACGATTTGCTCCGTCTCATCCCGGAGAAACATTTTGATGTATTTCGAGCCTTTTTTAGATTGGCCGTTAATGCTTTTCTCAAAAATAAGTCCACCAAAATAAACTGTGCTCCGCTGACGAGCGGACTTCGCCTCTTTTACGGTCATAAAGTTTTCTAGCTGCTCGCTATAAATACTCTTTAGCGAACTAGAAAAAGAATAGCCTAGTAGTTTAGTCTCGTACCACCAGTTAGCTATCGGTTCGTTCTTCTTGTTTATTTCAAAAATATCTGCGTATTTACGACAGTCCTTCGTAATCGTAGCGACGCGAGTTTCTTTAAGAACCTCTTTGCCGGTGGCAGTCTTCATTGTCTTCATGGCTCCGAGAGTCTTCGCTAAATTGAATTCGTGCTTTTCGCCGATAGTTTTTGCGATGACTTTCTCTCTATCGGTAAGCTGCCCCCACAACTGCGCCTGATACACGGCATAGCTGCGACTAGTTCCGTTAGTTTCAAAGCAACCGGCTTGAATTAGAGAACTCAGCACGCCGACATTAATCTTAGCCTTATTCGCGCACTCATATAGTTCAAATTTGTCCATCTGCTTCCCGCCGCATTCCGTGCGGAACTTAAGCAGTGAGTCTAAAGAGCCTTCAGAGATTCCTTTTACAGACATGAGTCCGAATCTGATGTCTTTTCCTACTATACTGAACTGCATTTCCGACTTAAGAAGGTCGGGACGAAGAAGTCTCATTCCAAACGAAGACATCTCCTTTTGAATCTTGTAAATTTCTTGAACTGGGTCGGGTTCATTCTTCGTCATTTTAAGAAGAGACAGAAAGAACTGCTGGGGATATTTGAACTTAAGATAAATAGTTAGCGCAGAAAGCGCCGCATAAGCTACGCTATGGCTTTTGCAGAACTGGTAATTAGCAGAGGCCTTAGCAATATCCCAAAGCGTTTTACCAATCTTAGGGTCCAGACCTTTTTCAGTAATCTTGTTGCTAATCTTCTCTTCCCAAAGGGCCATCTCCTCTACCTTTTTCTTGCCGACGCATCGGCGGACTTGCTCTGAATCCTCAAGGCTGAATCCAATTTTATTTACCATCCTCATCAACTGCTCTTGATAAAGACAAATTCCACCTGTAGGCTTTAGAATATCGTCAAAGAATGGATTTTCCGCATCATAGACTCCGTTATTGGAATAGGCGGCATATTGGTCAATGTGCGCCATAGCACCGGGTCTAGCAAGTGCTAGCACGTCGCTTAGTTGTTCAAGACTTCGAGGCATGACTTTCTTAAGCACTTCAAATGCCAAGTCCGCTTCAATTTGGAAAAGTCCGTGAGGAGTTTTCAAATCTTGAAGGCTAAGATATATCAACGAGTCATTTAGGTCGATGTCCTTCATCTCTATCCCGACGGATTTACAAACGTCATTCACCACAGATACGCTCCTAAGTCCCAGAACGTCCAGCTTGACGTTAGCGACGGAAACCCATGACATATCGACAGACGAGACTTCCGCCTTGTCTGAAGTCAATTCCGTGGGGCATGAGTCTTCGAGTTTTTCGTAAGAGACTAGTACACCAGATGGATGAACGCCTTTGTTCTTAATCAGGCCGTGAAGTTTTTGACTAATCTGAAATATCAATGGATTTTCGTCGCACCACGTCTTGAATTCCGCGACCTCTTTATATGCCTGCGGCAAATCCGCCACAATTCCGAAAGTCTTTGGAATCATCGCGGTCACTTTGGTCATGTCCGAGTCTGCCTTGCTACCGACAGTTTTTCCGACTTCCTTAACTAAGATTTTGCTACTTAGAGTATTAAAGGTCAAGATTTTAGCGGTCTTTCCAGAGTATCTCTGGTCTATATAGGCTAATACCTCTTGACGCCGATAATAACAGATATCCATGTCAACGTCGCACATCAATGAACCATCGAGATATGTCACGCCATCGACGACTGTCTTTTTTGCCCTTGTCTTTGAAACGAATCTCTCAAAGAATAAGTCATATCTAATAGGGTCAATTTTCGTTACTCCGATTAAATAGAGAACTAGAGAGCCGCACGCGCTTCCTCTTCCCGGACCCACGGGAATAGAGTTCTCTTTGCAGTAATTAATCACGTCCCAAACCATGAGGACATAGTCAACAAAGCCTAAGTCTTTGAAAATACTGAGTTCGTATTTTACCCTGTCTGTATAAATCGCATATTTTGCGTCTGTCTTTTTCAGGTTAAGAGATTTGAAACCAGTCAAGCATATAGCACGAAGGAAATCGTAATTAGAATCCCCCATCTTTAGGCCGACGAGCGTTAGGTGCTTTTCTGAAATGGAGATTTCCGGCAATCTGACGCCAGTAGGGCTATATGGAATCTCCGAGAAGTTACTGTCAAAATCAATCATAGGTCTATTTGAAATTTTAATTTGTTCCACACTTGGATATTTATCTCCAAGTCATATAAAGCTTCGTGCAAGCGAGTCTCGTCTAATTTTATACCGTATTCTTTTGCTAACGTAGAAAGTGATGTTTTTACTCCTTTAGCTCTGGTATTTCCCATTCTATATTGGTACATGGTTATACTCTCTTTGCTAGCATCGAATGGGACGTTTGTCTTAACGCCAAAGGCGATTGCTTTAGTGTCGATTACTTTTGGAATTAAATGCTGCCAAGGTTTGCCAAACATCCGATACATATCTCGAATAAGATATAGGTCGAACCCAAATAAATTATGACCCACTATGTATTTCGCATCAGAAAGGTAACTGTCGAGCATAACGAATCCCTCCTGTGGGGTTATTCCATCTCTAGCGACTGAGAACTGATTATAGTGATTGATTCTAGCTGCGCCTTCCGAGCAAGTCAAGCCGTTTACATGCGGCCAGTTGATTATCACGTCATTGCTTTTGACTATCGAGTCTCCGACGACTGAGATAAGTCCTATTTGCCAAGGCCTATTATATACCAGAGATAAGCATAGATTAAATGACTCTATATCCACAAAACAGAACTTCGACTGTTTATCAAATCTAATTAAATGTCCATCCATATTTTTATATCAGAAAGGGTCTGTCGGAGCAGGAAAAACGTCGGTCTGGTAGGTCACAGATGCCAATTCGGACCTAGGAATTACATACCCAAGAGTGGTCCATGCTTTGTTCCTGACCCATCTTTCTCTTCGCTTATTAGTCAAGCCGTCGATAATAGCAATGAGTTCGGGAGTTTTAAACCAAAAGAAAGTTAAATCGCTTGTGTAGAAATAGACGAAATAATCAACCTTATCTTCGTGTGACCGCCAAGGGCCGCCAGACTTCTTTGCGTTCATGTCGCCGAACCTTTCCATAAAGAAGTTTTTTGTCTGACTCATCGGGTATAGGTCTGTTTTTAACTCAACCGTGCCAATACTTGTTGAGAAATCATACCGTAAGTCTTGAGACTTAACTGGACTTAGATTGCTATAGGCTTTTACGAAAAGCCGCTCACCAGCATCTCCAGACTTCATCTGCTCGGAGAAGTCGAATATTTTTTCAGACGATGGACTCTGTTTAGACGGCGTATTGGGTATGCTCATTAGTTTTTAAAAGGTAGTTCTCGTAACAAAATGAATCACTACTCATGTGTTCGAGATTTGGTTTCTCCAGACTTGTCCTATTATGAATACATCTAAAAGTTAGATACGATAGGAAGTCTTTCTTTTTTGCGTAGAAGATACTTTGCGTATAAATTACTTGAGCATTGGAGAGGTTAAAAACAGCATCCCGCACTAGACATTCAGTAAGATAATCGAAAGGAAGGTCGTTGTCCTCAATAGAAAAATAAACATTAGGGAATTCCCCCAAAAATGAAGGGACGACAGACGCTGTTTCGAGATTATTACGGAATAGGTAAGAGTCGTAGAACGGAACTACTAAAACCAAGTTGCTCGTCCCTATTTTTTTTAGCATTTTAGCGTCTAGGCGGGGAAGATAATAGAAGCCATCTTTTGACGCTAGCGTAGAGAGTTTAATTAAGTCGGTATAGGCATTAGAGTTCTTCATCAAGAGAACTATCTTACTTTCTTTTTTCAGGGATGCCTCGCTTTTGTCGGAAGCATCATCTAGGTATGTAAAGCGAAGTCCGTATGTCATTTTGGTTTTAGTCTTACTCGCAACCGTTAGCGCCTGCATAACTCCAGAGATAGAGTCTTCAACTACGAAGAATCTGTCATCCGGCCTAGCTTTAGCAAGGGAGAATATCGAATCCGGTCCACCGACGACCTCGGTACCCGGCTCGTCTAAAGTTAAAATAGACTTTCCCACGGAAAAGTGAGATTTTAGCATCGGAAAAACTTTCTGAGTCATACTCTTATCATAAGCTGCACACTCTATTCAGTCAAGGACAATCGTCAAAAACTAGTCAAGCCTGTTTTATTGAATTTTGGGCAGCCGTTGTATTGCCGAGGTTCAATAGAGACAATCTTTGAGTCAACGAGTTCGTTTTTAGTGAAGGCCGTTGACACTATCTGTTGATTCTTGTCCAGTCCGACAAAGTAATCAAATCCAAATTTATATGGGCAACTCCATTTTGGCATACCATCTTTTTTAAGTTCGCCCTTCGTTTTTGAAAAACCACAGACCAACCTTCCACTAAAGGAATCTCCCTTTTGCTGTTGGTCGGCGGCGAAGTTCGCCATAGCATCAGCGTAGGAAAAGTTATTAATTTGACTATTTACATCTTCTAGGTAGTGCTCGAAACCGGCCAGCGTTTTTTCATCAAACTCAACTATTTGTTCTGGAGAGTCACCAAATCGTAGAAATATGAAAATGACTACGGGCTTGTATTCTGGATACAACTTCTTAGCGACAAGGCTATACATCATCGCTTGGATATTAGATGTTTGCTCTTCTCCAGCGAATTTAGCTTTACTAGACTTATAATCATAGATATAGATGGTTTTCGTCTTTTCGTCTATCCCCCACTTATCAATGAATCCGCCGATATGATATAGAGGTTCCGAGTTTACTATATCGAATTGATGCTCTGGAGAGAACAGTTTTGTCCCTTTCTTTCCAAAGAAATCGCTAGCAAGCCCGACGACAATCATCCTCTCTACGAGATTGTATTCCGATTGGTCATTAAGCTTCTGCTTCTTGAGATACAGCTTGACGAGCCTTTTCACAGAAGGACAGGCGTCCAGAGAATTGCTTTTGACTATTTTTCTTTGATACTTCTTCCTGCTGTCCATAAGCAGCAACTCGAAAATATCGTGGCATATACTACCCCTCATAGCTCCAGAATTAGACAACTGAGGAAGCTTGAGGACGTAGTTCGCCCAGTACGTCCATGAGCAACTCTGAAGAGTTTTTATCCTGCTAGCTGATAGTTTTTTTAAATCTGATTTTTCCATAATGCGATTTCTTCACGAGACATATCACCAAAATCTTTCTGCGCAGGAAGTTTTACCTTTACCGTTTCTGGGTTAAAATAATTTCCGAGTTCTTTTTTAAATTCTAGCGCTGCTTCATTTCCGGCTGAGTTCCCTGAGCTATCGTTATTTAGAGCAATTACTATCTGTTCGGGCCTAGTCTTAAGTAAGGTTTTAATTACTCCAGAACTTATAGAGACACCGAAGGTCACTAAAGTATTTTCTATTCCGCTTTCATAAAGACTAAGGCAGTCGCCAATACTTTCAACTAGGATAACCGACTTAGAAGAAGAGATGGCTCCTTTATTCAGATAATAGGGATATGCGAACTCGCGTTTTTCACCTAGTATTTTCCACTTTGGACGCTGACTATTCTCTAGCTTAAGCAAGTCTCTTCCAGCGAATCCAACGATAGTTTCGCGTTCGTCAAAGATGGGAAATACATATCTATGATACATTCTCCCGGTCGTAGCGACTCCTCCGCGAAATTTATTTATAGTAGCTCCTGATATACCCCTTCCTAACCAGTATGTGTTTGACTGCTCTAGGTTACTAAGCCATTCGATAGGATATTTTTTTACTGTGGATAGTAGCTCCTCACGCTCATCGACCTCCGTGGGGGCGTAGTTCTTATCAGCTAGGAACTTAAGAGCTTCTTCTTTATTAACTTTAAGGCATAAAGCGACTAAATCCTTTAAGTCTCCACCAAGATTTTCTCGAAAATCATACCACAATCCGTTCTGCTTCTGTATAGAGCAGACAGTAGCAGAACTTGAATCACGATAAATTGGGCGGCATCTGTAATTCTTTCCGGCATCAGTTATTCCGGTAAACCCTAATTCAATTAGGATATCTTTTATAGAGGTTTCTGCGCTCATTTAAATGGGGCTTCGCCGGACTCGTCGTCTTCTTTCTTAAAGGACACCTGCATTGGGCCTCCCTTGGCGATGATGTCTTTGAGTGTTCCAGTTTCGGTGACTCTAAAATTTTCGATATTAAAACTGATATAGTTTGGCTCGAACGTCGAGCTTCCGTCTTGCTGCTGCCTCTCAACTAGGTTCTGATGTCCAGCCGCTTCCTTACCCTGATAGCGCGTCTTCAAATCAATAAGCTTATGAGAGCCAAAATCTTTTCCGTCTAGGGCTAGCTCGTCAGAAGTTTTTCTTCTAAAAATAGCTAAAAATGTAACGAACCACAATACGCGGTCAGACTGAGCGATGACACTGGAGTCATCCGTTACTTCTTTTGCTTGACGGCCAGAGCTTTCTCCAGAGCGATTAATTTGAATAGCAGTAAATACGGGATTATCAATTTCAACAGAAATCGCTTTAAGCTGATTGGTTTTTTCGCCAATCGCTTGATATTCCGCCCAATTTGCCCCGACCTTTTCGCCAGTTAGTTTCAAATAGTCATAGACTACCAAGCATTTATTTCCACGACCAACAACGCTCCAATACCATCTTCGGATAATGGTCAAGACCTCTACGATTGTCTTATTGCCTACATGAAAATGAAAAAATTTGAGAGACTTCATCTCCGAATCAATCTTAGCAAGTCCAGCATTCATTTTTGCCCGGAGGTCTGCGTTCTTATTCCAGTTCCCAGTCTCCACGTACCACAGGGGTATCCCGACGATTGATGCGGCCATTCGTAGTCGGATTTCCTTCGTAGTCATTTCTGTATCAAGGAAAAGGGTCGGAACATTGTTTTCCCTAGCGACTCCGAGGGCCATATCGCATAAGAATGTAGTCTTTCCTTGTCCGGGTCGCGATGCTATTCCATATACGTTTCCTCCACGCAGTTCTCCGAACAGTTTGTTGAAACTAGGATACGGAGTCTTAAGGCCGGTTCCTTCTGTCGGAGAGTTCCCGAGGATAACTACTTCCTTGCTTAACTCGTCAAAAATATTAACAGGAATGTCATCGACGATAAACCCATTGACCGTTTCTGCCATTAGGCTATCTACCGAGGAGACTGCGTGGCTAAGAGTCGCTGATGTATTTTTCTCTAAAAAGCGGCAGATTTCTTTTGCCGATGACTCCATACCCCTGAACGCTCGGAGTTTGACTATCTCTCCAGCAGTTTCTAAAATAGCCTTATCATTTAAGGAGTGGAGGCTGACAGATTCGATATACTCCTCGATATCGAGGACACCATTAAATTTGAGGCCGAGACTCTTGACCCTTGTTGTCAAGGAAGTGACTGTCAGCTCTTTTTTTTCAGAAAGAATCTGTCTCATGCACGCATAGATTGTGCCGTGCTCGCGGGAGAAGAAGTCTGTCTCTTTCAGAGAACCATCTATGTCGGGGAAAGTGATGGGTTTATTTAGAATTCCGCCAAGCAGTGCTCGTTCGGACTCTATAGAGTAAAGTTTGCTCATTGCGAGCTAATTTTACCAGACGAAGGGATAAATGTCAAGAAATTATTCTTCTTCCCCGTCTTCCTGAATGGTGCCATCTAAGGCGTCCATCATTACATTCTGCTGGGAAGCGGAAATAGCCTCAAGCCAATTACTTAGATATTTCTGTGCGGCGAGCGAATACGCGACATTATCAAATTCGCACTGCATTCGCGGGCAACCATTCAAATCGAAATAGCAAATTAAATATCCTCCAGTAGTGTGCTCATTGAGCGTGGATATAAAGCTCTCGGGAATTTGTCGAGGTTGTTCCATGCTGGTATATACACTATTAGAGGTCCAGTCCGAATTTTTCTTTGATAAAGGTTTTAGACACCAATTTTATCTCATGCTCGTAGATTTCAATAATTTTAAAGTTATTCATACTAAGCCATTCGTGCTTTTTTAAGTCCCTAACCACGGAACTTAAAAAGTCCTGCTTTGTGGGATGAAAAAATGGGTTATGGTGTTCGTGCTGTGCCCCGTGGACTTCTATTGCGATTTTTCGGGTAGCGTTGAGTATATCTACTTTCAATAAACTCCCGAAGACTGGGTACTCCTCATAAACTATCTGACCAGTCCAATATGGCTTGAAGAACTGCTTCACTCTAAACTGTATCTTTGACCGGCTGGGCGCGTCCCACTTTATTAGGTATTTTGACACATTTTTGCTGACTAACTTGCCATTGACGTTATACAGACGCATATAGTATATTACTTTTAGTTTTACGAGAAGATAAGACGAAGTGTATCATATTTTAGACGATATGAATTCTCTTAAACTTGATATAGAGCAAATTAAAAACGACTATCTTTCGGGGCTGACGATAAGACAGATAGCTGAAAAGCACGATGTATCTCCATGCCCGATTCGTAGCAGACTAATATCGGAGAAAGTCGGGTTCCGTAAAGGTAAAATCCTAAAAGGGCTTGAGGACGAAATAAAAAAGAAATACATTGATTGCAAGAACTCTTCGACGCTTGCCTTAGAATACGGCGTGAGTTTGCCGACAATGATAGCCTTTTTACGAGAGATGGGCCTTAGTACAGCTAGAAAAAAGTTTAAAGTAAATCACGATTTTTTTGAAGAAATTGACACTGCTGAAAAGGCTTACTGGTTTGGATGGATGATGTCTGACGGAAATATAAGCGGAAGAAGGGTTAAACTGGCTCTGATTGACGAGGAAGTCTTGGCGAAGTTTAAAAAGGCAATTAACTTTGAGGGAGAGGTGCTAAGATACCAGACTTCACACAAAGATATATTCTCGGTGTGCGTCAATAGTAGAAAAATGGCAAACGACTTAAAAAAGCATGGATGTATTGAAAAGAAAACATTCTTGGCTCTGTATCCTAATATACGAAGCAATCTGGTACGCTTTTTTATCAGGGGATACTTCGAGGGCGATGGGTGCGTTAAGATAAGGAGACATAACAATCAGGCAGGAGTCTCATTTGTAGGAAATGTTGCAGTCCTATTGGGTATAAAAGGAGAAATCGAAGACAAGTGCGGTGTTAATTTTTATACGTACAGAAGGCCCGGTAAGAAGTATATGGAAATTTCCTGCGATGGTAATAAACAGGTAAAAAGAATTAGAGATTATTTATACGCCCAAAACGAAATTTACGATATGTTTTTACCTAGGAAACTAGAGATACTTAAGAAAATACAATAGCTTATTCTACAGAGTCTTCTGGAGAGTCTCTTGGAATTTGCGTTTAAAATACTCTGTCAAAGCTGGATTGTCCTCGAAATATTGATAAAAGTTGTCAACACCTTGGAGTTTATCTACACACTCTAAACCGGCGGTTTTAAGCTCTGTCAGGATGCTCTCATCGACAGACAGCCAAGAAGATTTCTTCTTAATCAACTCGAACATTATCATTAGGTCAACTATTTCGCGCTCAACCCATACTGAAGAACCATTAGTCCTACCATATTTAATTGGATAACGAACCTCAGTTCCGGTTTTTTCGTTCATCGACTTGCGAAACACGATACCGCACCAATGCCCAATTATTTTCTGGGAGGCATCTGAGGCTAAAATCTTATCGTCCTTGTTGTCGTGGTGTTGAAATTCGAGAATCCAGTCGCTATAGTGAAGCGGGGCATGTCCACCAGACGCATTAGTGGTTTGATGCTCTTTCGGGGCATATTTATCTAATTGAAGCTTAGTTCGTATCTGCGAAATCATTACGCAAATATGTCCTAGTTCGGCAATCGGAAGAGACATTTTCTTTAAGAAGTCCGCCGTTAAAGCTGACGTTCCAGCCACTCTTCCAGCCGTCCCGAACACCTTATTAACGTCGTCTTGGGGATTCAAAGAATCCATCGAGTCGATAACGAAAAAGTATTTGACATCTCCGGGGTTGTTATTAATAAGTTGAATTATTAATTGGCCTACCACCTCATAGATGTTGGTCTTAATAACTCTGAACTTCTCGGGAGAGAGATTCATCCCGCTTCTTGTCAGCATCTCGTCCGAGAGTCTGCCTTCTGATTTAAAATACACTACGTGTCCGTTAGGAACTAGCTCTTGGAAATTTTTAGCGAAACTAAGAGCGCAGCTAGTTTTTCCGCCTTCTGTAATTCCAGAGAATCTCGTCACACCGGGGCGAAGACCGCCTCCCATTTCTATATTCAACTTCAAAGAGCCGCCCGGAATCTTGTAATTCGCTGCTGGTTTAAAATTAAAGTGATAGTCAGAGTTGTCCTTTAAAAAGGCGTCAATTTGACTTTGCGAGGTGATTTGCTCTACTGGTTCAGTGGTTTTCTTTGCCATAATTAACGAATTGCATTACCGTCTTGGGTCGAAGAGAGACGTTCGTCTTTACCGGCTCTTCATCAAGCGGATACTCTTCGACGCATCGGGACGCTAACTGATTCGATAGTTGCTCGCTTTTCGACTGCTTACTTCGCCACTCTAGGACATATTTTTTACCGTTCGCTGTCTTAAAAAAATTAAGAGAATTTATTGAGAACGTCGGTTTGGCCATCAATAAGGCGTCTTCTGGAGTAAGAGAATTCTCCGCGAGCATGTCTTTGCACGCTTTGGTTTCTCGACCCCAATCAGCGCCGCAGAACAAGCGCGTCTTGTCATCCGATAGGAACTTCTTTATTATCGGGACGTATATTGATGGCTTTCTTGTTTTCAGTGAGGTAGTACTCTACCATATTCCTTATGGTTGTGTCAAATGGAATCTGGATTTTCCATCCGATGTCAGACATCTTTTTGACATCCCCATAGGGGTTATCGGCTAGTGTATGCTGGTTGCTGGGATTTATCCTTACTAGGCAGTTAGACTTAACCGACATCCCCTTAACCAGCGAATCGGGGAGATACAATCCATCCGCTCGCCATTCACCGACGATTCCAAGTGAATAGAACGCGCTAAAAATAATAGTTGATAGCTGTCTCCTAATTCCACTGCAAAAATGAGGAGAATCTAGCGGCTTTTTTTGTTGGAGAGCGTCCCACACTCCACGGACGATTTCCCTGCTATCAGACCAGTCTATATAATTATAAATGTCTCCGTCCAATACTATCGGCTCGAATTCAGACAAGGTCTTCATGGATAAGAATATTCTTGCCGCGCCCTTCGTTATCTTACAAACAGAGAAGTTCTCTTTTGACCTAGGACTCGTATGATTAAAAAGAATTCCGTGCGTGGCAAAAATCCCATACTCATCTCTGAACATAGAGACAAGTTTTCCCGCTGTAGATTTTGAAAGTGCGTATGGCGTTTTAATTTCATTAGATATAGCGTCTCCCAACTCTAAACTCGAACCCGCAGAGAAGAATCTGCACGATGGGCGAGACAAGTGAATGCGCTCTAGTATTCTAGCGACAGAATCTACGTTACACTCAAAGACTTCTGAGGCATTCCTCCAACTAGCTGATGGGTTAGTACTTGCTGCGAAATTAACAAAATAGTCTGGACGATAGTGCTTAAAAAAATACTTCATAGCCAAACCGTCTCTTATATCGAGATGTTGAACTGTGAATTTCTCGCCGAATTGGTCCAGTAGAAGCCCCTGCTGGCTACTAGTTAGGCGGCTTCTTGTGAATCCTATGACCTTATGCTCTGGGAAGTATTTGGTTAGATACTCCGCTAGGTAATATCCATCTTGACCAGTCACACCTGTTATAAAGACGGTTTTCATCTATCAATTGACAGCTATAGCGTCTGAGAATGGCTTCTGAAAGATAAATGAATAGTCATTTCTAAACTCAAGCCTTCTCTCGGAGCAAAATTCTTTCACAGCTATTCCTACTCCGTTTGTCCCATTACCAAAATCGTGTCCAGCCAAGAAGCCACCGGGTTTTATCTTGGGATACCAAGCGACCAAGTCCCTCTTGACATTTTCGTATAAATGGCTTGCATCTATAAAACAAAAATGTACAGAGTTGTCTTCAAAATGCGCCGCTGAACTGGAGGAATCCTCTCGAAAGTGACCAGTGAGATTTGATGGGGTGTTGCCCGATATATTCTTCAAGAAAGACAGGTACAGTGCGTCAACTCCTCCGTTCGCGGCCTGCCATGTTTTTGCATTCTCTCCCCAAGGCATCGCTCCGTCCCCTTCGTCTGGAGTTATTGTAAATAAATCGACGCAGTAAAACTTAAGCTCTTTGCCGCCCTCGCCTATCTTCTCCATCATATAGCAGGCGCTCTTTCCGAGAAAAGAACCTACCTCTACGAGCGTATCTCCGCTCTTCGAGCTGTTTACGGCGAAATTGTAGATATTCTCGAAGTCGAACCATCCGGGGACATCTTTATGTGTTTGTGTTTTCATTTACGTATGTTATGACTTGAAAAAGTCCAATCCTCTTCGTTACTATTTTTGCTTTTCAAGATGTACTCGTTCTTTTCCATCCAAGATAGTATATCATCAAAATGGGGGTTTATATATGTTTTATTGTGATTCTGCATCTCTATTGTTATTTCTCGCGGCCTGCTCACCATATCAAGAAGAACTTGATATTCCGAGCCTTCCATGTCCAATAGTAGGATATCTATCGGAGCCATAGCCTCAAAGCTTTTTATAGTTTTACAGTCCACGGTTATCTTCTTAAATGATTTAAGATATTCTTCGCTACCGGTCATTTCTGCTGGAGATGCTACTCCATGCACGTAGGAAGAGTCGCCATTCGAGCAGAACTCTATTTGACCGTCGTACCCGCATATACATAAATTAAAGATGCGGCAATTCTTCTTATTAGAAAAAGCCTTAGCTAACTCAGCATAAATTAATGGATTCGCCTCGAAAAGATACAGACTATCTGTATAGTTGCCTAGAGTCCTGCTGATTGACGGGTTTCCAACTCCTATTTCATATATGTTCATATTATGGGAAGAACGGTGTAGTTATACGGGTATCTTCTGGAATTACTATCTGCTTTCTCTGAAGCTCTGTAAAAAGGGCTTCTCTCGATTCGTTACTTGTACCTGCCGAATGGCAAATAAAGTCGCCGACGACAAAGTTCTCATCCGGCGTGCCCCAGTGGTAGTAGCTATTAAAGAATCTGTTATTGACTAACTTGACGTGGTTTCGTACTTCTGGGCTATCTCTTATTTCCTCGATTAGAGCGCCCTGTTCCCACCAGTTACCTCTGAAGTAGTGCTCTTTAAGCCACAGCCTTTTAAAGAACTCTCTACTCCAGCTAGAGGACTTGATGAGCATGACTCCAGAGTTTACTCCTTGAAAATGATGCTTGTATTTGCTGTCAGAAATAATTACGTCATAGTTATTATCTATTAGATTCTCAAGTCTGATAGTTTGATTCATTATCATTGCATCACACTCAATGTAAATTATCCAGTCATAATTCGGGAGCTTGTCGTTGATGATGTCTATCTTAGCCCATCCGATAGCCCTATCTGCGGCGAAATTATCTGTTTTGCAATAAAAATCATAGCCGTGTCTTAGAGAATATAATTCCTTTGAAGGCTGGGTCAATTTAGCTAACTCACTAAATGGGCAACCTTCGTGACTGCCAGAGTCGTAGAACGAAAAAACAAGAAATTTCATATCAGCGTTTCAGATTAATATAGCAAGGGTTCACGGAGGACATATAGTACAAAAAGTTTTGCCGTAGCTCGTCGGTAGTTTTAGGGTGCCATACTGAGATATTTTTAAAGTTGCTCATAATAGCCTCATCATCTTCTGCCCAGTGAGAAAAGCCATCATGCGAATAATCTTTTCCGCGCCCTGAGCCTACTAGCTTAACTGGGATTTTTTCGTGGTCTATATAGTTTCTAATTATCTCAAAAGGTCTATATAATAAAAATGGAGTTATCGAATAGCAAATAGCTATTTTCCCGGTTAGAGCGATACCGACACCAGCACCGACTAGTAATTGTTCAGCCGCGCCAACATTAATAGCTCTATCTGGATGGTTCAGTCTGGCGCTATCCCAAATACCATATCCTAAGTCCCCAGTCAACAAAAAGACGTTGTGACTTTGACTCATTAAATTCTCTGTAAGTTCTGCGAATACTCTTCTCATAATACTCCAATATCATCTGTAAGTGGATGTTCTTTAAGGACGAGATAATGTCCGCCGATTCCAGCTAGCGTCGGATATTCTCTGACATCAGTAAGACGGACGTTCACTGTCGGTAAAAATGCTCTCAGCTTTCTAACTAACTTGTCGCAATCTACTGCATCATAAGCAGAATATCCATTTATATTGGCGTAAATCTTCATATTCTCTAACTTATTATTGTCTATAAAGCTTAGGCTCTCCCATACGCTTCCTTCAAAAGACTCGCCATCGCTAATTAGGCAATAAACATTCTTGCTTCTATCAGACAACGCATATCCAACGGATACGGTAATTCCTAATCCCAAACTGCCAGTAGAGCAGTAGATTCCAGACGCCTTATCAAATCCGGGGTGGACTCCATGCTTTTCAAGGAGAGCCTCGGCGTTTAGTCCTTGATACTTTTCGATAACAACATATAAAGCTAACGCAGCATGACCGCTAGAGAGAACGAATACTTCGTCCATCTTTTTTTGAGCGTATATCTCGTTTATAATATCAACCGCTGTTAGGCATGATGATAAATGCGAGAGCTTATGCTTTACGCTGATGTCAATTATCCTTTGATGGAGTGAGTAGTCTTTCATGTTCCGCAAATTCTGATATAGTCTTTTAATCCTTGCTCAAGGCTAAATCTGGGCGACCAGCCATACGTCCTTTTCAAGTATGAGATATTAGCGCACCAATAATCAGAGTCATAGTCTCTAATTCTGCTCTGAACGAGCTGTTTTGAGATAGATTTTCCGAACGCAGCCTCAAAAGTCTGAACTAGCAGTCCGTTTGACGTACAGATTCCGCTTCCTATATTCACTATATCGCTAGGTTCATTGGCGGTAATTATCGCTCGGACTGCTTCTACGAAATCTTTTACATATAGAAAGTCGTGTGCTCCGTCGTAAATTTTTACCACCTCTCCATTTTTAGCTGAACGATATATTGTGGGAATAAATCTATCGGGAGACTCGAATTCGCCGAATATAGAATACGGCCTAACTATAGATACTTTAAAGTTGCACTTCTTTCCGTAGGCCTGAGCTATCATCGCGCCAGAGGTTTTGGTGGCTTCATACATCGACGTTGGATTAGGTATATCGGTTTCGCTGCTGGGCACAGTCATCCTACCATATTCAGACGAAGACCCTAAATAAATAAATCTTTTGAGCGAAGGTCGATAGTGGTATCCAGATACTTGCTTAAGCACATTTTCCGTCAAGATAATATTGGACTCAATCATCTTCTGCTCATTATGTACTTCTCCAGCGCAGTGAACTACATACTCTGGGCGAAATGTCCCGATATCTTTGATGTCATTACTCCTGAGCCAAGCAAAGACTTCAAAACCAGCATCAGAAAAATCCTTGCAGAGATTTCTCCCTAGGAATCCGTTAGCTCCTGTAATTAGTATTCGGCTCACCAGTATCAGACTTTATTCGTGACAGGAGCATTCTTACAGATATCCAAAATATTTTTAGCTACTTGCATTCGGTTGAATCGGTCAATGAAAGAGTCTTTAGTTTTACGTAGTAGCTTCTGATAATCGCTATAATTATTATAGACATGGACTACTTTTTCGGCTATACTGGCCGCATTAGGAGAGCAGAGGACTTGACTCGGAAAGAACTCTAAAGACGTGGGCGAATCGTTGCAAAGAATAGGAACACCGCCAGTAATACAGAACTCTATCGGAGGAAGACCAAGTCCATCGAAGCACGATGGATAAATCAAAATCTGACAAGAGTTCATAATACTCTGCAACTGTTCGTCTCTAATAAGGCCTATGTAGTTTCCGAATCCGGGGTTTTCCGGGCCGCATACCACTAGTTCCCTAGTATGGATACTCATTAGCTCCATAGTCTCCTTAACCAGTCTGACCCGCTTCATGCTATCATTAGCTCTTCCGCAATAGAGAAACGGGATGTGTCTAACAAATCCTAGATTGCAGACATCTTTGATGGGATTTCCAATGACTCTGACTTTCGATACGTCAATACCAAGATATCTTTTAATAGAAAACCTCGTAGTTTCGCTTATACAGGTTATAGCATCTGCGTGCGCACATTGACCTTTGAGCTTTCCGACAATCTCCAAGAAATTTGGAAGAAAATATGGAAGGTCCAAAATGTTTAAAATCAGAAACGCGCCCGACCTTTGCTTCATCTCTATAGCTTTATCCCATAGTCCAGTATCATTGCAAAAAATTACATCAGGGCTATCTGTCGGTTCTGTGATATGACCGAGCGACTGTAATCCATACTCGATTCTCTCAATCTGAGACAGTTCTGTCCGGGCACCTAGGCAAGTTATTCTCATAATAGATATTTGAGGGCGGATACTATTTGTTCGCAGTCGATTTCGTTTACGTTACGAGCGTTGATTGGAATAAAATTTCTGTTGATTGGCTGTATATTATGAACGAAATTTTGCTCTCCTATTTGATATTCCGCATCGCTATATAGTCCGACCTGTTTATGTCCATAGGCCGATGCTGCCCACCCCATAAAAGTATCTGTGTGGACTAGGACTTTGGTCGACAATACTACTTGTACGGACTCCAGAATAGAAAGATTTGGCTTTTCTGCGTATCTCAACCTAGGCTCGTCCGGGCCACCCGTCTGAAAAACTTTATATCCCATGCCTCGTATGCGAGCGCATACTTCATCAGCTTTTTCAATCGTTAGTTTCTTAAGATTAGACTGATTATACCATCCAGCGAACGGGGCCAGTGCGATATAGTCTTCATATCCAGAAAGAAGAGAAAACCATCTGTTCAAGTGGCACTGCTCGGCTGGAACATCACCCAGCCCGTGCATGAAACAGACCTCACTAGTTTGATGCCTTTTTGAGAACCAAGGGCCATTGGAATAATCGTGCTTCGGCATGGGATTAAAAATGCCAGAAAATGCTTTTGATTTTATTAATTTTCTGTCATTCTCGGTAGGAAAGTTGTCATAGCCTTCCCATATATGGGTTTCGTCTATAAAGGGGTGTTTCTCGAACAGAGGTTCAGCGCCAGAATATTTTTGAGAGATTCCTAAAGATAATCGACATTCTGGATACATCCATTTTAGCCTTCTGGCTGCGACGGTATTCATTACTAAGTCTCCATACTGACCGGCGTTAAAACCAGAAAAAAACTTCATATTAAATTCGAGAAATCTAAACTCGCATATCTGAGACTGTTGACCTGCGGAAGTCCTTCTACTTTGTCCTCTACTGCGGTTCCTCCATAAGATGCCCAAGTAGCATTCCAGAACTCCTTGTTCAGAGAATCTCTGCGCGATAAATCTAGGTATCCAAGATGTACGACGAATGGAATATCGGCAGAATTGAGTTGTTCAATAGATTCTGCATTTTTGAAGGCTACGCTTGAGACTAGTGAGCTATCACTATACAGAAGTTCGCATCCGTCGCTCTTCTCCTTATCGAATTTTTCGCCCTCTAGCCTTGCGAAATATACTACTCCACGGTGCAGTCTGCCTCGTGATTTTGAATCTTTTTTATGGATATACCATTTACTATTTATGTCTTTATAAGAATTTATGTCCCTATACATATTAACTACTGGCAACATTAAAGCATCGACATCATCGGACAGTACTTTGCGAAGAAGCTCTTCGTCACTGATAAAGTCATTCCATGCGTCAGGATTCCCGACTCTTTCGTCAGCGTCTAGCTGAATACAGAACTCTCCAGAGCATTTTTGCAAGGCAGCTTCTTTCAGCTTCCCATCTACAGCAAACGTTTTAGTATCGTAGTCGGTCTGGACTATCTTTATAGGATATGAGTCTTTAAAACTATTTAGCACGTCTAGCGTATCGTCTTCATTTTTTATTGTACCAACGACGATTTCGTCTCCGACTAGGGAAAAGTTCTTGAGAGCGGACTCTATGTTAAATTTTCCTTTAGTTATATTAAAGGCTGTCGTATAAACGCTAATCATATATTAATTCAGGCTTCTTTACTTTGTTCTTTAGGTAATATGCCTCATTGAATTCTAATCGCTCAAGAGAACTATTCCACGAGTAAGAGCACTCTCCAAAATGTTTCAACTGATAACGGACTTTCTCTTTTCCATTAGTATGAAGCCAAGTCATGTGGCGGACGTTAGCTACGGACTCTGGGATTTTCGCGTTAGGAAGCCTTTTGTAATCCGTGCCGTCATTATAAGATACGTCGTTATCCCAATAAAACGACGAGATTCCACCGTGAATCCTGTTACTGAATATCCTAGGAGGACAAAATCCACTTATCCAAGTCCTACCATCGAAAACATAGTTCTTGAAATTGATGGAAAAATACGGCCCGTGACTCGTTTCTGATAAAATTTTAGTAATTGCGTTTACCTCTTTATCTGTGTAGAACTCGTCTCCGTCAACGAGCCATACGTAATCGACATCCCTATAGAGCAGATACTTCAACGCCAGATTCCGAGCTTCCGCTTCTGGTAGCGGACATACAGACGTAGAGATATGCTGGACTTCTGGAGTTTCGTAAAGTTTTATCAGAGTGTCCTCGTCTGGCGGGATATCGAACTTATCGAACTGGATATTGCACGCCGAGATTACGAATGAGTCTCCCTTGAACGGAGATAGAACATTATCTATATCGCCAGCACAATTGTATGAGACAGCTAGAATTCCTATCTTCATTTAAGCTAGCGGGTGTTTGTTTTTCTTGCACTTCTTTTTGTACTTTTCAACAGCGGTGTCCTTAACCGGGTCTGACCCGTATTTTTCCGCCCGCTTCGCACTCAAATCGGCGCTGACATCCCACATATCGCCCATTGTCATTCTCTTTTGGGTAGCGCGCATAAAATCAGCCTTAGAGTCTGGATTTATGTTAGTGTCAACAGACATTTGCGGTGATTCAAAAACCCTAACCCAAGCTTGGCCCCCTTCGGAATAGACATGGTCTTCTCTCATACTTTGATAGATATCCTTGGTTTCAGAGGTCTTGGGGTTTTTATAAGTATAATACGGCATATTATTGAAAATAAGATTTAGCGATGTCTTTGGTAAATACGAAAAGGAACTCCTTGTCCTCGCCAGTGTCTATCAGACTTGAATTAGTGAAGCCATGTTCTTTCATGTGCGCGAACAGTTTGTCCAGAGATGCCGTGTCGTCGGTCTTGGTCATCCCGCATACGGCGTTGCATTTGCTGATAAGCTTGCTATTAATTAGCACGTCTGGCTCATAGGAGCCACCAAGATTTATTTTTAGCAGATGAACTTCTTGTCCACCGTAGTTAAGTAGAGCGGTGTCTAAACTCATACATATAGACAATTCTTTATCTCCAGAGCTTTCGTCCGCAATATTTACCGAAGAGAAATCAAAAAACTTATCCTCAGAGAGCTTCGGCTTTTCAAAAGCTAGAAATCCAGACTCAAATAATACAGAAGAATTGACCGCCGTAACCCCATCTCTAATAAATAAAGTATTACGAAGAAGACACTCAAAATTTTCTGCGTTAGGCTCGAAGCAGTAAATTCTAGCAGCACCGCGAACAGCGCAGTTCGTAGCGAAGAACCCGATGTGTGCCCCGATGTCGAACACAATAGAATCCTTCGGTAATGTCGCCAACTTGTAAGCGTTCGCGTAAAAGACTTTGTCTAGGACGAACTGGTCGTTCGTGAATAATCTAATTTGTAGCGTTGGGTTCATAGATTGTGTTTCTTGCTGTTTGCTCGTGCTTCGTTAAATTTATCAAAAGCTTTCTTAAGACATCTCTCTGATTTAATCGTAATTTTTATTCTACCTTCTCCTACCTCTTCTTCAGTCACGATTTCTGGAGATGTATTCTCGATTTGAGTAATGAAAAACTCTGGCGGGCGGTCTGATACGTCTCCGACTATTAAGTCCATCGGCAAAGACGCCTTATTTAAATCTTCTCGCTTCAAGGTAAATACGATAGGATTTTCGTTCATAGTGCTTCTATAATTTGATTTACCATTTTTTGTCTTGAGAACTCTTGCTGCAATTTAATTCCAGAAGCGTTAACTGGGCTGCTCTTGACTCTTTCTATAGCTTGTTCGCATCCGTAGATAAAAGCGTCTTCATCGAATGTAAAAATACTGCCCTGATTAAACGGCGCTCCCTGACGGAAGAATAATCCGTCGTATGCTGGGGTTTTACCGTTTGGCTTTACAAGAACCGAGTTTTCGGCATTGGCCCAGCCTTTATATCCATGAGCGTCCAAAATAACCGCGTGTTTTCCCATCGCTACAGACTGGAACTCAGGAAGTCCCCAGCCTTCTCCTCCACTCAGTCCAAGCACGATATCCGACGAGTTAAGAAAGTCATTATATAGAGAGTTCTGTAGCATGTGCCCGAAGAAATTCACATTAAATACAGACCGTCCGCCCAATAGTTCATTCGTAACTCTGTTATTTGTCTCTGCCGGGTTCGGGAAGAAAGGATTATAGACAGCGGCCTGCAAGAAATAACGACGGTCATTTCCGAACTTCTTAATCCAAGATTTGATTACTTTTTCGTGAGATTTCCTTTTCTCATATTTGCCTACGACGTTAAAAGTAATCCTATCAGGAATTCTCCTTGTATTTTTGACTTTGAAATTGAAGTCGTCAAAAGCGAGCGGAACATATTTAGTCTGGACTCCTCGACTAGCGAATACATCGCAGGTGTATCGAGACGTAAATAACGTGTTCTGACTTCCAGCAATAGTAAGCTCTGCGCTTGTCGGCTCGTCTAACTCGTAAAATGATAGAAGTGTCGGATTTGCGCTATACGATTCAAGAGAACCTAACAAGTGCCACAACTTGAAGCATGGGGTGCTCCTGCTATACTTAGATAAACTGTCATTCATCAATTGCTGTACGGCTGGGCTAAACGACTTCACAGAAGACTGGTCCTGACTGGACAAGTCTAAGTCATGTCCGATATTAAATAAGCCATCTACTTTCGCTAGTAACTCCGGGTTCTCGATGAGTGTCCGCAGAATTAAGGTCGATGTCTGACCTAGACTGGTAGAGTTTATTGGTAGATGAAGAGAGAAGTTTTTCATTGTAATTCTAGCGTTTTTATTTTCCTTTTGAGATTCCTAATAGCTCGACCATGTATTCCAATTACGGTCGGGACGCTAATTTTCATATCATTAGCGATGGTCTTCCATGTAACAGGGCCAGCTTGTGCGTAGTACTTTAAGTGAATAATTTTGCGATGTATCGGATTCTCTAGTTTTTCGACAGCCTCGTTGACTAAAGACGCTCCAAAAATAGTATTGGAAGATTCATATTCTTGAGCAATCTGGCGACTCTCAATAAGTTCGTTTATCGAATCATCGCTGAAGTCAGAACAATGCTTTTTACTTAAAATACTTTTCAAGCATAAAAATCTGGCGTAGTTTCCGACAAACGTAGAAAATTTAGCGCCTCTAGTCGGGTCAAACTTTTTTACGCAAAAATAAATGATTGAATCTTTATCGTCAAGTATATCAGCTATTGGGATTCCTACGGAGGTAAAGACAGAGCTATACCTCTGGCATACTTTGTAAAAGACCTTTTCGTATCTTCGGCAAAGCTCAAGGTAGCTGTCCGAGCATGAACTATTCACGACGGAAGAAATAAGTTCACTGTCGTTTTTTTTAGTAAAGTCGTCCATTCAAGTATGAGACTACTTGGTCCACTTCTGCATTTAACTTTACTCCTATATCGTTTGATGTTTGCCATTCAAGTTTAAAATCAGCCGACTCCCTTAAGTGGGGGTCGTATTCTGCCTCGTCTGCGTTAGGAGGAGAAAGATACCACCGCTCACCCTCCACTACATTATATCTTCGGATATGGACTAGAGCGCCGCCCAATCTCCTAAGCCACGCAAGTTCGTTTGGAAACCGAATGTCGGTGACGACAACCAATGACTGCAATGCGTTAGCTACAACTTGTTGGTGGATTTTATTTATCCAGCAGTCTCCATTAGTTAATCCTCTCATAGCGCATCCATGTGCTACCAGAAGAGGGCGGACGACCTCCTTTTCCACAGCAGAGCAGTGTAGAATGTCGATACCGTACTTAAGCGTTAGGAAGTCTCGCATGTCTTTCTTAAGCTCGTCAGCTAAAGCCACTCGGACAACTTCCCCGCGCTCCATTAGTTTCGAGCATAATAAGTCCTTGCCTGACCTAGCTAGGCCGCACAACCCAACTAGCCCCTGTACCTTAATAAGAGTACCCTCGGTGTTAGTACCGTGATGAATCATAAAATGAATAATAATGTAAAGACAAAAGAAGCGCAGACTATACTTTTTTAGGAAATTAAGAAAGCAAGCCTGTTTTAAAGGACATGCTTTCTTAACATCCTGCAAACCAAACTTTTTTGAGGTGTCTTCATTTCCGTGTTATGTTGTTGAATATTACTATTCTGGACATAGACGGAGTTAGACGCGCATAGGGCAGCTTCAGCCATTCAGGACCATAGGGGTCTATCGTGCCCCGGCGTCTAGCTCTACCTTTGTCAACGTGACGTTACCCGCCTCGTCCTAAAAATAGTTTCGGACCATCCCCCTAGTCTTTCGACTAGGGATTCCCAACCAACGGTTGATGTGCCCTTATGTGACCTGTTGCTTGTTTCCCCATATCACACGCTTTAACCACGCAGTAGTATCTTCGACCTTGCCCAAGGGCCACGACCATTTTCAGGTGATAGCTGCTAGTTAACGCCCGTCTGAAAGCGGGAGGCACTTATTTCCATGTCCAGATATATTACTGAAATTATGCTAGCATGGGTTTAGCGATTTGTCAAAGTTTTTTTTGGCAGAGTCGTAGAATACGTGTTTAGATGGCCCGTCGAATAGTATGATTGTATTCGTACTAGCGCTGCTGGCCATAACGTATTCTTGTATAGCTCGGAGAGCATTTTTATACTCACCAAGTCCATTTTAATAATTATGAATTTTATAGAATTGGTTATTTTTATAGCGTTGGCGTCGTCGGCAATCGGATATATCGTGTCGGATACGAAGGCATTCGAGTCATACTCCAAGCTGTTTTGCCGGATGGCGAGGAAAGGGAGCGCCTTTTTTAATGACCCAATACAGTCAAGGTTGAATTTCTGGACGCGACTGGGGATAAAGTGGCCAAATAGCTTTTGGATAGCGCTAGCAAGCTGTGGAGAGTGCCTATCAGTGTTCTGTTCAATTGCGATAAGTGTAATATTCGGAGACGGAAGACTAGTCATCGTATTCGCTACTGTCTGGGTGACTGTTGTTTTTTACTATTCGCTAGTTAAAATCGTGTATATCCTTAACAGAAAAGGATGAGTCCAGAATTAGAAAAACGATTCGCCGCTGGCGCGGAGGCATGGAATCTCGATACGGTTATCGGGGGACGAGTCGTTGCGCCTCAAGTCAATCTTCCAGAGCACGTCGGAGCCTCCAGCGCACCAGTTCCTACTTCTCCAGAGAGTCTAGTCGTGCTCCTTGGCGGCGGACCCGTAGCCGACGCGATAGACTCTGAGCTAAAAATATCATTTGAGGGGTTGCAGTCCTTTGTTGGGTGGTACTTCCCTTTAAAAGATAAGTTCTCCAAAGAGCAGCAAGAAGCGTTTAATAGTCTTTGTGCCCTAGAGGTACTGGTTAATAGCGGATGCAGTTGCAGTAAATCGGCCCGGAATAGCCAAGCTCAAGAATATTATAAGAACTTCTTTCTCACGAACCATGAAAGAGGCAACGACCTGATAGGAACCATAAAAACTATAGCAGGAGTTTCTATTGTTAAATTTTTTGATTTATCCTCTTCTCCCGAACCGTTTCTCGTCGTATAGCTCCCTACACGGGAATTTATGGCGCAAAATGTATTTTCTCTGTTTGGGCGTTTTCGCTTGCGCGTGGGTGCAACCCGCTGTATGATACTTGAACAGTATGATTTTTGAAGAACAGACATCTCGAAGGCCTAATAAATATCCGTGGACTACGGAATTCGTAGAAGCTATGCACAATGGCTTCTGGACGGATAAAGAATTTAATTTTAATTCAGATAAGCACGATTTTCTAGTTACGCTTACCGAAGAGGAGCGTGAGGTCATCGTTCGGACGCTTTCTGCCATTTCTCAAATAGAAGTTGCTGTAAAGACATTTTGGGGTAAACTCGGAGACAACCTTCCTCATCCTTATATCGCTGATATGGGATATGTCATGGCCAACGTGGAGGTCATCCATAATAATGCTTACGAAAGGCTTCTTCATGTCCTCGGGCTAGATGACGTATTTGAGCAGAACTTAAAACTCCCCTGCATCGGCAATAGAGTTAAGTACTTGAAGAAATATTCTAAGGGCGTATATCGAGATGAGAAAAAGCAGTTTATTTACGCGCTAATTCTCTTTACCCTTTTCGTAGAGAACGTATCGCTCTTCAGCCAATTTTACGTTATTAACTGGTTTGCCCGTAATAAGAACGTTCTTAAAGATACAGACCAGCAGGTTAAATACACTAGGAACGAGGAGAATATACATGCCCTAGTGGGAATTAAACTCGTTAACGTGATTCGTGAGGAATATCCAGAGCTTTTTGATGCGGAGCTAGAGGCTAGGGTTAAACAAGAGGCGGTCGTGGCATTCGAGTCGGAGTCGGTTATCATTGACTGGATTTTGTCTAACTACAAACAAGATGGACTTACTCCAGAGGTCTTAAAGGCTTTCGTCCAAAGGCGAATCAATGAATCGCTTGTCCAGATAGGCTATTCTGAAATCTTTATCGTGAGTCCGACTGTCGTCAAGGAGACTAAGTGGTTCTACGAAGAACTCCTCGGGAATAACATGGCGGATTTTTTCAAGACAAGGCCGACGGAATACTCTAAAAAAGGCAAGAGCTTTGATGTCGATGAATTATTTTGACCGGATATAAAAAATGAAGACTAGACCAGATTTCCAATTTTTAAATAAAGACTCAAGAACCTTTTTAAGTCGCGGCTACCTAGAGAGCGGTGTCACTCCAGAAGACCGATACTTGACTATTTCTAATGTCGCTGAACAAATTCTAGGAATCCCCGGATTCGCAGAGAAGTTCTATGGATATATCAAGAAGGGCTACTACTCTCTAGCGACGCCGGTGCTTACTAATTTTGGAGCGAAAAATGGTCTTCCTGTGTCATGCTTCGGCTCAAGGGTAGAAGATACCCTGCCGTCTATCCTTGGGAAAGCAGCGGAGGTAGGAATGATGTCAAAAGGGGGCGGAGGAACATCCGCTGATTTTGGCGCAATCCGACCACGCGGGTCGAAAATAAGTGCTGGTGGAGAATCTTCTGGCCCGGTACATTTCATGGAGATTTTTGACTCTGTTTCGGAAACAGTCAGCCAAGGTAGCACCCGCAGGGGCAGCTTCGCAGCATATCTTCCCGTAGAGCATCCTGACGTATTAGAGTTCCTTAAGATTCGTTCTGACGGGCACAAGATTCAGAACATCAGCATCGGAGTAACAATTACTGATGAGTGGATGCGGGAGATGACCAAAGGATGTCCTGATAAGCGAAAAATATGGAGCAAAATAATCCAAAAACGATGTGAAACGGGTTATCCCTATCTTTTCTTTACCGACACTGTTAATAATAATTCTCCGCAGGTATATAAAGATTTGGGGATGAAGATTTTGGCGTCGAATTTATGTAGCGAAATCTGCCTGCCCTCTAGCGGTGAAGAGTCGTTTACTTGCGTGCTATCGTCGCTAAATTTATTGTATTGGGACGAGATAAAGGAGACTGATGCCGTCGAATGCCTTGTCTATTTTCTTGACGCCGTGAACGAAGAATTCGTCAAGAAATCTGCTGGCGTCCCATTCATGCGTCCAGCGCATCTTTTCGCCAAGAACCATCGAGCTTTGGGTATGGGGGTATTAGGATGGCACTCTCTGCTTCAGTCTAAAATGATTGCCTTCGAGTCTATGAGCGCGAAAATGCTTAATTTAGAGGTATTTCAGGAGCTAAAGAGTAGAGCCGAAAAGGCATCTCAAGAACTCGCAATCATTCTCGGAGAACCGAGTCTTCTAGTCGGAAAAGGGCGTCGAAATACTACGCTTATAGCTATCGCTCCCACGACCTCCTCTTCTTTTATCTTGGGACAGGTAAGCCCCTCGATAGAACCGTTGAACTCTAATTATTTCGTCAAGGACTTAGCGAAAGGTAAGTTTACTTATACCAATCCATTTTTGCGTAAACTGTTGGTCGATAAAGACCAAAATACAGAACCAGTTTGGGAGTCGATTCTACTTCACGGAGGCTCGGTTCAACATCTATCTTTCTTGTCGGAAGAAGAACGCGCCGTGTTTAAAACCTTTGGCGAGATTAGCCAAAAAGAAATAGTAATTCAGGCTGCTTCAAGGCAGAAGTTTATTGACCAAAGCCAGTCTTTGAATCTAATGATACCTCCAAGCATCAAGCCTAAAGAGATAAGCGACTTACTGATTGAAGGCTGGCGACTCGGAATTAAAACATTTTATTATCAACGGTCTGCTAATCCAGCACAGGAGTTATCTAGGTCTATAATGACCTGCAAATCATGCGAAGGATAATCCCTTGACAAAGGACGGACTTAGGTGTAAACTCCAATAGTTAGTAATGGGCGCGTAGTAGTATCGAACTAAAATACGAACTATTCAGTCGCACGCAGAGGACTCCGATGGCCTCTTAAATAATCGGAAAAAAAGTAAGTGCTAAAACAGCAAAAAACACACGGAATAGTTTCTGCGTAGTGAGCAGCCGTGCAACCGCCTTGGTCTAATGGCCAAGCCGCTTAGGGATTGATGTCTGTAGATTCCATAAGCGTAAATTCAGAATTGGTCAGCCTCAGTGATTAGAGGGCCGACTGAAAAGTAATCTATAGTTCAAATGATGTTTGTTTATCAAGAGTCACTTGGACTGAAGTAATTAAAAATAAACTAAGCGTGTAGTGACCTATGGAAAGTATTTTTTTGACGCGAGGTGCGACTCCTCGCCGCGTCCACCACTTTTCTTTACGCCCAATACGGCGTAGAATTTATTTGACTTACTAGTCAGTCTAGCAAGAGCTAGCTTTCCCCAAGGAAGAGCAGGAATTTAAGTTCTTTTGGTTGATTCTCGTCGCGAATATCGCATCAATTCCTGTTCTCGTCGCTGAATAACCGGCATCGGTAAATATATCTAAGAAATGTTTTGCCATAAAATCAAAACTTCTCCCATGAGTCTCGTGGGTTTCTATGAAGAAATTACGGACCACATCTTTTACTTCTCCCACTGACGAGGCGGTGATAGACTCGTATTCCGAGCCTTCAATGTCTATCTTGCAGAAGTCTATTTTCTTCTGATTAATAATCGAAACGATTGCCCTCAATGTCATTCCTTCTACTGAAGTCGTATGAGAGGTCGATGTTCTTTTGACCAACGAATTCATCGTCGAGTTACTTTCGTCAATAAAAAACTCAATGGGTCCATTCGTCGGGCTTACGGCGTATCTTAATGGAGTTATCCTAGGCAGATTTTTAATGTTTTTCTGCAATATTGAGAAATGAGATGGGGTAGGCTCTATTGCGAAAATTTTTGAGCAGCAATCGGATACGTGCATAGAAAATAATCCGATATTCGCGCCCAAATCCAAGACAACTAAATCGCTTTTGTCGTTGAAAAATGGGTAGAAAACAGTATCTAGTTGTGCCGCGATTAACCTAGCCTGACTGGTTTTGCTAGAAACATGGGCTGCTATCTGAGGGTCGGAGAGGTCTAGTGAAATATAATCTCCACGAGTCCTGCGAATTTTAATATCATCCATACAGGTTAGACTATACTAGACGCCAATGCTTCATTATTTCCCTTGACGTGAGCCTAAGTTAGAAGTATCATCCTACATGGACCTAACCCAATTCTCTCCTCCCACTTTCGGCCTTCGCCTAGAAGGAAACCAGCTAAAATGGCCACCCGAATTCGGGGCGGAGCCTTCCGGCTGGAGAGATACTGTCTTTCTCTCTTATGACCAGTATCCGTTTTGTGTGCCTGACAAATGGAACGAGTTGTGTATAACTGAGGCTGGTGAACTATATGTAGAATATAGCGACCTCTCACTAGTAGAGGACAATACTTCTCCCGTGGGATACAAAGCAGAATGCGCTAAAATGAATCTCCTGAAGCTTGACTCTTTTACTGGGTCTATCTGTTTCGAGACATACGTAGCCTCCGATATCGGAGAAGATGACTATTTTCTTGTCGGTAACATTACTTTCTATAGGGGGAAACTCGATGAAGTAGTCCTTTCCATAAAGAATAGGATAGACAATTCTTCACGCAAGTCCAGCCTGCTCGAACAGCAACGGTCCTTAAATAAAACTATCAAACGACAAGAGGCTAAATGGTTTCCGGCATACCTTATCTACAAAAAGATTTTGGAGGTTGTCCTCCAGACTATAAGCGCTATATGGTACACTCCGATTTGGCTCCTTAAAAAAATCTTCAAATTCCTGACGCCATTTTGAAGTCTTAGTATTTTACGAAGTGATTCTAGCGCTGGAATAGGTAAAACCCTATTTTAGAGGAAGTTCGATACAGCTAAACAGCCGTTTGGGAGAGGTAGCAGAGCGCCTATGGGTAATCAATCGCCTCGCTAATACCACAAGGTAGCTGCAATTTTAAAGTCTCTAGGGTAATGTTTCCCGACGATGAGAAGGTTAAAGCAGTCGTTATTAGTACACGACCACTAGAAATAGTGAGATAAATGCTAGATTAATACAGAATATCGGCTATAAAAACGTAAATTGGTGTAATATAGTATATGATTGGCATATACTGTATCACTAACAAAATCAATAAAAGAAGATATATAGGGTCTTCTGTCGATATCTATCGGAGATTTAAAGAGCATCAAAGCGATTTACGATGCGGTTCTCACGCCAATTCTTTCCTACAGAACAGTTTCCGAAAACACGGTGAGGATAGCTTTCTTTATGAGATAATTGAGCAGTGCGATAAAGAAATTCTAATAGATAGGGAGGAATTCTGGATTTTACAGCTTCAGAGTTTTGAAGCCAAGTTCGGCTATAATTTTAGCCCGTATCCAAAAAGGCCGAGACTAGGCAAAAAAGCTTCCCCCGAAACTCTCGCTAAAATGTCGGCCTCGAATAGCGGAGAAAATCACCCAAATTGGGGGAAAAAGCTGAGTAGTTCTCATGTCAGAAATATAGCACTGGGGCAGAGTGGAATAAAAAAGCCGTCTTCCGGCAGAAAGAAGACTTACTCTATTATAAACCCTCAAGGAGACATTGTCGTCTTCACTGGTTTAAGGAAGTTCTGTAGAGACAATCGTCTTAACACGACTTGTATATTAAAACTCGTTAAAGGTACGCAAGAATATCACAACAAATGGAGGTCTGTCGTGCAGGGAGTCCCCATTAAAGGCCGGGGAGATAGGGCGGTCTGCTGCTTTTGCGACGATAAAGAATATCGTTTTCTAAGTATGGGCGACGCTGGTAGAAGTAAACTCTTCGATAAAAAAGTCAGTCCCAAAAATATCTCGAATTGTTGCAGGGGCAGAGTCAAGTTCTGCGGAAAAATAAACGGAAAATTAGCCACTTGGAAGTATTCCTGAGATATTAGCTTGTTAATAATTTTCTTGACTTCTGCGTCTTACGTCCTTAGAATACCGTTATGGGAATTGAAAATAAAATTGTTGTCTTGTGCTTAGACGCCGTGTATCGCGACATAGAATATAAATCTGTCGCCGACGCATTCGTGTCTATGAATTCCTGCTCTAAGGATGGAAAGCCTAGTTGGTTAGCTCTTGAGATTTCCTACGGCGAACTCGCAGATGGGTCAATAGACACGAGTAATTGTACGAATTTCAGACTGGTCGAGTGGAGCGAATGGGTAAAACTACCAGTCAGAGACTTCGATTTATCAATTAAAACTGTTCGTGGTCCGGTAAGAATCCCTTCGACAATCGTTTCTCGCAAATTCGCCAAGACGATTATGAGAGAGCCTAAGTTGACTAAATCCAATCTTTTCCACAGAGATGATTATACTTGTCAATATACCGGAAGGAGACTACACGTTAGCGAACTTAATATCGACCACGTCATTCCAGTTTCTCGCGGTGGGCTAAACACTTGGGAGAATATGGTATGCTGCGATAAAATGCTAAATTTTACAAAAGCGAATAAGACACCTAAAGAAGCCGGTCTAACGCTAATCAGGCAGCCCTTCAAGCCAAAATCAACGCCCATAAGTGCTATCAGAAAATTCACAAATGATTCCTATAGACATCCAGACTGGAAAATGGTGCTAACTAGTGAATAGCCCATTGGTGATAGAGTCTCATCTATAATGAACGATGTATCCCTAATGGTAACTTCTTACGGTGTCTTAGAGAGGTCAGGGGAATGGCTTAACGAGAACATCCGTGCAGTGATGTCGGAAATAGACGTGGAGGAAAACTGCCCAGTCCCGAACGCTAGACGAATTGACGCCCTATATCAAGGGCTTTCTACGTTATATGCCAGATGCTCTTTTGAACGAAAAGAGATGGATAAATTTGCCTTGAAATATGGAATACGAGAAACGACGGGAGTCTGTTGAACAGTTATTAAACCAAGCTATTCTTCTGGCGGCGATTCAAGATACCGAAATGATTGGGTTAATTAACCAGAATAGTCAATGTCATCTAACTAGAGAAGGGGATGATGCGATTACTCATTGCCTAAAAGGAATGCGCGAACTGCTATTTGGAGTGGACGGGCCTTTCTGCGAAAAACCCTAAAATGATAACTGTATCTCTAGTTAATGAATTGCAATTTATAGCAGCCACGCATGAGAAATCCGTCGATTGCGATTTGTATATTGGAGAGATAGGGCTGAGTCTTATCGTGTTTCCTAATTTGCTAGTCGTATCGTTTAATAACGAAGAAATCTGGCGCGAGAAATTAGCTACCGCTGACTCCAATTTCGGCGTTGAATCTTGCACGACAATCTATCAAATAATGTCGGAAATCCTAAGTGGAAAAGCAGACTGGAGAAGTCGCCATACCTGTGATTTCTCTTGACTTTTCGGTTAAAAAACAGTAGTATAACTATACAGAAAAACACCAAATCATTATGAAAAACAACTCATACACCATTAATGGAAACCTCGTCTCAGCCGAGGCAGAACCGACACAACGCGGAAGCATTTCAGTGCGCAAATTTGTACTGAAGTCAATCGAGGATTATCCTCAGTTGTTCGAGTTTGAACTCGTTAATAAATCTGTACCTCTTATTGATGGCGTAGCGCCCGGACAAGAAGTGAACGTCTCCTTCTCTATTCGTGGCCGAGAGTATAATGGCCGAGTTTTCCACAATCTTTCTGCCTTTCGCGTTGAGGCATTGAAAGGTGGGGCCGCAGCAGCGTCTAGCAAGACCGCTAGTGCTACGGGAGCTATCGCGGGCAAAACTACCGCACCGACTAGGCCCGCCTCGCCTGCCAAGGCGGCTCCGGTCGCCGACACAGAAGAGCCTGTCTTCTAAGAGTATGGATTACGACTCTTTGACCGACGAGTCGTTAGTAGCAGAGATGGCCTCCAGTAACGAGGCCTTCTCTGTATTATATACTCGACATTTTGAATCGACGAGGGACTTCCTAGCCTCTCGCTATCGCCTCTCCTTTCACGAAGCGGAAGACGCGGCGCAAAAGGCCTTTCTTAAGGTATTCAAGCACGCCGCCAATTTTAAGGGAAATTGTAAGTTTAAGACTTGGCTGTTCACTATTGCTAGGAACATAGCGTATGACGGTTTGCGCGAGCCAGAGAGGAAGAACCTTAGTATCAACAATAGCCAATCACTAGATGACCCCGATTTTTCTTTCGATATAGAGGATTTGACTACTCCAAATCCGGCGCAGGTGGCTGAGAATGCGGACGCCGCGCAGTCAATCGCGAAAGGAATAGAAAGGGCCAAGGCCACGCTTTCTATCTCTCAGAGACAGATTTTTGATTTAATCTTTCTTGACGGACTATGTCATAAGGAAGTAGCTGACATTATGAGTTGTCCCGTCGGAACCGTTATGAGCAGAGCTTTCGCTGTCAGGAAAAAGCTGTCTAAGGCCGGATATCTTGTGAGTTTGAAATAATATGGAACCTATAAACTTTTGTTATTGGATGCAGGGATTCTTTGAGCTAGCAAATCATAATCCAAACTCTGGCCTATCGCCCGAGCAGGCGCGTGAGATAAAAAACCATCTAGCTTTAGTGCTCAAAAAAGTCACCCCTCTCAAAAATGAACAAAAATCTGACATCAAAATCAACGTCCTCCCTCCTGTTGACTTCAGAAGTAGCGATATTATTAGTCCTGCTAATTCTGTTGGCTACTGCTCTTCCCTTGAGGGTAATAGGCAAATCCCGCAAATACTATCGTGCTAATCCGCTGGATGGACCGAATCTGACTTTTGAAGAGACGATGACTGGTAAAATAGGATAGCCTAGAACTCCCTCATTCGTTGGCCTGCGGCATTCGTTTCTGGATAAACAGAGGTCAGAGCGGCGTGGCTAATTCCATCTTTTTCTACGCGATTTAGGTCTGCTGAGACTATCGGAGTTGGTCTAAATACGTCTGGATACGGAGATTTCGGAATAGGGAAGGCTCTCCATATCTTAAATAATCCAAAAGCGACTAGGAGAACTACTATCCAGACGATTCCATACTTCAGAGTTCTCTCTCCCAAGGACTCTGGTCTGCCCGCCTGTTCTACGCGAACTTGCGCGGCAGTTACGGGTTCTGTATAAGTAAGTTCTGTCGAGCCAGTGGCTCCGGGCGTGGCTCTGAATATTATAGTCTTGGACACTTTTACTGTCGGCCTCTTGTTGGGGCTATTACTATTGTCGCCCTGTGTCTTCAAATCCATACCTGACACCTTATCCGCACCAAGGTCTATCCTGACCCCTTCCGAAGCCTCTTCCCCTAGCTCCGAGGTGAACTCTCCAGTCTCCATTATCCTAGACGGCTCAAAAGTCCCATGAGATTTCCCGTCTGTCGTTTTACAGCCCACGGCGAACAGGAGAGATATACATACAATAATTGGTATTAGTTTCATAATTTATCCGTTTACTTTTGCTGATGCTTGTCCAAAATAAAATCCACAGATGGCCAGTAGGCATGTCCTGAGTTCTGGAATCATTAGGTATCCGTATATTTTAACAAATGCTACCTTGTCTTTTCCTCCGAAAAGGCCGAAGAAATAAGATGGGGTTTTAGTAACTACCTGAGCGACCGTCGGTTCGTGCATAAGAGCTAAGACGAATGGCGCTAAAATAACTGCAAATAATACACTTAGGACGATAACTCTTCTGACCCACTTACCAGATTCTCCATCTCGATTCGCTGCTTTGTCGGCAGAGTCGTCGGCCTTGTCTATGGCCCGCATCATCCTGTCAAACTGCGCGGCTTTATTCTGTTCGCGAATAGCAATAGCTTTAAAAATAAAGCCAGTAATGCTTCCGAAAAGCAGACTCAATAGTTCTGGTGTTAATAACGCAGCCATATTGATATTTACACTAATTTAGAAGAATTGTCTTGCCTTGATAGCTAAAGGAGGGTAATGTTATTACATACGACTTGAGTAAAAGAGAACAAAAAGAAAATCTTTAAAACTTAGATTAGTTTAATATCACTGTGTAGAATATAGTAGATATTAGATAGTGCGGGCTAAGTCCGAGGGCTTACCTCAAGTGTTAAACTAACCGGCCAGTCATACTAAAATATCTTATGGAAAAAGGGTTCGTAAAAGGTCTAAAGGCTAAATACGCAGGACTATCTATTGCGAAAAAGTCTGGCGGTTTTAATACCGACATAATTCTCTTCCATAAGTGGGCTTATCGCGTAGAGAAGGGTTGGTATGGATTCGCACTAGCTGATGCGCCAAATTCTTGGGCTGCGATAATTAATGATTTCCTAGTCGAACTTGAGACGACGATGCCCGACTTCAAGATTCACCAAATTAAATTAAAATTTGGAGGATTGCGCTTTTATATATGCTTCTACGATAAGTGCGAGGACGCAAGCAAAGTGGACTCTGTTCAAGCAGGGATAATCTCCGAAGAGATTCTCGAACTACAAGACTGGCTATATAGTGAGTCTTTAGTTTACTAGGCATGGACAGCCCGGTCTGTAGCTATGATAAACCCCATAAATCTCAAAATCGAAACAGTCAGTCATACGCCAAAAGGCGGGCAACATTGCGGCGCAATGCCGCTGGGTGTCAAAGTAACCCATATACCTACTGGCCTCACAGCGTCGTGTGAATGCGAACGGTCGCAGATGCGAAATCGGAACGTCGCTCTGGCGATGCTGGAATACGGCATGGCTGAACTTAAGGTGGCTGATATGGTAATTCCAACATGAGACTTGCAATTATAGGCTCTCGCTCTTTTAGCGACTACCAGTTGCTTTATAGAAGTATAAACAACCACTATGGAGCATGGGATACTCAAATAAGAAGCGTTCAGTGGAAGATGGACTCTATAGTCTCGGGTGGCGCGGTCGGCGCTGACGCTCTGGGCGCTCGCTTCGCCAAAGATAATCTAATCTCTCTTAATGAAATCCTTCCTGATTGGAAAACTCATGGGCGCTCCGCAGGGTTCAAGAGAAATGCTGACATAATTACAGCGTGTGATGAGGTCATTTGTTTTTGGGATGGGGCGTCTAAGGGTTCTGCCGATTCTCTTCGGATAGCTAAAGCACAGAAAAAACCCACGGTTATTGTTTATTTTTGAGTTGACTTTCTCGTAAAGTCTCGGTAATATGCCTATATGGAAATCCCACAACTTTTTGTCAGACGCGCAGACCCATCACGGAACTTCTATCTACCCGAGAAAAGGAGCGAGGACGCTGGATACGATTTAAAGGCGGCGCTTACACAGCAATGTGGAATTCTCATTGAACCCGGAGAAAGAAGTCTGATTCCTACCAATCTAGTCCTTAGTATTCCCAAAGGATTCTACGGCAGAATCGCGCCGCGCTCTGGTTTGGCTTTTAAATTTGGCATTGATATTCTTGCTGGCGTTATCGACTCTGGATACCGAGCAGAGGTGGGAATTATTATTTTAAATACCGACAAGAGGAGCCTCTTTCAAGTCAAAGAAGGCGACAGAATTGCCCAACTAATTATCGAGCCGTATTTAACTTGTGACATGCTAGAAGTCCATGAGCTTTCCGGTAGCGAGCGCGGACAGGGTGGATTTGGAAGCACCGGGACGAGGTAGCGGGGGTGTGAGATTTGGATTTCTCGATACGCTATCCTCTGTATAATTGAGAGTATGGCAAAATGGACAGAATAAGTCTATTCGTAAGAAAGAAAGTCAATTTGAGCAACAGTTTATTAACTACATCAACACTTTTAATACCTATGTCTAATCTAGTTTCTTCTTTAAAGCGCGGCCCTATTAAACGGGTAGAGAAGCCTTGGGGGTATGAGGACTTCATCGTTAATGATGAAAAGAACAATTATTGTGGAAAAATTTTACATATTAAAAAGGGACATAGGTTCAGCGCCCATTTCCACAGCGAAAAGCAGGAATCCTTTTTTTTGGCTAGGGGGCGGGTGAATCTTTGGCTCATAGACACAACCGATGCCTCCCTCCATCATGGAGTTTTAGAAGCTGGAGACTGTATCGAAATTGGAAGGCTCGTTCCACATGAAGTCGAAGCTATTGAAGATTCTGATATTATAGAGTTCAGTACTTTCCATAGAGATGATGACTCATATAGAGTATGGAGAAAAGAATCTTCACTCCCCAAATAATATGAAAAAGTTAGACTCTCCCAAATACATTTACCGCAAATCAGACGGCGCTCGGTTCACTAGGCAAAAGGATGGCAAATACACTCTCGACTCGTCAGTAATGAAAGGAAAGCTTCGTTCGAGGTATGCTCGGAATACCCTCGTCGGGTCGTCGTTCGTTTTGAGCGAAGAGCTTGTAAGTAAAGAGGATTTTTATACGTATCGCGGCAATGACGGTCATGGAGACATCGACTGAAATCAAATTATGCGCGAGTTAAAATTTAGAGTTTGGAATTTATCCACGAAAGCATGGTCTGCTCCATTATTCATTAGCCCAAGCGGTGTTCGCATTGTATCTATTTGTCTCGATGAAGACAATTATGTTTACTCTCAATACACTGGTCGATTGGACAAAAACGGAAACGAGATTTGCGAAAGGGACATCTTATCCGTCAAGAGTTTCGATAGCTGGAGCGATAAGATAGGATTTTATTATAAGGCAATTGTTTATTATGACCCTGAAGACGCCTGCTTTCGATATAGTTTTTATCCTGCGCTTGGTGGGCACCGTTTCGAGAGGCCTAGGATATCAGGAGTGTGGGATATCGAAGTGGTCGGAAATATCCATGAGCATCCTCATCTAATGCGCGAGGCGAAACTATCGTCTTGACTTACTGGAAAAGAGCGTATAGAGTCTTTTGCATGAGCAATATCACAGTTACACACTTCGATAAAGTATGTCGGTTTAAATCATTCGTCTTCCCCGGAGGAGAAGTCGGAATTAAATTCGACAAGTCGGAGTATGGCCCTATAAACTGCTTGACTTTTACGCTAAAAGCAAAATCGGCGCATGACTTAATCGAATTAGCGATGGTTAAAGACGCGGCAAAAAGGCAATTCGGCCAAAAGCAATCTTATTTAAAACTCTCATATATACCATACGCTAGGCAGGATAGGGTGTGCGATGAAGGCGAAGCTTTTAGTTTGAAGGTCTTTTGCGATTACTTAAACTTTCTTAGCTTTGACGAGGTAGAGGTCATGGACCCGCATAGCAATGTCGCACCGGCCCTCATTAATAACGTAAAAGTTATTTCCCAAGAGAAAATAATTCATTGCTTCTATAATCTCCAAAGGCTATTCCTTTATGTCGATGATAAACCGCTTCTTGTCAGTCCAGACGACGGAGCGAGTAAGAAGGTCGCGAAACTCGCTGCCAGTGTTAAATATAATAGCTTTGTTCGCTGCGAGAAGGTCCGAGATTTATCTACCGGAAAAATAATCAAGACCGAGGTCCACGAAGACGAACCGATTCTCGGTCGGCAAGTATGTATCGTTGACGATATATGCGACGGTGGTGCCACATTCATTGAATTAGCGAAAGTCCTACGAGCAAAGGGCGCATCTGTCATTCATTTATATGTTACTCATGGCATTTTTTCTCGTGGGATTCAGCATTTATATGATAATGGCATAGATTATATTTGGACCACTGATAGTCTTATGTCGCGAGAATACATAATCGAAAATCGTCGCAAATATGGCGATAAATTTAACATACATGAAGCGTCTTACTAAAAATCAAGCGGCAGCTACTCGGGTCAGACTTGAGCTTTCTTCGCGAGGTATCATGGTTCCTAATGACGCTGAGTTCTATCGCGTGGTTAAGGACGATAGGATAGGCATGAAGGTCGGGTCATATACTCACTCTTGTCACATAGACACTAGTGACTTTGTGGTTCTATTATTCGCGGATTTTCATTTGGGTGACGCAGAGGCATTTGAGGAATGTTTTGAAGTGGATAGGATATATTAATTATGAGTGAAGAGAAGCTAACCAGTACAGCCGTGGCTGGTGGGATTGTCGCGCTGGCAGAACATATAGCAAGAAAGGCTCACGCTAATCAATTCCGGCGCGATAGAGTAACTCCCTACATTACTCATCCAGAAGCCGTCGTGAAAAAGTTGGCGGCAGAAGTCGATTTCGTAAGGGCTGCTGGTTGGTTGCATGACGTGCTAGAAGATACTGATGTAACGCAGGCCGCGCTACTCCATTTCGGAGTGCCTAATCCGGTAGTAGATGCGGTAGCACTGCTCACGAAAACAGGAGACTGCTCTTACGAGGCGTACCTCGAAGGCGTTCGCGAAAACGAAATAGCCAGAAGAGTTAAAATCGCGGATATGCTTCACAATCTTAGTGATTCGCCCACTCAAAAGCAAATCTTGAAGTATGCGCGAGGGCTTGTATTCCTCCTCGAACGACAGGCATAATATGAATCCATTTGAACGTACTGACAGATGCGTAGATAGACTTTACGCTGAATATAAAAAACATCCAAGGCTAATTGTCGCTGTGGGTTTTGACGATACCGTCTTCAATTATCATAATTATCCAGACACGGGGTATAGTCGAATCAAATTCATCATGTCTGAATGCAAAAGATTAGATTTTTTTATAGTTTGTTTTACTGCGTCTCCGACTAGTCGTTATGGGTTCATTCGTGATTATTTTAAGTCTGAGATGGACATCGAGATTAACGGAATTAACGAAAACGTAATCGACACGCCATTTGGAAAGAACGGCAAGATTTTCTTTAATCTCTTGCTAGACGACAGAGCGGGTTTGTATCAAGCACTAGAAATATTGGAAAATTTAATAGTTAAGATTAATAGAAAAACCATGTGGAAAGACTCCGAAAGGCTATAAACGCCTTGACTTGGCCCCAACTTTCAGATAAACTACTTCCAATGAATAGCATCCAACCATTGACTTTAACAGACTTCTACAAGCAGACTCACTACAAGTGCTATCCCAAGGGCACTCAGAAAGTCTATTCCAACCTGACGGCTCGGAAGAGCCGCGTAGAAGGGTTGAATACTGTTGTCGTGTTCGGCCTCCAATATTTTATTAAAGAGTATCTTCTCGTACAGTGGGGAAAGAACTTTTTTAGCAAGCCTTGGGCCGAGGTTGAAAAGAAATATCTCCGAATGGTAAATGCTACCTTGGGTAAAGGAGCGGTCGATACCGAGCATATTAAAAAACTGCACGACCTTGGGTATTTGCCCCTTAAAATCAAGGCTTTACCAGAAGGGGTTAGCGCATTAATTCGTACGCCTGTCACGACAATTACAAACACTATTGACCATGCGTATTGGCTGGTGAATTATCTGGAAAGCCTTTGGAGTTGCGTCACTTGGCAACCAATTACCAGCGCTACAATTGCATTGGATTTTCGTAAGATGCTTAACAAATACGCGATGGAAACAGTCGGTGATACGTCGTTCTGCCAATGGCAAGGGCACGATTTTAGTTTCCGTGGAATGGGAAGCCTTGAAACCGCCTGTTCGAGCGGTGGCGGTCACTTGCTCTCTTTTTCGGGCACGGACACTATTCCGGCGATTGAGTGGCTTGAGCATTACTATAATGCCGACGTTGATAAGGAACTAGTCGGAGCGAGCGTCTCGGCGACGGAGCACGCTGTAGCGTCGTTCAACATCATCTACGGGTGCATGGACTACGAAGCAATTCTTGCAGAATTTATCGAGAGAACTCCTCTCGGTATGGAGAAGCCGACTTCCGAGTCCGTTAATCCGCGCCTTGTTAAGGAGTACGCTTTTCTTAAATGGTACATCACTGAATGCGTACCGAATGGCGTCGCGTCGTATGTCGGTGACACATATAATTTGTTTTCTGTCGTCGTTGAGATTCTTCCTCGGCTTAAGCCAGAGATTCTTGCTCGCACCGGAGGGTTTCCGGTAGATAGGCTTGTTATTCGTCCCGACTCGTTTTGGACGGACCCAGTTGACTGCCTGTGCGGTTTCAGCGGATATCACCCTCAGATGGAGAAGCTTACAGCCTTGGAGAAGGAAGTCGTCCGTAAGGGACTAATTGAATCGCTGTGGAACATCTTCGGTGGAACCGTCAGTCCCAAGGGATATAAAGTCCTTGACTATCATATCGGCGCGATTTATGGAGATTCGATTACTAAGGCCCGTGGCGAGAAAATTTGTATTCGGCTGAAAGAGAAGGGTTTCGCTTCCACGAACAGCATCTATGGAATTGGCAGTTTCACTTACCAATATAATACTAGGGATACCTTCGGTATGGCCATCAAGGCTACGTATGGCGTTGTGAACGACTTGGCTATCGAGGTATATAAAGACCCCGTTTCTGATGATGGCATGAAAAAGTCTGCCAAGGGGCTTATCCGGGTGGACTTAGTGGATGGGCATTATACTTACGAGGACTGCGTAACTCCAGAAGAGGAGGAGAAGGGTGAACTTAAGACAGTTTTTCTTGATGGCAAGTTAATTATCGACCATACTCTTGCGGAAATTAGGGGGCGAATCAATAAGAGTCTTGAAGTCTAGTTCTTATGAAGCTAGTAGCTACTTTCAATAAAGTCGTTTCTGTAAGCCTGAGCGAGCGCCAGAGGTTTCATGCGTTTGGCGCTATAAATAAAGCATTTACAGGCAGGGAGTCCGTCAGAGAAGATGACAAAATATCAGACGACCATCGTAAAGCTCATTGGGTAGTTCAGCTAGCTGATGAGTTAGATATAGCGGTAGATATTTACGAAGATGGGACTAAGAAATACCGGCTACTCTCTTGACAAGTTCTGTAAATAACAGTAATATCCTTATATGAAAATTCACAAAGCTCTAAAAGTCAAAAACCGCCTAGTCGGAAGTATCAACGCCCTGCGAGAAGTCGCTAGGCGCGAAAATAGCCGCAGAGATGACTCAACATCTACTGTCAATATGGGACAGATTCTTTCGACACTGGCTGCGGAAAGCACCAAGCTCGTCAGGCTAAAAACAGCAATCGCTTTGGCGACGGCACCTATTTCAGGACTGCTTGTGCAACTTGCTGAAGCAAAGGACTCATCCAACTTTTTCAATACCCTCCCTACGAGGAGCGGAACTGAACTCGTACCTCTCGGTCGAGAGGTGACGAAGACCTATATATGGTACGCCCATGTAGGCAGAGAAGACTTGGACAAGATTCAATCTATTTGCCGAGGAGAAGTCGCCGAACTGCAAGATAAGATTGACGACTTCAATGCGAAAACCGACGTAGATTTCGCTGAGTGATTTGTTTGGGTCCGGCGTGTGTTGTACTGAGGAACGGTGCGATACTTATGGCTGAGAACACTGATATCGGCTTGCAAATGCGTCTCCAGTGGGCTTTCAAAACCCCATACAGCAAGCGCCAAGATGAAATCTGTGGACTTGTAGCTCGTAATAAGTAACTAGCAACCAGTAAAACGTGGACTCGCGCTTAGTACGAGGTATGATATAGGTCGGACCCAAACGCTTTAATAATGAATCCCGTTAATCAAGAACACCTAGAGGCGGAGCAGACAAGCGCCGACATAACCAGAGAAAAGATTAAATCTAGCCTCGGAGCAGACGACTTGGCTAGGCATAAAGCCGTTGAGGACGCCGTCAAGATACTCACTGATGCTGGTGTGAAATTTTATCTATTTCCAGAACTCAATAACGAAGAAGGAGTCAAGATTGTGTGGCAGTGGAATTCCCTTTCTCACTTCTTGGAGTTCGACGACGCTGGCCGTCCAACGGACAAGTCTAAAAGAATTAACAGAGAATTCCATGATTCGCTCTTGGGCGTATTTTTTCACTTTTTCAAAAATCTGACTAGAGAGTCGGAATACGCCAGACAACTAGATAGGCTTCCTGCATTATTTCACCACTGCATGAGCAAGGACTATGAAAGAGTAACAGGGAATAAATTATGAAAGTATCAAGAGCAGGATTTTTAAAAGGCCTGATGGCGTCGTTTTTGACACCAATCGTAGCCAAGGCGACGTATGTAAATCCATATACCCAGCCCACTCCGCTTAAGGACTTACCGCCTGTTGAAAAAGCTCCCGTGGTTAAGTTGGACGATTATTACGAGAAGTATGTCGGTGAAATGCCTTTATCGGGTATTTGGTATCCTATGTCTGGTGTGTGTGAAGGTCTGTATGGTTCTGCTTTTATGAAGGAGCAGACGGCAATCCTTAGAGATGGGAAGTATTTTTACGAATAATTTCAATTATGAACGTAGAAAAACCAACAGATGCTATGGAAAAAGGTTACACAATTAAGTGTTTAGACTACGGGTACGTCCGCTATATAGACCATTTAGGTTCAGATAGAAGAATCGTCGAGGCGGCGCGTATTAGTTACAAATCACCGAGCAAGGGGGACGAGGCCGATAAAAAACTTATTAATTACTTGTGGAAGAACAGACACACGTCTCCGTTCGAGATGGTCAAGTTGACGCTGAACATAAAAATGCCCATATTCATTATGAGGCAATACGTAAGACATAGAATGCAGAACTTGAATGAGGTTTCTGCCAGATATACAGAATTGCCAAATGAATTTTATATACCGGAAAAATGGCGCAAACAGGACGCGAAAAACAAACAAAGTAGCGTCCAGACGGAAGATTTAGATAATAAGGCTCTGTCTGATGCTTTTTCGTTAAACTGTCAGCGTCAGTATGAGTTTTATCAAGACCTGCTAAAGTGCGGCGTTGCTCGCGAAATGGCTCGTATGGTCTTGCCGGTTAACATCTATACCGAGATATATACTTGCTGGGATTTGAAAAATTTACTGCATTTTACGCAACTTAGGAGTGATGGACATGCGCAGAGTGAGATTCAAGAATATTCAAATGCGATTGGACTAATAGTTAAAGAGTTGTTCCCTTGGACTTGGGAGGCTTATAATAAATATAAGTTCCAATTGGTAGAGAACAATCTAGCTATACTCTAGCGAATCTGGTGTATGCTATTATGTGAATACATTGTTATATCTCAGCCAAATTAGAAATAGAAAAGATTTTAATCAGTACGTATCGAAATTAGTCGTCTATAAAATTACCAATTTAGTCAACAAAAAATGCTATATAGGAGTCACCTCTCGTATTAAAAGGAGAATAGTCGAGCATATTAAATACTCCTTATCTGAATCTCACCCGTGTAAGAGCTATCTACATTTTGCAATTTCAAAAGACAAGCTAGAAAACTTTTCATTTGAGGTTATATATACGGCGTCCGGCCCCGAAGAGCTGAATGAGAAGGAGTCATTTTTTATAAAACAGTATAACAGCAGTAATTCAAATTTTGGATACAATCTTACTTTGGGAGGAGAAAGAAATACGCCGAATGAGGAGTGTACTTTAAACAGAGTTAGAGGCTCTCGAAAAATCAGAGTAGCAAAATATAGTTTACTTGGCAACCTAATCGAGTCCTATCCGTCAGTTATGGAGGCATCCAGAGCAAATAGTATTCCCGACACAGACATACATAGATGCCATAGAAAAAAATGGAGCAGAAACGGGTTCATGTATCGAAAGTTTAGCGGCAGTCCGCCAAGTACTATTGAGCCATTCGAGAGCAGGCGCGGATTTAATTTCAAAAACCAGAAGACCCCACACAATAGGATAAAATGTAGGCTATTAGAGAAGAAGACGGGCCTAATACTATTTGAGGGCGACAGCTTAAAAAACTTGGCTAATAAGGCAAATCTCGACCCATGTACAATACATAGGGCGTATCACGACCCAAATCACAAAAAATGGCGGGTAGTCGCAGACGAGAATCTGAGCGACCCTAGAGTAGCTAAGGCATAATATGGAAAACAATATAAGCAAATGCACAGTCGTAAACATACGCGAAAGTCAGTTCGACTGCTATATAGGTCGAGGGTCTATCTTCGGAAATCCATTTGAGATAGGAAAAGATGGGACAAGGGGCCAAGTGATAGATAGATACTCTACGTGGTTTAACCATCTACTTAAAGACAAAACCTTTCAGTCGGCCCTGCTTTTACTAAAAGGCAAGAGGCTCGGATGCTTTTGCAAGCAAAAGGGAGCACCTGTCCGGTGTCACGGAGATATTATCGCCGCATACCTCAATCGCTCCGAGTCCTGACCTTTCTCTTGACATCTTTTACAAGCACAGGTATCCTTTACTACAACTTAAAATACAAATGAAACAACAAGAATTCCAAAACTTTATATCCGAAACCTCAGAAGTTCTTCCTTCTGAAAACCCTTACTCTCTTTTTGACAAAGGAAATGGCGTCGTTCATCTCTGTAGGAATAGCAAAGCTACGGGCCTCGCTGATGCAGGCCTTTACTTTGTTAGAGTTAAAAGCATCGGTCGTGGAGATGTAGAATTGATGTTTCCGGCGGATGAATTCGAGCGAGCAATTAATCGGGCGATTATCCAGCGGGAAGACCGCCCCAAGGTGATGAAGTTTTCACAATTTCTGAGCCTGTTTAAATTTTGGAATTGATATGGAGCCTTTTGAGTTTCATAGCCCCAAAGACGAACGAAGAGGGCACGATGTTCTCCGCGTGGAGAGGGGAAGTTCTATAAATGAAGGACAGTTTTTAATTAGTGTTGTATGCCCGCAAACATCAAATGGAGCGCAAATATACTTGACGGCACTCCAAATGCGCGAACTTGCCAGAGTTTGTGAATTTTTAACTCGCTAGAAGATATGCCTATTAATAATAAATGGAACTTGGGATTTGAACTGGAGTTTGCTTTTTATGGTTTGGACGAAGGCTTCACAAAAAATCTGCGCCGATTTAAGAGTCAAATAAAATCTATCCATCCAGATATTAAAATCGGGGAAGACTGGTCTATAGATATGAACTATGGAAGGCTGCCCCACGGACTCTCTAACTATGTCCATTCCCCGCTAGAGGTCAAAACTCCAGCAATTTATTCAAGAGATTCTTTATCCATACTGGAGAAATGCTTCACTGCAATGAGCGAGTCAACAGTCCAGACTAATGCCACTTGCGGACTTCACGCCAATTTCTCTCCCGAGTCCGACGCCGTATATGATAGGGTAAATTTATTCAGAGTTCAGTCTCATCCATATTGGAGAACTATTGCTAAGGCTTTTAGACGAGAAAACAATTACTACTGCAAAGTCATAAATGATAAAAGTCCCATAATTAAGACTTGCGAATCTGGAAGATTACTAACTGCAAATCAGGTCTATAAATTGATTTGGTATCTCAATTCGCTCGGTGATGGTGGAAAGAGAAAGCCGCTAGATGAATATGGCATCCCCGTCATTCAGAATGCCGTGAGTCGTGAAAAATATCAAGCGGTTAGCTTGAGGAACTGGGAATTGGTCAGGAAGCCTGAGTCGCGCATTGAACTAAGGATGTTCGGAAACAAGGGTTACGAAAAAGACTTCCCAAAAGTCAAAAAATATATCGCAGGTTCCATTGAAGCTCTTGATAGATGCCTAGACTAAAAAAAATAATCAAAATATGCGCGGCTTGTCTCGGGAACATGCTATCGTCATATAGCGTTTGCCGGACATGCGGGCACATAGTCGGCGAAGCGGTCCCCGATAAGAGTCCGATAGACTTCCAGATATGACTACTGACGACGTGCTTAAACGATTGATTGCAAAGCAGAGACTCGGCAAAGTCCCGTTATCTATTTCGATTAGTACATCGGAATATTACAACTTCTTGTCGTGCGTGAGCCATTTAAACGGATACCAAGATACGTCTGGCAGGCGCTTGTGGATGGGATTAAAGGTCAAAGCATATTGTCCAAAAAGAGTCGCTGAGAAGTTCCGCATTAATTGCAAGCGAGCGCGGCGAGGGTATAACATGATTAATTATGCAGCACTTGAAAAGATTGATTTTCGTTGATATTGAAGCTTCGGGGCTTTCCTTTGCTGCCGGAATGTTGTCGATTGGAGCAGTCCATTATCTTAGCGGTAGAGAATTTTATACCGAAATGCGGCTTGACCCTCATCAAGTTTATGAAGAGAAGGCTCTGGCCGTGAACGGGTTTACCGCTAATGATTGTTACAACGACAGCCTTCTAACTCAGTCTCAAGCCGTTAGCGCTTTCTATAAATGGGTAGAGGTCATCCGCTCTGAATTTTTTGGAAAGGAGCTTGCGATTATGGGCGGGCATAATATTCATGGAGACGTTAACTCATTAAAATCTGTGAAGAAAAGCTGGCCGTTCCAATCTAGGACGGTAGATACTCATGCAGTGGCATTTTGCATGTTCGGTGAGTCATTCTCCGCCAAATGTCTTTGCGAGAGGCTGGGGGTCAAACCAGAGGCCGAGATACACAATGCCCTAGAGGGGGCCAAGCAGGGGTTGAGATGCTTCAAAAGAATGTATGAAGATAGGGGAATCGCATGATGGTAACGAGACAAGAACTAAAAAGAATCAGACGGATAATGCTTGATTTCGGCGCGGAAGATGATTTAAATGGATGGTGCGCTTTCTCTTCTTATGTAGTCAATAGGGCTATTGCAAGTAGGGGAGGTTCGCCTGTATTACACTACAACCGATTTCACTGCTTTAGTGAATACTCGGGGCACTTTTTAGACATCACGGCATCTCAATTCGATGCACGTCTTTCTCCGATATATTTATCTAAGTCGCCATTACTAAACGATAATGGGTATGGCATACCGATTCATCTGTCGGAACAGAGTTTTCGATTTAAACCCGGAGAAATTTGGCTTGCTAATCAGAAACTCGCCGTCGCTCTCAGGGAATGGCCAGCGTCGCAGAATCCTTTTGAAACTCCTGATTTACTAAAGTCCGTGTGCTCGCGTATCAGAAAAGAATTAGGCATTGACATTCGCGGACAGTTTTGCTAGACTTAGTTATGATAATTCACCCAACTCTATTCGCAAGAACCAATACGGGAGCAGTACAGACTTGGTACGTTGTGCAAGTCGGTAGCGAATATAGGTCTGTTTTTGGCCAGCAGTTCGGAGAGAAGACTGAGAGCGCTCCGACAATTGCTCTTCCTAAGAATATCGGAAAGAGAAATGAAACAACTGCTGAAAATCAGGCGGCTTTAGAAATCGAAGCTAAATACAAGAAGCAACTAAAATCTGGAGGATATTCACGGTCGATAGAAGAAATCGACACTCCCAAATTCTTCCAACCTATGCTCGCGAAGAACTATAAGGACTATCAGATTGATATGACCGATGGAGTCGGAGTCCAGATTAAGTATAATGGGGGTCGCATCGTGGCCCGAAAAATCGGCCTATTTTCTCGCAAAGGTGAGCGGTATATGTGCATACCTCATATTGAGAAGGCTCTGGAGCCATTTTTTGCCGCATATCCAGAAGCTATACTCGACGGAGAAGGCTTCAATTATGGCCTGCGGCAGAGGTTGAACGAGATAATGGAACTACTTCGCAAGACGGTCCACTTTACAGAAGCAGATTTGGCTCGCAGCAAGGAACTGATTAAGTTCTATATTTATGACGGATTTGGCCTTCCTATCCGTGGCAAGTTAAATATTCTTTCTACAATGCAGGATGGTTATTCGACAAGAAAAGACGCTATCGACGCTTGCTCGCTACTGGCTGACACCACATTTTTTCCGAAGGTCCATACTTGGATAGTGAAATCGGCAGACGAATTGAATAAAGTCTATAATGGATTTTTGGATGATAAGCAAGAAGGTGCGATTATTAGGATTTTAGACTCTCCTTATGAAGATAAGAGGAGTAAATATCTGCTGAAATATAAACCCATAGACGATGCCGAATTTAGAGTATTGAGTATCCAAGACGGAGACGGAAACGACGCAAATAGAGCTTCGACCGCAACGTGCCAGCGCATTGATGGAAAACTCTTTGCTGACGGAACGGATACTTTTAACGCCTCATTCATTGGGGGAGATGATTTGACCTTGCTATTCTGGAAACAGAAGGAGTCTTATATCGGGAAAATCTTCACAGTATATTATAATGGGCTTACTGGAAAGAATAAACCCAATTACGCCCGTATTGACCTTAATAACTGCTTCAAAAGCTAATGAAAACATATCACGTAAAAAGCGCCAGCATTCCCTCGAAATTCCCCAGCTTCAGTATCGCAGATGACGGACTTGGTTATTTGACTTTTAATATTTTTGAGAGAATCGCTATTCTCGTTTTCGGCCCAGTCGGAGAAATAATCGGCTGTAGAATTCCCACGAGTGAAATACTTATTCGTCCGCCGGGGAAGAAAAAATGGTATAAGATAAAATATGAGAAAAATAGCTCCCGCGACTTTTTGGAGTGCTCGTGGACTAAATGTATAAACAGGAAGCCTGTTATGATAACTACAGAGACTTATCAGCATAGGAGCTATTAAGGATGTACTACAATCTTTTTTTGGACGATACGCGCAAAGTACAGGATGTCGTTTGGGTTGAGTTGCCGTTTGTTACGTGGACTATTGTCAGGAGCTACGACGAGTTCGTCAGCATGGTGATTTCCAGAGGGATACCCGAGCACGTATCATTTGATAACGATTTACATGAGAGCCATTATTCCCTGTTTGATTTTTGTGTGAGAGAAGGTCGGGCAAATTTTCCTTATGATTCCTGCTGCCCCAAGACCGGCTGGCACTGCGCGAAATGGCTATTGAGTTACTGCCTTGACAAAGGCTTAAGATTACCTCATTATACTATTCATACGCTAAACTCTTATGCGAAACGGGACATTGACCTACTGCTAAAAAACAAATGAAAACTACTGCCCAAGACATCAAAAACAAAATCGCCAAAATGATAGAAGACCTAGACTCATTGTGCGGCGACTATCAATTCGCAGATGCAGCAGAGAAGGAGGAGTTCGATTATCACAGAGAAGACGTTGTCGTATCTCTGGATGCGCTCGACGATATTTTTGAGCAAACAGACGCCGCTCAACTTGAAAACAAATTATGCCGCTGCCGCCAGTGTCTCACTGAACGCGGGGCTGTCAAAGCTGTCTCTCTAACAGGCTCCGATTTAACTACTTTTGGAATGGGCGGCGAATTTGTGGGCATGATTGTATGCGAAATTTGTGGTAACAAGCGTTGTCCGCACGCCACCGACCATAATTTTGAATGTACAAATAGTAATAGTACCGGACAGGCAGGAAGTATATACGATTAATAAATTAATATGTTCACTGTAGAACTTAAAATCAATGGGTCACTTATCGGTCATATTTATGGCCAAAATAAGGGCGAGGATATCTCTGGAAAAACTAAATATGACTACGACTACTATGATGTAGATAGGAGAGAACAGACAAAGGGAACCTTGCTCTTCCGCAGGGAGGATGGCATTCGCGCACTAATAGCTGCGATTCTTACGAAAGAAGACAATTTCAGTAAAAAAAATAGAAAATAAGTTAAAGTTTTGTAGTTAAAAAAAGTCTAATATTATGATTAAAGATATTATCAATCACATCTGTTTCGTCATCGACGGCTCTGGCTCAATGCACTCTCTTTCGGAAAACGTCATCCGCGTATTTGATTCGCAGATATCTAAACTTGCGCAACAGTCAAAAACTCTCAATCAGGAAACGCGAGTAACGGTTTATGTATTTAATAGCGATACGACCTGCCTCGTTTATGATAAGGACGTGCTCCGTTTGCCGTCGCTTAAATCGCTGTATGTCACGGGTGGCAAGACAGCTTTAATGTCCGCCACTGCCACTGCCATTAAAGAGCTTGAGCAGACCGCGCAGCTTCATGGCGACCATGCGTTTTTGATTTATGTTATTACCGACGGCGAAGAGAACGCGAGTCGAGGAATTACTGCGGCGACCCTAACAGAGAGAATTAAACTTCTCCCCGAAAACTGGACACTTGCGGCGCTAGTCCCAAATCAAGTTGGCGTGCATGACGCGAAAAAATTCGGCTTTCCAGCGAACAATATTGCCGTTTGGACTGCAACTGGAGCAGGTATGGATGACGCTGGGGATGTTGTGTCTTCTGCGACGCAGAGTTTTATGACCTCCCGTTCCACTGGAACAAGAGGCACTAAGACCCTGTTCTCCTTGGACACTACCGGACTCAGCAGGACCGTCGTGAAGAGTTCTCTCGACGCCATCCCTCCTACTTCGTTTATGGTTTTGCCAGTCGCCCGAGAAGGGGCTGCAATCAAAGACTTCGTCGAAAGTTGGACTAAAGTCCCGTATGTTGTTGGCTCTACTTATCATCAATTGGTCAAGCCCGAGACAGTCCAGCCCTATAAGCAAATTTGCATTCAAGAAAAGCTCACGGGCAAGGTCTATTCTGGCGACAATGCGCGAAATCTGATTGGGCTGCCTACGGGAACGACCGTGAAGGTCTGTCCGGCAAATAATACCGTGTTTAATATCTTTTTGCAGTCCACTAGCGTAAACCGCAAGTTAGTCGCTGGTACTAATGTAATCGTATTTAAATGAGCGCTCGCGAACGCCTTGGCTGGGCGGAGACAGGAATCCGCCTAGCTTATGAAATCGCTAAATGCCGTTCTGAAGACCCATTTTTAATAGTGGGAGCGTTTGCTAAGAAATATGACGGCTCTGTAGTCCTCGGGTATAACGGAGCGCCTTGTGGGGTTGAAATCGACTGGAGTAATCGCGACGAACGTAGGAAAAGGGTTTTGCACGCCGAGAGCAACACGTTAAATTTTTGCCTCCCCGGCGAGGTAGAACTCCTATGCGTAACTCACATGCCTTGCTGTGAATGTATAAAGATAATCGCGCAGAAACGAATCAAAATGGTTTGCTTCTCGGAAGAGGCATCGGGATACGACTCGGGGCTAACGATAAAATTAGCTAAAGAGTTCGGTATAGACTTGCGCCAAATTCGTCTTGACTCCATCTCCATATCGAAGTAATATTTCCGTATGAAAGGAATACATATCGCCCTTGACTTTGATAGAACACTAGCCTTTTATCATGGCGGCAAAAACGGAATTAGCACTGTCGGAGCACCCGTGCCGAAAATACTCAATCGGCTCAAAGTTTGGCTCGACAAGGACTATAAAGTAAGTATTTTCACAGCGCGTGTCGCTCCTGCTGGCAAAGCCGGTCTTCGCTCTGAGGCGTTTATTAAAAATCAGACTCGTATGATTTGGGATTTTCTTGAACGAAACGGGATTCCAAAACTTCCGGTAACAGCTATTAAATATCCGCATTTTACTCACTTCTTTGACGACAAAGCTATAAAGGTCGATGAGAACGATGGGGAATGTCTTCCTGACTTTATCGTATTCTATGAATCCTAATACCGTAATTCTAATTGAACCGAATCCTTCCTCGAAACGTGTTCTAAAGTGCTGCGTATGCGCGATGGCTTATGCTCAGGATGACTACGAAGTCTTAAAGGAGGCTCGTAAATTATCTTATTTCGACTATTCTTTTAAAGATGAAACTAAGACCGCGTCGGTTTCTCCTGTTTGCCATTTTTGCTTGAAGGAAGTCGTCTTGAAGTACAACGATGGGAAAGAGACTAGCGTGGTTATCCAAGCAAAGGGAGACAAAACTTTTAACTGTACTTTTTATGAAAACGACAAGAGCCAATAAGACGAATAGCGAAAATTTTAAAGTCCTCGGGAATAACTGGTCTAATGAAATATCTCTACCAAAAGAGGCGCTTGATGGACTTGGACCGGACCAAGTCATCGCCGAAGCCGCTACTGCTGGCGTCGAGAAGTTCTTCCGTGGAGAGTACGAGACTACCGACACAGAGGCTCCCGTAGGATTCGGCCCTATTTTTAATGTTATTCATCTCACGTCTAATCGCTCTTGGTCAGTCCCTTCGCCGACAATATTAGCGAACGCTGGAGCTTATACCGACGCCAGAGAAGTGCAAGAATTTATAGATAAAAACAAGTAAAACACATGAAAAGAGAAATTAAATTTCGCGTTTGGGATAAGAAGCTAGGGACTTGGGCAGATTGGGACGATTTCGCTATCTCCTGTGTCTGTCCGCGACACGATTACGAAGGCGGGCAGTACTTCGTGAGCAGTCCTCCAAATGGAGCGCTAGATTGTTACTACCCCGAAGAAGACGACGAATATGTAGAGCAGCAGTTCACTGGCCTTGTGGATAAAAATGGCAAGGATATTTACGAGGGAGATATCGTGCTACTCCGAGAAGGCTCAGTGCAAGACGGGAACTTTTCCGATACCAAGCACAAATGCGAGATTCTCGTCAAGCGACTGCCTAATTCTGCTTGGTTTTTCCACGCTAGACCTTTGCCGAGAGACGATGGAGACAGGCAGTTTTCCCTTTTTGGAAATCAGTATGAAATAGTCGGTAATATCTTTGAGAATCCAGAGCTTTTAAATAAATGAAAACCCACGCATCAAAACTAAGAGAAAAAATCTGGCGAGTATGGATTACAGATGAGAGTCTGACAACTCACGTCGGAGAGATGGAGAGCTTGCTCGCCCCGACGCATTATGAGATATTAGATATTTTTGAAACGCTACCTAGCCTATTTAGGCCCATCTGAAGATATCACTTGGTATAGTCTAGCGAACCTAGTCGGGCATATATCGCATGGATTGTTCTCTTTACTGCGCGTACAGTGCTCTGCGCAGAAATCAGGCTCCAAGACGTTAATCCCCACCATCCTTATCGGTCGGTCGTCAATATCTCGAATACAATTGCCAAATCCAGAGACTATGCGCCAGCAGTTATCGCGCTTGATTCTGAATTTAAATGAATAAGGTTGGGCTGAATCTGCTAGGCAGCGCTGTATGGCTTTCTCTGTTTGCTGCTTGTCTTCCTGATGAAGCAGGCTAGCCCAAGCTTCATATCTTCCCCCGAACTGTTCCATAGTCAGGCCGTAGATATAGCACATCCCCTCATCCCAAAATAGGGTATCATTAATAATATCCCAGTCCCAAATTCCTACTCCACTCGCACTCAAGGCCAGTTTCCGCCTTTCTTCGATGGTCGATAGCTTGTTTGTTAGTTCCTTAAGAGATAGATTGGTTTTCATTTATTTAAAACTAGTGTGATTATAGCACCGACGATTGCTAAGAGAGTCGTCGTTACTACGCCATATACAATCCTTTCGACTGTAGAGTATTGCTGTTTAGTCACATAGTCATTTTTGACGGTAAGCTCTAAGTTCGCAAGTTTAGCTTGTAAATGCCGAACATCTGCGGCGACAGCTACGCTATTCGATATTTGCAACTGAACAGATTTTTGGTCAGCTTCAATCCTATCGAGTTTGTTAATAACAATATCTCGCCATTCTTTTTGTAGTTCTGACTCATTTGACATGATATTAAATGTTACACCGAAATGCCTTGACTCTATGATAAAAGAAGAATATGCTATATCGAAAGCAAATGAGCACCATACCATTTAAGAGCCGCACGATAGACTTTAGCGTAAAAGTGGCTCCTTTGTCGAAATATAGGAGGCGATGTGATACTTTTTAGCCAAAACTAATGAATAATCTTTTAAATAAACTAAAGATACCGATTACGGATGACAATGGCGTGCTTATCGTTACTCATAAAGACCTAGACGGAGGACTGATTAAAAATAAACTGAATAGGAGGACATTTAGCGCCTTATTCGGAATCCAGACCTGCTCTGAAAAAGGCGTGTATGCCCATGACGCAGAAGCGGTATTACAGAGAATGATTAACGGCTCATTAACCGGGTCACAGCTTTTTTGGGACTGATATGAGAACAATTAAATTCAGAGCATGGGACGCTAAAAATAAGAAATTCCCCAGCACGTTCATCGGCTTTCATATCATCGGCGAATGCACGGCGTTTGATTTGCTTAAACAGTATCGACTTGAGGAGTTCTGCGACTTAGAGATTCAGCAGTTTACCGGGCTTGTAGATGACAAAAAAGTAGATATTTACGAAGGAGATATCGTCAGAATAAATGCGGGAAAAGACTATCAGGCTGATTACGAAGTCATCTGGAGCGAATGCGGATTTTCCTTAATTTCGGCAAATAGAGACGGAGATGATTTTGGCGTATATACCAGAAATCTTAAAATGCTTGGGAAGGATACCCTCGTGGTCATCGGTAATATCTTTGAGCGCCTGAATTAATAATATGAATGAAATTTTTGCGGCGTTAATGTCTATTTGCTTTATCGCTAGCAATATTCCACAGATACGGCAGATGGTAAGGACTAGGAGCGTTGAAGACATAAATTTATCGTCATGTTGGATTGCTTTCGCTGGCAATGTATTCGGAGTCCTCTCCTGTATGGCGATGGACGTATTGCCCGTGATGTTTTTAATCAATAATATCGTTTTTACAATTTTAAGCATTATTTTTTTATATACGTGCGTAAAATATAAGAAGAAGCAATGAAAAAATATATCAAATACTTGAGCTATATTGCTCGCCATAAATATTGGGTTTTTGTCGCTGGTATAAAGACTAGAGTTCCTATTTGGCAACTGCTAATTCACGACCTCAGTAAGTTTGGATTTAAGGAGTTCAGTCCTTACGTAGAACTCTTTTATGGTGGGTATAACAAGACTTGCGTTCCAGACTCTATCCGTGAAGATTTTGATAAAGCATGGCTTCATCATCAAAACGTCAATCCTCACCATTGGCAGCACTGGGTTCTCCTAGACGATTCTGGAGAGATAAAAGCATTACCAATGCCGACGGAATACATAAGAGAAATGGTGGCCGATTGGGCTGGTGCTGGAAAATCTATAACGGGAAGATGGGAAATCGCGGAATGGTATGAAAATAATAAGAACATAATGCGGCTACATCCAAGCACAAGGGCGTTCGTAGAGTTTTTAATTGAGGCCCATTTTTCGTAAAGTATTGACACTGTCTGCGGATGCTGTTAATATCTGCGTATGGAAACAGACGATGTATCCGTATCTCTTGGCGAATTATGCGAGTGCGAATGCTGCCATGAAGAAACACCCATGCAAAAACTAACGCTTAACGAAGCCGGTAAGCAATTCTTATGCCAAAAATGCCTGTAGAACGCAAATCTCGTCGTCAGATAGCCCTTGAAGAAGCTCGCAAACTGTTGGAGACGCCTCTCGCAGATTATCCAGACTTCGGCGATTGGTCTGACAGGGTGTTTTTTACGAACGCCAAGATGAAGGCGGTATTGGACAACCGCTCTGATATATCCTTCGCGAAGGGAATCTGCTATGGGCTTGCTGCTGCTGATATCGACGAGCGATTTGAGTATGAGGGTTTATGTTCTGTAGTTAAGGCTCTGGAGCCAGAGACGGGCCAGAGATATATCGAGGAAGCCATTCGTATGTCTGTTTTCTTTCAAAGAAATGGACCAGTGGGGAACGGAAGACTCCACGAGTTCGTGTTCCGAGCTAGGCCGGGAGTCATGTTCGATTTCGCTCAGGTGACAGCTACCTCCGACTTAATACTTCATCCCATAAATATCGACAGAGAAAGTGGCAGAGGATAGCTCTATAGCAGTAACCTGAACATCTAGGCTCGCCCCATTATCTACGTTTCCTGCTAGAGATAACGGTGAAATTGTCGTGGTAAGCGAAGCGAGAGATTCAGAAGCGACCGAGGTCGAGCCTATTTTCAAATCGAGGCTAGATAGAGCGAAAGTCCCACTGACCTTTTTAATTATTGCGAACATCGGAACCGTATTGCTCAGATTGCATGAGTTAATCCAAGATAACGAAGTCGTAGCTAGACTTCCTGCGTTTATCGTTCCGCTCGCTATTTTAGCGATTGTATCCGAAATGATATAATTAACCGTAGTCTCGCCTCCGCCGCCAGATGATTGAGAAAGCCTTATCATTTTATACCTCCCAAGCGACGTAGCTTATATCGACATTTCCGAAGCAGGACACATCACCCTTCCATACATCGTCTGCTGATGAACCCCCATTCCCACCATTCGGCACGTTATCTGCCTTTAAAATAAAATTAAAAGATGTGGAAGACGCCCCAGTCCCCAATTTGACGAAAAGAGCCGACCCGGTCGAAAGATTTTGAATGAAATAAGAGTTCCTAGAGAGATTTCTCGGAAGACAAGTCCCATTTACGCCCGATATGGACGTAGAGCTTACCGTGCTAGAGCCGGTGCTTTGGGAAGAGCTTGCTAGGTCCGCTGTGTTTACTGGACGGAATACTCCTTGGTCAGCATCATAAAGATACATTAACTGACCTCCGAAGTCAGAAGAGCGAGAAATGTCATTATAAGTGCGATTCACTACCATAGACGGTATTACACGCAAAGTCGTCCGGCTAGCTACTTAACACAGCGAAACAATACACCATACTTGACAAGCGCTGCAACTACCGATAATATCCCAATACAGAAATATATGTCTAAATTCTATGATGTAATGATTGGTGCAGACCCCGAGTTCTGCATGGTCCGCTCAACCGGGAGTGTCGTCGAGGCCGAGCATTTCGGCAGCGCGGCGGAGGAGATAGGCACGGATGGAAATGGGGTGACTTTTGAAATCAGGCCAACGCCATCCGTGTGCCCGAAGGAAGTAGTGGGAAATATAGCCAAGGCCATGAGTCACCGAGTTTCTATGCAGCCGGAACTAATGAGGTTCCGGTGGCAAGCCGGGTCTATCAAGGGACAATATGCCCTTGGCGGACATATCCACTTTGGGACAAAACGGAAAATAAGCGCCAGAGCAGGAACGGAAATTCTAACGCAGTTTGTCGCGCCATGGTTAGTCTTGGTCGAAGACCCCGTAGAGGCCAAAGAGAGGCGAACCCCGGCGCGGCAAATCTATGGGAGTCCCGCGACTCCTTATGGAAAAGCGATGGACTTTCGGATTCAAAAGCATGGTTTTGAATATCGGATGCCGAGCAGTTGGCTCGTTAGCCCGCAGATGGCCACAGCGGC